GGCAAAGGATGAGGCCCGTCATGGCCGCGGCTTCGAGGGCCTGCTGAAGCGCTACTTCAACGTGGAGCTGTAACGAAAAAAGCTAAAAAATACAATTGCAGAACGCAAGTTTTGCCGTTGGTCATAGGATAATCTGTTCAAATCTGTTCTTAACTGTTTTTATCGGTTGAGAACAGATTTTTTTGTTATGTGGGCAAATCGTGGGCAAAGACCTTTGATTTGACCAGTTTTGACCTCTTTTTCAAACCTTGCCCACAAAAAGCTTGAAAGTTGGCTTGTGGCCTAGAAAAATCATGGGTGGGAAAATTCGCCATTGTGGGCAAATCGTTGACACCAAACATCGGCCATGATAGAATCAAGTCAGATGAATAGACTAAGTGAGCAAAGGAGTGATATCATGGGTACTATTAGAAAAAGAGGCGACAAGTGGTCGTATCGAGTTGACCTTGGCGCTGTCAATGGTAAGCGTGTGCAGAAAGAGAAAGGCGGCTTTGCCACAAAGAAAGAAGCGGCTGCCGCAATGACTATTGTAGAAAATGAACTGCTTAAAACAGGTGAATATGTAGAAGCAGAACAAAAAATTACAATGCAACAACTATACGAAGAATTCATTGAAGAGGAGGCTCCGCTGACTCGAAAATATACAACCATTGTTCGCTACAAGTCACTTTATAGAAATCAAATAGAGCCTGAATTTGCTTCAAACTATCTGTATCAAATTACAACTGAACGAATTCAAAAATTCATCAACTATAAAGTTAAAGAAGAGAAAAATAAAATGTATGGTCATTCTGAACAAGGGCTAAGTGCGGCTTATGTTCGCAGTGTTTATAATTTCCTTCTTGTGTTATTTGCTCTTGCAAAGAAAAAGAAGTATATCAAAACCAACCCAATGGACGATGTGACTCCGCCAAAAGACTATCGTGCGTATGGCAAGGAGATAAGATATTATACTCAGCCACAAATCGAATGGATGGATAAACGATTTCAGTCAACAAATCTATACACGGCTTACCAACTTGGTTTATATCTCGGTGTTCGTGTTGGAGAGTGCTTTGCACTGCGATTCAGCGATATAGACTGGGACAATAAAACCATTCAAGTTGGGTGTCAGCTTCAATTCCAAGATAAAGTATGGAGCCTTGTCTATCCTAAAACACCAAACTCTTTGCGCAGTATAAAAATGAATCAAAAACTAATCGACTATCTGAAAGCCCTTCAAAATAAATACGCAGAGAATAAAGAGCTGTTTGGTGCTGGCTGGAAGGGAAGTAACAAGGTCATGGATCGTCGTCCAGAGTTTTATGGGAAGCCAGCTGTGTTAATTACCGTTGATGATTTTATCAATGTTAAACCAAACGGCGAAATGTATGTGACCAGCTCTGATAAAACTCTTGCTCGCATTTGTAAGAGAGAAGCTGGATTTGATTTTAAATTTCACTATCTCCGTCACACCCATGCTACCATTCTTGCAAGTAAGGGAGTCAATCCTCGATATGTTATGGAACGTTTAGGGCATGGCAAGATTGATGTTACTCTTAAATACTATACTCATATCACAGATGAGATGCACGAACAAGTTGCAGCTATTATGGATACGGTTATGGGAGAACAGGAGGTCTTTGATAGAAATAATAAAATCAAGGACGGAGAAGATATTTCTGAAATGGCAATTCTTCCGGATACAGAAGATAATGATGAAAAAGAATGATTGATTCTATAAGGCGTGGGGCAACCTGCGTCTTTTTTGTTTGCTATCGCTTACAGCCTGTGATATAATATAATCAAAGAAAAACGGAGGCGAGAACTATGACGAATCCTTCTGTGAACTACGAAGCCAAAAAGAGGATCGTACAGGCCGGCGAAAGCCGCATATGTAACAACTGGGTCGAACACACAGATATCACGCCACAGGACTTCCTAGACGCCTTAGAATGGGTGTGCGAAGATCCGTTTGATGAAGAAGGTCGTATCACTCGCGAAATCGGTCTGGAACAGAATAGAATCGTCCGCCTTCAAGTTTTTAGAGACGATAGTACCGGCCTTATGAGTCTTGTGGATATCGAAGTGTTGAAGAAGCCATTACCGCATCGTTGGGAAGGCGCATGGTTTGCTGACGGATTCTATCGCAAGATTTTGTTATCTGCAAAAGAACGGGTATGAAATAAATCAGGAGGATATCAACGATGACTATGTGTGAGAAGCTCGGTTTCAAATCTGTAGTGCAATACAAAGGTGTCTCCATGAACGTTGATATGGATGCTGTTGTAGAAGAAGCCGAGAGACAAATTAAAAAACAACACGATCGCGACGTAGAACTATCAAAAGGCACAGGCATTGTTGACCCATACTCTCATTATAGTGACGAAATGATGTATCAGCTGGCGTATGAAGCTATCACTTGGAAGATGCTTAGTGCCGAAGCAAAGCGACAGTTTGATGCGACTGGTGAATATGACTATATTGATGCTCTTGAACCAATGTCTATGGAAAAAGAAGATGCTATTATTAAAGCGCTTCGAAATCTTCGCAAGCAATATGTCATGTACGAGTTAAATCGTGATACTCCTGAGCACGAACAAAATTATTTTGAATATAAAGCGAGACATGACCATCTTTGTGAGCTAAGAAAACCATTTGTAATGCGGAAAGACCCGAACTGGATGTATAAGCTTGGGCCACTACCTGAAGAGGAAAAGTAATATGAAACCAGATGGTAGCCGTCCAGCTAAAACTAAAAGATGCGATAAAAAACGTAGCGAATCTATTCTAAAAAAGCGCAGAGAACAATATATCGGCTCTGTCATAAACGGATGGAAGATAACCGACGTTTATAAAAAAGAAGGAGAACGAGATTATTTTTGTACTGGGCTTTGCCCTTTATGTAATCGTCCAGCAGAGATGCGTTTGTCTCAAGTGAAGAAAATCAACAAGTGTATGAAATGCACGAATAATATTGCTAAACCTGCTGAGGCAATTAAAAAGATATCAAACGTAGACGGTTCCAGCTTGACATCTATAAAGGCACGACTCGAAGGAAAGGTAAATCGTAATTCGACTACTGGCGTGACAGGTGTTTGCAAAGATGGTAACAAGTATAAAGCGACAATAACATTTAAAGGTAGACGAATCCACCTCGGCATGTATGAAGATATTAACGATGCAATCAAAGCTCGAAAAGAAGCTGAGAAGATGATATACCAAAAATATATTGATCAGCATCCTAATTGGGAACAAGAAATGAAGGAAGCTCTTAAAGCAATGAAAGGTGACAACTCCAATGAACAATCCGGTAATACTTGATATCGCACTTGGTTTTATTCTACACAAACATAGCCGGGATGAATTCGGTCGTAAAAATAATAAAGCACAGGCTATCCGTGAGATGTCAGATGATGAGCTGGCAGCACTCTTAAATGAACTCGTAGCACAACAAGATAACTGCCCACGCACAGTAAGCGGCTGGAAAGAATGGTTATCTGAGAAAATAAAATAAAATGCTAAAAAATGGGGTACCAGTCCAATTACGGATTGATACCCCATTCGTTTTATATCAGCTCAATATCACTCGGCTCTACATAGCCCGACACATTCACTGAGATTGGGTACTTGCCGATGCGGCTCTCAAGATTCGTCACTCGATAACGCCCGTTCACAAGTTTCCCATCAAAAATATACCATTCACCAGAGCGGCGCATACCGCAGTGTGTTTGGCTGTTTGAAAATAATATTCCGTCTAATTTAATTTTGTCTCCTGCACGAAATGTATTCTGGTTATCTGCCATCAAAACGAACCCCATGTAGCAGGCCCACAGATGCCATCTGCAGCCAGCCCGTGTCCTTTCTGATACTCAATCAGCTTCGCCTTGGTATTCGCGCCAAAAATGCCGTCAGCCTTAACACCAAGATGCCGTTGCAGTACAGTTACAGCATAAGAAGCGCCATTCATAGCGTCTTTCGCACCCTGTCTGATAGTCGGCATAAGATTTGCTACACTGATATATTTCGTGCCAGATTTACTGATCCAGCGGCTGCGTGTGGTGCGCACATCAACATGAACAAAGCCGCTCGTAAGCACAGCACGGCTATAATATCCAATACCACCACTCTTTGCAAAGTATGGCAGGGAAGATACATACAGTGCGATCCGAATCGGGTCAACGCCTTTGATCCAGATATCAGCGGCAGTTCCTTTACAATGTTGGCTACGAGGGCTTCCACCGATTGAGATGTTATAGGCAGGAGTACGATACCCAGAGTTGATGTGGACAGGAGCGCCAAAGTGAGCGCGGATCTGTTCCAGCACCTCAATCAGCTGACTATCAACCAGAACTGTATCACTCTTATCGGAGCAGGCGAACTCATAGACGGAAAAATGAGCCGAAACCTTTTTGTTCTAGTCCTTCTTCATAGAGTATGTAATAACACCCATTTCATCACACCTTCAATTCTTTTTGAACTCGTCCTTGATTTTATCGTTCTGGATGTCCATCTCTTTGACAGCGGCCTCAATCATGGTCTCAATGGTCGGAGTGATCTTCACACCCAGACGCTCCAGAGCTTCCATAACGTATTTCTTCTTGTCGGCTTTTTCGATAGCGCCGGTTGCGCCCAGCTTCTCTGCAGCACGAACAGCGATCTGCACCAGCTTGTATACGCCGATCTTTTTCAGATAGGGAATACCATAGGCCATAAAGGCAGTACCAGCGCCAGCAATAACAAGGCGGACGATAACAGAAACCAGCTCATTGATAATATCCATCATAATAAACCTCCAAAATAAAAAAGCCCGGGACACGTAGTCTCGGGTTAGTTCGTAATATTCTTTGTGTTGTTCTGACCATCGATCAAATAGTTCTCAAGTGCAGCCTTGGCCTCTTTCATTGGCTCGATCGCGTTGCCGTCGATGCCGTGACTGAGGAGTGCAAGCAGAGCCTTCATGGTGACATTGTTGCCTTGCTCGCTGTGACTGATACGCTGTTCTGATTCGAGAATTTTACGGTCATGTACTTCCAGCGTGATACTGTTTTCTTTCTGGTGCTCTTCTAATGAGACCAGCTTGGATTGAAACAAGTCGAGCCTGTCTTTATCTGCACCTAGTTTTCTATTGATCTTCTCAAGCTCTGCATCGTGGGCATTCAGTCGCTCGTTCTGCTTGTCATCCGGGGCTTTCGCATGATTGATTGCCTTGATGATAACAGCAATAGCGGCTGAAATAGCAGTGATGCCACCACAGATGCTCAGTAACATGGTCTACAGCTGCTGTATGGTAAAAGAATAGACGTGAGGTGCGGCATTCAAACTTCCTATCATGTCTTCTCACCACCATTCGTACCACTGTCTGTGTTTTTGGCTTTCAGTGTTTTATTGATCTCGGTCAGCTGTGTAACAATAGCGTTCAGTGCTGTCACGATTTCTTTGCCTGTTTCGTCTAATAACAGCGGCTTTAAGATTTCCTGCGCCATAATTCCTCCTTTCAATTGACAAATTACTATCAACGTGATATAGTGAGAGCAGTACAAACCCTCCATCGGGCTAGTACGACCTCATTTCTATGAGTTGTTGCATGAGTTAGAGTCTCTGTGATGTAGCCATCGTCACAGGGGCTCTTTCTCTTTATGTGCGTTTTCCGCCATCACATACAGTACGCCAGTGATAATGCGGGCGCTCTTCATGGAATAGAACATAACGCAGCCAGTCATCAACAAAAATGCAAAGCAGCGCAAGGAAGAACCATAACACTGTAAACGGCAGGCAAATTTGGCCCAACAGATTGAACGGTAGGGAAGAGTAGTCCCAAATATGCAGGCCAAGCATCAAATTCAGTGGGACACCCACCACAAGCTCCATAGCAGTCACAAAGAGCGCTCCAATACCAGCCTGTTTCCAGAGCGGCATTTCCCAGGGAATATAATTGTTCAGCCCACCGATCACAAGAAAGCAGATGCCACCGACAACGGCCATCGTCCAATGAGAGTGCCCGCGCCACAGAATCTCAATGCAATAATAAAGGCACCCTCCGATCAAAAAGAGGATGCCGCATTTGATTAGTTCACGAAGTTTGTTGCTCATTCGGTCACATCCTTATCTGCGTTAAGATCCAGATATTCTGCCAGTACAGCATCATAACTGATTTCAATAGCGTCTACCTCTGCACTGGTCGTACATGCCTTGATGCCAATCTCTAATTCCTGCTGATGAGAGACAAAGGGCTTCACATACACACCAATCGCCAGTGCTAAAGCGGCCAGATCGTCATAAGTCCACTCCACACATTCATCGCCGGTAGAATTCCATGTCAGTTTAAAAGGCTGCCCGGCGGCTGTAGAGATCTGATATAGGGCAAGATTGCTTGTAAGAAGAGCTTGCTTCTCGCTGGTGACACTGTAATACTTGCCATCTGTCCACTGAATTGGATGCAGAGACAGGAAGGTGGAGAGAGCGATTTTTGACTGGGATATTTTACTTGTTTTGAGAGATTCAAGCTTCATATCCTCTGAAGGAACTGGTTCGTGCTGTTGTACTTCATAACAGTCATCTAAATCAGCAATCATCTAGTAATAATCACCAGACACCGCAGTCTCGTTATGTTTTGTCACGGCGGCAACAACAACACTATACACGTCACATTCTGCTTGTATTTCAACGGGCTTCTTTACCTGATAGCCAATTATAATATCTTCAATAGAGGGAAGAATAGGTGGTTCTTCTGCTGGCTTGCTAGGGGTTTCGCTTGGTGCTTCTGTCTCCTCATTCTTTTCGATTTCTTTCATTTCATCCATATATATCACCTCTTACTTCCATCGTCCAATTGCAATATATTCCATCGTATTATTTTCACTTCGCAGAATAACACCAGTGGTTGATTTACCGCCAATTGCATAGTTTTCCCAGCTGCCACTTCTCCATTCACTCATACCAATGCGATAATCTGTGTTGGCAAAAGCTGCGCCAAAACTAGAAAATGAGTTATTGCCACATGAACCCCAGCATATCTGAGTTCCATCATCGAAACGAACGTAATTCTAGCCAGAGGCGGAGACGCCATTTCCTAACCAACTTTTCAAAATATCCTTATCAACGTCCTTGATCTTCGTGCCATTGTCTGTGTAGCCTGCAATATAGTTTAAATTTGAAGTTGTAAGACCAGCGCCAGCGAAACCGATTCGAATGGTTCTGCCACTATCGTTGTAATCCGTAACTCCAGTGGTAGCGATGGTAGCGTTCCCGTCTATATTCGCTGTAATTGTAGCAGGTCGTCCTGTCGCTTCAATGACATCTAACGTACCATCGTCATAAGCAACCATACGAATATTGTAATCTTTGTAATTATCACCAATATCTTCTGTATGGAAATCAACGTATTTACCAACTTCTATAACACCATCATCACCAACTGCAGGAATTACATTCCAATAACCTGCACTTCTCGAACTGACATCGTAACCTTTCAATTTCATTGCATTCAGCGCATCACCACCCGGTTCGGTAGAACCAGCGTAATTATGTGTATGTCCAACAGCAGCATATAACGTATCCGTCCTACTTTTGATCCAGTTCCATAAAGCAGCCAGTGGTCTACGGGTATACTTCGTGGTAGCACTACCATCATCACTTGTAACTATAGCGCCAACCATAACAGTGTCAGCATCTTCAACAGCGTCAGCACTCGTCTCCAATGTATCTACCAATTCACCCAAGTCATGCGTATGATCGGCAGGGGAGACACCCTCTGCGGCCAACTCTTCACTCGTCATTTTATCTGCTGTCGCTACATGGCCTGTATTATCAACACTGATGCGATATAGTCCAGCCTGTTTTGCTTCGTATACCGGGTGAGTATAATTGTTAGCTCCAGCTTCAATGCCATCCAGCTTTGCTTTATCAGCCGAGCTCATCAAACCATTGTTTTCAGTAGTAGCTATATTAGGGTCGCCTAAACTAGCAAGCTTCTTTTTTTCTTCTGTTGTATAGTCGTTGCTAGACAGGCCGAATCCTTCGATTTTATCTACCTTTGTACCGAGCATAGCCTCGATCGTTTTCCAGAGGTGAACCGCACCAGCTCTGTCTAGCCAACTTTTTTTTTCATCGTTCATCGATATGTGATCGCCTCCTTATAAAATATTTTTATTTGCGATGCGTTATTTATATCAGTCTGCGGAATTTGAATGTGAATGTGGAAGATGTATCTGCGGCCATAGAACCTTTGATTTGAAGTCTTAAACCAACCCCTTCGGAACGGCCAGAACGAATTGTCCTAAGATAAAAATGTTGTCCGTTTGTAGAATGACCAGAACAATGTAAACCTATATCATCTGCATTACCGCTGTTTGTCTCTTCAGCATACCACTGGACAACTCCACAAAATACGTCTCCCCAAATATTGCAATACGGGGTCGTATCGGCACGAAACTGCATAACATAAGTTCCAGATGGCAAATCAGTTGAATGGATACCAGTATTTTGCCAATCCGTTGTGATCGTAAGTGCTGAAGTCTTAAGTGTCACCACATCTGGAATCACTTCACTTGCCATCTTACTCTTAATCCAGCTCCACAATGCACTTAGTGGCTTACGGTGATACCCGGCGGCACTCGTGTTCATCACAACTTCATCAGAATCTGTGGGGGGGGGGTAAGAACCGTATTTAGGTTGGACGGAATGAACTCACTATCGACACCAATATTCATATTTCCTAAAGCCATAATTCATACCTCCTTTAAGCTGTAGCAATCCGAGCCCAATTACCCCAACTATCATCCCCGCCATAGCGGTAATAAATATTCCCATTACAAAAAGCTATTTCGTAAGAATATCCTCCAGTATAGTCTTTCTAACCACACAGACCAAGTAAAAAACAATATTCGTTTCCACCAGCAGACAAATTGACAGCTGAAGTTCTTTTTATTCCACGAAAAATCATTTTACCATGATAATCATCGTTATTTTTGTCCCCGTAATAATCAGACGGTGCTGTATTCGAATCTCTGTTATCTCCATCATCAACAATAAAATTATGAAAATGTTTTGATGGATTAAATTCAGATGGTTTATTCTGTACTTCATTCCATTCAGTGGTCATTTCGTTCCCGCTATTCATTTCTCCTAGCGCCATATAATCCTCCTTATAAAACGAATATTTTAGCAGCGAAAATTGCCACAATCATGCGGTGCGATACCACATATAAGCGACCAAGTATGGCGGCATAGAAGATGCTGAACTAGTGTTTGAAATTAAATTATATCCGGCAGAATTGCGAGTGTCTGTTGTATAATCACTGCCAACACCTGTATTTGAAACCATCGCATTGGAATCACCTGTATTTGCACCTTCGACAGTGCCTGCGATACTAGTTCCAGAATATTTTAATCCACGTAAAACTTCATTATCTATGCCCATAAATCCACCATAAAACAAGTTATATCGCAAACCCCAATTATGTTCATGTGTCGCTTCGCCACCTGTCGCTCCAGCTGCATAGCTATCTCCAGCTGCTAAAATAAATCTATCTTTGATTCTTTCCTATGTTCCACCAAACAACTCAGCGGGGCTTGTCGGTTTTACACTTTGATAAATACTTCCAACAGGGTGGTCGAGCAGTTTCTGTTCTTCTTTGGCTACCTTGATTGCCGCTGCTATCTTATTATCAACTTGTGCCTTGGTATATCCCTCAACAACAGTACCACTGCCGCTATCTGTTTGTCCGCCACCTTGCACGATATAATACTGAGCTGTAATCGCAGCCGTTGGAACTGATACAGCTCTCAGACGCACATATCCATCAAAGGTCTCTGGGTTTGCAAACTGGGCGTATGAAGCTACCTTTGCACTTGCCGGTGTCACGCTGATAGAAATAACATCCTTTGAGGTGATTCCATCGATGTCGAGGTCAATATACTTTGAATATCGGTCCACTGTATCGTCAGTAAGCTAACTTGTAGTTGGAATAGTCAGTGTGTGGATATTGATCGTATTTGCCTTTACTTTCAGCTTCTCGTCGATCTCATTCTGCTGGTAGTATCGCTCATCATGGGTGTGACCATCATCACTTTTCTTTGAGAGCTTTACATTGATTTCGTCTTCCGTATAATAGCGGTCATCGTGATTATGTTCTGTATTTGCTTTCTTTGCCAGAGCATCGCCAACAGCTTTGGCATCAGCGGCGAAATTCTCTTTTGTCAGGGTCTTGTCCACCGCAACAGAATCCAGCTTCAACCTGTCCAGCTCAGTGCGTACATTGGTCAGCCCGGTATCAGCCGATTTTGCAATACTCAGCGCCTCAGAGATCCTTGTGCCGGTCACCTTTGCATCAGCAGCACGTCCAGATACAGTCAGTGTCGCATCCACCACAACCTGCGGCGTAGGCAGGGGATTGCCGCTATCATCAACCATGCCGCCAGTGATCGCATCAATCTCTTTATTCGTCAATGCAGCCAGCAGTTCATCCGGGTGCGGGGTATCAATCGTGATATCGCCCGTCTCTCCAGTTGTCACTGTGGTCACACCACCGCCAGCGATTTTGATTTTATCCTGCGCTGTACCGTTCAGGATTAGATTGATATTAACTTCGCCATTGACTGCGTTTTTGTCGGCTTCCAGTGTGAATTTTGATGGGTTCAAAAGAATCCAGTCATCGCCACTATAAACATACAAGCTGTCTGGACGCAGGTAGTAAATCTTATTAGACAAAGGAGCCAGCGGAAGCGAGCTTACGATCTCCAAGTCTTTGCTGATTTGAATTCGTCTTGTGCCGATATCTCGATAAGTGCTTCCAGTATCAGTACATACGATCAGTTGGCCGTCAATCACAGGAGCTTGATCAAGCTGAGACTGTGCGACCTCGCGTAATGATAAATTTGCCATACTCAACTCCTTTGCTTAATAAGATTCACCACACAGCGTCATTGCCATGTGGTGAAACAAATCAATTAGCCATCAAGGGATTTCCATGTAATAGCGCCTTCCAGCACCTGTACACGACCATCCATGGTGGTATTCAGACCATCTGCATAAGTCTTTGCACTAGCCAGAGCGTTATCAGCCTTAGTGGTTGCATCATCGGCGGCAGTAGAAATAGCCTCAGCCTTCGCAGCAGCCAGCTCGTCCTGAGTGGGCTTTGCATTCCAAGCCTTGCGCTCGTCAGCAGTGATATGCTTTACAGCATCCTTGATATGCTCGTCCAGCTTGTCATTAACGACCTTAACCTTCGCGTCTGCTTCAGCCTTGGTGTAAGCGTCCGGCACTGCAACATACAAACCATCTTCCTCAACGGTGATGCTGTTATTGCCTTTGGTAGACACACGAATATTGACAGAGATCTTATTGTCATCAGAGACAGTGACCTCAGCAGTAGGAGTGACCACACCAACATAGATATCGATCAGAGCGCCAACAGGGATCTTTACGACCTCGCCAGTGGTGATAGTCAGCTCGATCTCGTGGGTTTTTGTGTTGTAAGTACCAGTCTTCACAACCAGATCCTTGCCCAGATTGATCACCAGCTCATCGCCGCCAAACACAGGCAGCTTGATGGTACGGGTCTCAGCATCATAGGTGGGATCATGGGTCAGGCCACTCATCACGGTGGGAACAGGAGCACCGTTCTTTGCCACACTCAGAGTGCCGGTAGCAGGAGAGTAGGTGACATCCGTAACAAACAGACCTTCCTTGCCCTCGGTTGCGGCGATTTTTGCATTCACATAGTCAGCCACGGCCTTGGTGGTGGGCAGATTGTCATCGCTTGCATCCGCATTGGGAATCTCAGTCACAACGGGACGATTCAGCTGTACAAACTCAGTACCATTCCAAATGTGGAAGGTATAGTCAGTCATACGGATATACAGCAGGCCCTGAATCTGTCCGCTTGCAGGCAGAGCGCTCACCAGCTTGCAGCTCTTGGTGTACTCATCTGTACCCTTGAAAATCTGGCGTGTGTCTGTAATAAAATACAATGTGTTGGCATCTTTGGTAGTCAGCTTATCATAATTCGCTTTTGTACCGTAGCCAAAATTTACATTAGCCATCTTTGCCTCACTTTCTTAAAATTCTTGCCAAACAAAATTTGTCGGCTCAACGTAAAAAGGTTCAATAGAAAAAAGCCCCGTGGCTTCGCTTTGTTGAACGATCCACGGAGCATATTTACCATTTTCGTCTTTCACCATAACGGTTTGACCTGCATAAGTGTCTTCCGTCTCATTTAATTGCTCGTTTGCTTCAGTAACGCTTGCAAAACAACGATTGCGGGGGCGAATCTTTTGAACGGATAGGTCATCACGCACATACATGAACTCCGAAGAATCCTTTGTGATGATCATATCCCTGCCGTCCAACATTCCCAGCGCAATCGCAGCTTCTACATCTTCGGCGTTACCATATCCAAGCTTGGAATATTTAGCCTGTGCCATCTTTGCCTCCTTATAAAAGAAGCGGATGGCTTAGAACGGAACCACCCGCAAACTACCGTCTTCAGTTTCGACGCTCTCCTGAGTAATCTTGACTGCACTACCGATGGGCTTACCGTTGGCCAGCAGCTGCAGGGTATGGTCGTCGTTGTAGCTCAGGTCATCAGCCTTACCATCCAGAATAGCGTTGTTACGATCACTCAGTGCCTTGATCTGTGCATTCAGTGCGATAATGCGCTGGTCAAGTGTGCCCAGAGCTTCATCAGGAACAATATCGCTCCAATTCTGGATGGGAACAACAGTGATCACGCCAGGACCAACTTTGCGCACGTGCTGAACAGTCGTGCCATCTGGGTCCATTGTCACATCAACAAATGTCAGCTGGATCTGGATATCGCCCGGCTCATTGGTCAGGTTGGTGTCGATAGGCAGCTTATACTCCAGCTTGTTCTTATAAAGCTCTTCTGATTTCTGCAGAATTTCTGTCTTATATCGCTTGCTGATTGGCAGAACGTACTCAAGCATCACTGTGAATTCACTCATGTCAACATCCTTGTATGTAGTGTCAGCCAGAAAATGGAGAGTATCCACCTGCTTACTGCGTTCCATAATGCGTTCCCGCTTGCTTACGGTCAGTGTATTATCCTCATTGATCAAAAAGGTATACATATCACACCTCCTTCCTGATGATATACAGATACTCGTCCTTTGAGATTTTGTGCCCGGCAAACAGATTGTCCAGGAGCTTGTCCTGAATCATTCCGCCATTGTACAACCGATGCATACTCTCAACGAACTCGCTATACTTCCTCTCGTCACTCATAGCAGCCCTCCTTGAATCAAACTCAAAGTGTAAGCATCAATAATAGCCTCAGGCGTTTTACCACCCAAGGCTTTCAGCTGCTCATATTCATACAGGTCAATTTCCTGCAGTTCCACGGTGTCATACTCTGGGCAGGGGATGAGATAATACCCATCCACATGCCAGATATGACTGCCGTCACTGCTGATAATTCCCTGTGCATCATCCTCCACGCAGTTCACCATAATGTCGTGCTTGGGCTGGTACTTTACAAAGCGCAGGTGGTCAAGAGCATCGATCACCCGGCCATTTTTCAATACCTTATAGTACACTCTCAACACCTCCTTAAACGCTGAACATCAGGCGGATACCCTGTTCGTTATTTGCAGGGGTAAATCCGTAATATTCGCCAGTCACAGTCACAGACCAGAAATAGCTGCCATACTGAGCGTTCGGGCTTCGCGTCCAATATGCAGCTGGATTGCCATTCTCGTCATTGCAGATGCGGCTGGTATTATCAGTCATAAAGCTGATCGCCGTACCTTCGTAAATATAAGGCTCGACATTCTGAGATGGGAACAGCTCGGCCACAGAGGGCAGATAGAAATAGCTATCCGCAGTTACAACTTCGCTGCTCTTATCGCCAATGGTACTACCAACTTTGACCTGTTTGATGATCTGTTGCCAACCAATCGGAAGAGCATTCAGAATACGACCGTCAAGGAATGTACGGATATTCGCATCTGCCCAGCCGCCAGTGTTGGTGGAACCAGTATTCAGAGCCATTTTCTGACCAAGCAGTCCAGCCTGAATAAAGGTGATAGAACAACGCTTGTTGGAATTGTCGCTCAGGTAATACCGTTTAAAGCCACAAGCCTCGAAGGTGAAGTCCTCATGTGTCCATGCGGCCAACTTCCGGCAGGCAGCGTCACCCAGGTCGGTATACCAGAGCTTGCCCCAGTAGATTGTACCCTTTGCGTAACGCTCGTAAGCGCCGTCGTCTGCCTTAGCACAACCAAATACCAGAGTGGCATTTGTCTGTGTAGTGCGAGTACGGTTCAGCTGAATATAGCCAATCTCAGCAGCAGTAGTATTTGCCGCATAAACGTGAATACCATTTTCGCCCTTAGTATGGCGCAGAACGATCATATCACGAGAACCAAGATGTGCGCCTGCGGTGGATTCAGTACCCCAGGCAACCTTAGAGCCATTGTTGACCCAGAAGCGGAAACCATTCATGCCGTTGGTCTGGAAGCACTGAGCAATCACAGAGTTTGCGGCAGAATCTTCGTCGATTCGATAGTCCAGTGCCATAACCCAGCTGCGATCCTCAGACAACAGAGATACGCCGGTATCGACATAATTCTTGCCAGTAAAGATCTTCGGTTCGTTGAACAGAACTTTCTCTTCTACGTCGCTAAAGGTGAAGTCATTGCCCATCTTGATGGTGATAGCGTCTTTGTCAGAAACAACACTCTGCTCCAGATTCACTTTGGTCATGGCATAGATCTCAACAGGGCGCAGGTCACTCAGCTGCTTGTCTCTGAAGTAGCCGCTGACGTATTCGCATATGTCGTAAACAGCATTGATATCCTTATCGCCATTGACATAGCCGCCCTTGTCCCAGCCACTGAACAGATAATACTTATAAGCAGTCTCTTCGCTGGTATAGGTCGGAGTGTCGCCATCATACAGAACCATAGAGCCATACGGAGCAGTTGTCTGCTGTAGAACAGCGCCGCGATTCATATAGCGAACACGATACTGACGCACAGATTCATCGTACACAGCAGTAACAGTCTGGTTATCAAAGACAGGAGTAAACTCAGTGTCCCATCCACTGAATGTAAATACCGTACTGATGGTACTCGGGAAGGTAGGTGTCGGGATAGGATTGTCAGAGCGGGTCACAGGGTCAACTGCACGCTCGCCTTTGTCGATATACTGGATATCCAGAACAGTGCCATCCTTATTCACGAACTTCCAAGCGTACTGATTGATCATGGTGTTGTAAGTGATTTCCAAGTCAGGCCAGCGCTCAGTGTACAGCAGCTTCTCACGCTCACGGATGATGGGCACATGCACTTTGCCTTCCACAACGGAATTGTCAGTGTTGTAGCCATTTTCATCCAGACCGCTCATTGCATACAGGCGATTCAGCAGGGAAGTATCAGCCAGTTCCCAATCAATACCGGTAATACGCACACGGTTCAGGTTGGTGCACTTGTCCAGCATATCTTTCAGATCGATGGTTGCACACTTCTCAACGGTCAGCGTAGTGATATTGGTGTAATCCTCAACCGTCAGGTCAGTCAGATAGTTCAGGTTCTTTGCGGTCAAGCTGGCGATTGCAGGCAGATGAGCGATTTTAATCTTGCCTCCGCTTGCAAAGGAGACACCGGTAATACCAGAGCCGTCAGCATAGAACTCGGTCAGGCTGGTGCATCCGGTCAGACCAATAGACTTCTTCAGGTTCGGCACGTTCTGCAGGTTCAAATGTTCTAGCAGAGTGTTATTACCAACAGCGAAGTCAGTCATGTTCGTATTCTTATAGCCGCTCACACCAGAACCAACTTTCAGTTCAGTCAGCTTAACACCATGGCTGAAGTCAACATAGCCGGGATAGAAGCCAGAAATATCACCAATGCTCTGAATAATAGAAGCGTTATAAATATAAACTTCAGTATCATTCATTGCGGTGATGGGGCATTCAATCGTGTAGGTCTGTCCGCGCTTGCCACGCACCTTCACAGGGTTAGAGCCGTACAGAACAGAGACATAGGTATCAGCGTAGGGTGTGATATGGAATGTGCCGTCCGGTTTCACGCCAGTCCAGTTGGTAGGAGTATAGCCACGAATGGTCATATCATCACTGGTTGCAGCAGAACCGGAATACTTAGATGCCATGTATTTTTCCTGATAACGCTGGAACTGCCGACGCTGATGCCGCTTGTTGCCATGCATCATAGGCAGATAGCTGGTGGTGTTGATGGTGGGATCTTCGTAGGTGCGGAAGTATTTGCGCCGCATATCCATGATCCAAAGCTTTTCGGGCTTCACATCCTGATAGTTCTCAAACTTTTTCAAAATACGGGTCGCACTCCATGCCAGCGCATTCTCACGGTTGCGGAACATCGCTGCCATCTCATCGGGGAACAGGTCACGCAGCTTGCACCACAGCTTGGAGTCAGCAGCGTTAAACACATTCTTTGTGCCGATAGTATCAGTGTCCTCGTAGCCATAAGTCAGAGTCAGACCACCCTCGTTATCATTGCCCATGGCGGTATCGTTATCGTAGTCAAAGCAGAAGTCCCAGTGAACCAAATCGCTGGTGTGTGGGAACACGTTCTTTGCACGGTTATCAACCATGGTGTGACGCTCAGTAAACAGATAATGGAAAATAGCAGAATCCAGATCGAAGTGATCCTTGAAATGTGCCTTGAATTCCTCATCATCCGCATTCACCACCCAGTTCTGAGCTGTGATCCACGCCTGTTTACCAGCCTCAATTTCTTCCTCAGTGCAGGCAGGGTTGCTGTAACGGAACTCAAAGGAGTGGTCGCCATCCCAAGTTTCCTGTGAGAAATCGCCGCTCAGGAAGCGGGTTTGCTCATCGGCGTTGTTGTCGATCTCAACGATAAATTCCTTGTGGTTCTCAGGGTCCATACCCATCGTATCTTTGTTCTTTTTGGAGTTGCCAATGTCGCCGCAGGCATAGAAGTGCCACTGACCATCGTTAAATACGGTCGCATTGGTGGTATCGGTCTCCTGAATAAACACGACACAGGGATAGAACGCCATGGTATCACGCACTTTTGGATTATCCTTCTTAGCCTGACGCACATAGGGGTTGAACTCATTAAAATCGTCTGCCAGCAGGGCGTTATTTGCATTCTCAGAGGAAGCAACATTGACTTTGATGTTAAAATACTTCTCAGGAACGCTATTTTCGGTCAGTGCATAGGTGTCGCCGGTAGTGTCATCACCAAACGTAAAGCCGCCCTTGCAGTTGATATCAATGTTTCTGGCAGATGCGCCATAGTGGTCGGAGCTGGTGCCTTGACCCTTGTGAGAGCCGGTAGCAGTCCAGTTATCCTCCTTAGCACGGCCATTCTTGTAGATCTGCTGGATCGTAGTGTTGGCAACCTCGTTCTTCTTGCCGGTTGTAAAAGTAGGTGCGGAGATCTTGATAATACGCAGATCGGGGCACTTCTCTGCCAGCAAGTCAGGGGTTAGTTCGCCGCTCGCATCCGTAATGTCGTTACGCATATAGCGAGAGACCATCTCTTCGGCGTTCTTCGCATCAGCAATAAAGTTGTCCAGAATCTCATCATCCGTCAGGTTCATACCGTAGCTCTTCATGCGGTACACGATAACGTCACAATCGTCAGAGCCAATAGTAATGCCAACGGGAGCAGCCTGAGTAAAGCTGTCGCTGGTATCATACAGTTCAACACGGCAGGGGATACCGTCACACCACAGAACCATCTCGCGGAACTGTTTGTCCGGCAGAATATTGAACTCGAACTCCAGGAAATCGTCCTCACAGATGGGCAAATCAATACTGTTCTGGTGGCTGGTCAGCGTAACTTTCTGAGCCTGAATGTTCAGACCAACACCGCCATTCAAACAGGTTACAGCAGTAGCATCATAGTTGCGGACGTTCGTGGTCTTAAACACCAGCTTAAAATTCTTGCCGCTCTTCTTTGCATCGTCTGCGAAAAGCTTATAGCTGATAGTAGCAGTCGTACCGGCCTTGACACAGAAGTAGGTGTCGCCATCTTCGTCGATCTGGTAGCCACCGTTCACCCAGTCAAAGTTGTCGCTGACAGTCATCTTGTTGCTGCCGGAACTCCACAGGCGGTTCACATCTGCATTGCTGCGGCCAGCGGGGTTAAAGTCCAGCATCAGGCCGGTCTTAACGGGCTCAATGGTAATGCCCAGGTCTTCGATCTTTGCGGTGATGCTCTTGATGGTAGCGCCGCAAGTAATGGTCAGAGTGTGGGTGCCAATATCAGAAGATTTAAAGCTCCAAGTCTGAGCAGTACGACCAACAGTCAGTGTAGAAGTCTTAATGCCATCAACTTCCAGCGTAATGCTTGCAGTAGAAGAGGCCGGGTTATAGACAGTGTAAACAATGCCGGTGGTACTATACTGCTTTGCGGTGAACTCCTTTGTGGCGCAGCTAATGATCGGTGTGTTATTGCCTTCCTCTGCCCACATGATATCTTTGTAAATGGTATTGCTGGTCACAGCTTTGCCATTGATATTTGCAGTCATAGTTACTTCCAGCAGGTGAGCGCCGTGTCTCTGTGCCGGGATCGCATAGGTCATCTGTCTGCCGGTAACCGCAGTTGTAACACTACCAAGCTTTTTGCCATCCAGAGTAAAGGAAACGTCCTTATTGATATTTCCGTATGGAGTAAAGCGGAAAGTGACTTCACCACTATAAACCAGAGAATCATCGAAGATACTCTCCAGATAAAACTCGACAATATTGATATTCCAAGTCTTTGAACCCATACTGCCAACAGAGTCAGTGACCTGCAATTTGATCTTGTTGTCACCATTGTGCAGATACTGAGTGATGTCGAAGCTGTTCTTGCCCTGATAAACAGTCGAAGTTGCAACTTTTGTGTTGCCAACATACCATACGCCGGTAGCATCGCCCGTGTCTTCGCCAGAGTTATCCACAGAGGTAAAGTTGAACTCGACAGTTGCGGTGTCGCCCTTGACAACAGCGATAGAAGACTCGCCAATACGCTCAATTGTGATCGTAGAGGTACTGCCACCGCCACCGCCGCCACCTTCAATAATAACAGTGGTCTTGACCGTACCGTTCTCTAACAGGTTCAGTTTGGAATCTTCGTAAGTGATATCGTACTCGCGACCAGAATTCTCATCGGGCTTAAAGTCTTTCAAGGTTTCCTGAATCTTGGCGATATCCGCATTGGCAAGGTCAACAGAGGTCTGAATGCCGCCAACCGTATTCTTCAGGCCGCTCACATCACTGGATAGCACGTCAACGGTCGTCTTGTCTGCTTTCTTATCGAGCAGTGCGTCGGTGGCTTCCTTATTATAATAGGAGGACTTCAAAGTCTCCGGCAGGTCGCCAACACTGTCCTTCAGTTCCTGCACGGCAGCATCATTTGCGGTCTTGTATTCAGTCAGCTCAGTCTGGACAGGGGTCACAGCAGTGCTGATCTTATTGTCCACAATACCGTTATACATGCTTACCCACTCAGCAGAAGGGTCAGTGTTCAACTTGATCTTTGTGATCTCTTCAGCGCCATTCAGGAACGTCATGGTGCGAGTATCGTTGTCATACTGCACATTGAAATTTGCCAGACCATCAACGGCAGCAATCTCGCCACGCAGCATCGTAACAAAGCCATCAACCTCGTCCTTCTTATAGAACTGCGCCAGCTTTTCATCCACACTTGCAACTGCATTCTTTGCGTCCTGTGCGCTCTTCTCAGCAGCGGATGCGGCAACCTGTGCTTCGCCAACCTTCTGACTCATTGTTGCCAGGAACTGGGTATACCAGTCATTGCCACTCGGATCGACCATCTGCTTGCCGGTCAGCGATTTCAGCACATTCAATCGGCCATTCGGGCGGGTGCGCCACAGATAGCTCTTGGTGGTGCTTGTATTCGGGACATTCACAGCACCGGATGCCATGATCTCAAACTGCAGCTCGCCATCTTTTGCAGTAGCATCATTTGCTACCAGCCAGTAGAAGCGGATCTTGGTATTGCTGTAGCTCACGTTGATAGGGGAAGCGTAATTCTCTTCTCTGTCTGCGTTCAGGTAGTGGATCTGAATCGTCATCTGAAGCAGGTCAATACCGTCGTAGTAACGCGGCATTTCAAACGGAATAACCTGCGAGTTGGATTCCTGTGTGATATTGATCTGATTTGCATCCAGCTGAATATCTTTGTTTTTGTCGATGTAAGACCACTGGTCATCAGAGTAATCAGCAAACCAGGTGTAATTGCCACTACGCTCAAATGTTTCTTCTCCGTTATCATCATACACGGCAATTTGGTCTTCGTCATTTAATTCCAGAGTTGCGACATCTATATCATCAACAGAAACATTTGCGGGGCTTGCGGCTTTTTTCGCAGCCAACCGCTTAGATTCTCCAAAAGATAGTGCCATTTGCTCACTCCTCTCTTATTGTTCATCTGCCGTAGTGGCAGTTAATTCGGGAAAATATTTATCAAACAAATTGTCCTGATAGAACGTATATTTGTTGTTTACGATATAAGTGTAATAAGGGTAATAGCGGCTCATAGAAAGCGACATTGTGCCTTCACCCAGATTCATAGAAATGCTCTTGATGATCCAATCCACGGGGGTCTTACCGCCCAGATATTTGGCAGCATACTGGATCTTTTCATTCACGTCGAGCCACGGAACTAGTCGCGTAGTCACACTCAGGCCGTCAGTTAGGCGGGCACGCTTCCATAGTTCGTATTGGCAAACTTCCATAGCCGCGTCATCCGTGGTGTAATTCTCGTAGTCTCCACCCGATAGAATCTCGGTTCTACGACCGATCTTTTCAATGGATAACCGTGCATTGTACAGGTCATCAATATTGTTCGGGTCATTCACACAGATAAAAGCCATATTGTCGCAGTTATCTTCTGCCTTTTGAGCTTCGATCTCTTTGGTAGCCGGGATTTCGTCCACCAGTTTTGCCATAGCGTGGCTCTGCTGTTGGCCCAAGAAGTAAATGCGGCCAGTATTCGGATTCCACTGAAGAACATAATACTTTGTAGCCTTAATACATCCGGGGTCTTGAATGACATCTGAACCATTGGCATCAGTCAAAGAACGATACAGCGTGCTGGTCTTTGTCTCAGAGCCAACTTGTTCATTGCCGTCTTTATCCTTGTACTTCCATGTAAATGTCAGCACTACCGTCATTGCGCCGCTTAATACATTACCGTTCTTATCCGTCTTGGCAGCTTCAACATTTGCAGGAGCCACAAAAGATACTTTCGTTTCACTTTTCCATGTTGATTCGGTTGCGTTCAATACAAGGTTGATTGTTTTATTTGTTCCAGACCATCCTTTTACAGTGGCAGCTCCATCCGCTTCAATCGTTGCACCAAACACTTCAACGCAGTTTCGGACAGCGGCATAATCCACTGTGGCCGACTCGCCATCGTTGGTCACAAGCTTCTCGAATACTTCTGGGTCAAGCACAGGCGGGTCATCAAATCCACTGGGAATTTCTTTGCATACAAACACATCATCGTCAAAACGCATCTCAAACGGATAATACAGGTCACGCAATTCTGAGAGAATATCCCAAACAGTCGAGCCAGTATCATAATCCAAGTCGTGTGGAACAGTGCGGCTCCAATAGTCGATAGAATATTTCTTAAACTCCGTCTCGTCTCTCAGTACCGCCCAGATAGCATCACCGATACGAGTGCCTTTCTCTATGCGATGTGTGCCACCAACCAGCTGTCCACCCAAGTCTCCGTTGATACGAGAAACTAAGTCAACACAGCTTGCCTGCACAGTGTTTTCTGTTGCGCTATATGTAAAGCCATTGGATGTAAATGTATAGCACCCTTCGTTGTACCAATAGATTTTTACACCATCAACATAAGAACTGTCAGCTGAATTGGAATAGCTAAGGAACAGGTCGTTATACAGCTCATTCAGCGCAGTCTTTGTGTCAATCACTTCTGCCTGAATGTCGTGCATGGAATGTCCTACAAACACACTGGTTTTTCCGTAGGTCTCCCTTAATTCGTCTTCGCTCTAACCGGCAATGGCAGAAACATCCACCTTACCAAGCGTAACTCCGTTCAGAACCATACCTTCAACAGCAGCAATCATTCCATGGACATGCATTTTGTTACCATACACGAAACTATCGATGCCTGATTTGTCTACCTCAAGGATATTGGCAGGGGAGAGACCGCCGCTCATTGACTTCGCTTTTGTTGCCACAGCATCCAGATAAGCCCAGATATCATCCTCCACAAGCGGTACAAGTCCGTCTTTGGTCTGCAGCATCGGTGTAAATGCGATATAAGGTCCATCTTGACAAATTGGGTCATCACTTCCCAAAACTGTAGAGTAATCACCAAGTTTGGTGTACCATTCTTCTGCTTCAGCTGGGTCATCCGGTGGCGTGCCGTCATTGATCTGGTCAAAGAACGTATGATACTTTGAGATATTGGCTCGTGTCCACACCAGCACATCTCGATTCAGATTGTCGATATTGCCGTATTTTGCATAGCCTCTATTTGTGATGTCCTGAATCAAATCATCATAATTCGTCGTAGCGAGCTGATAATCCGCATTTTCCCTGATCATCTCGTCAATACTCTTTGAAGCACTGATTTTCGACATTCCTCTTCCTGACAGACCAATGAATACACGCACATTTTTACTGATCCAATCCTCTTCCGTCAGGTTAGAAATGCCGCTCTTCTTACCCAGATACAGGGTCACATTAAAGGTTCGCCGCACGTCAGATTCTGAGTCGATAGAAATAGATCCATCAATCACAAGACCTTCCAAACTATCAATTGTAATAAAATCTTTGTTCAGCATATCAATGCGGCAGTAAATATTAGACGAATGATTGTTCAATAGCGCCAGGTCTGCGTCAGTCGGAAGATATGTCATACGCTGCCTCCTGGCTGATAATCACTCAGCCCATTGTTATACATGTCGCTCTCACTCTCTGCGTCACCGAGCTCCACAAAGTCGAACTCCAATACGCCCTTGTCGTAATGATCAGAGCAGGAGATAGACACATTGCCATTGACACCCATTAGCCATCTGCGGCCATCAAACATCTTCAACAGCTTCGCGCTGCCGTTGGTCAGCCATTCGCTCAGTTCATCACGGAACGCATTGCCGCCATTGATATCAAAGTCTTTCATTGTGTTATCAAAACGGATGCCAACACCAGAGAAGTGGCCGCTATAATAATTGGCTTCACTGCCAGCAAACAGATACGGATACTTGCTTCCCATCGTTTCAACAACTGTAGCAGAACGTACCTTCTCAACACTGTCGACTTTTGGCTCAAGGAAAATATGGTAGGTCTTATTCCCATCAGTGATCACAGCACCATCAAAGTCACTCACAACGCTGGCCTTCGCATAGCCAAGCTCAATGCCATTTGCAACTGGAGCTACGGCGTACTCATAGTCGGTCTTGCGACCAATGGCGTACAGGTCGGTGTAATCAATCATCACATAACCATCGTCAGCGCTGTACATATAAAAATCATTGAAGTCTTTTGGCTCCAAATCCTGATTCTTTGTTGCCGATACCTCAACACGATAGTATTTCATGTTGTTCAAGAAGGTCTCAGAGAACCACTCCTTGTATTCGCTGGAACTTCTGAATTCATCGGTCGATGTAAAATCACTTGATGCCTTGATGAACTTGCGGTCAGCAGTATATGCAATCAGACAAAACGCCTTGTCCTCAGATTTGAACTGAAAAGAAAGAACTCGATTCTTGTCGATATAATCCGAGGTCACTGCCTTATAGTTGCCCATCGGCTGACCAGTCGTTTTATTGATGTGAAGGTTTGACCAGCCCATCTTCATAATGACATGATTCAGATCGATCTTTTCCTGGTAAAGCGAAGTCCAGATTGCTGCGCCTTTCTTACGTCGCTTGATTCGCAGGGCATTTGCACCACTGCTTCTTGTCAGGAAATACTGTGCGTGCATACTGATATTTGCCATACGATAGTTATTCTGCACGGTGAATTCTACGTCATTCACATACTCTGGATAGTCAGTTCGGAACGCCTGCAAGCCAGTGTCCAGCTGATAACCGCCAACAGATTCTGCCGTCGCTCTTAGATAGTACAGGGTGTGGTTATCCAGTCCATCGATCTGAAACCCTTTCAAAGAATCACGGTAATAATAGCTCACTGACTTTTTCAGCAGTTCGCGATTCGCATCATAAAGCCAGAATTCATAACGGTTTACAGATTCACCCTCCGATACCTTATACTTGTAAGAGAACTCAAAGGAATAAGAAGGGTAGGGAATAGTAGTCACGCCGGAAGAACTCAGGTCGTTCAGTTTGATTGTCGGTTCCTCATGGCAATAAAACAGCAGCTTGTCCGAGTATTCTGAAAACAGATTCGTGCCTTTCAGTCGGCAGCGAATGATCATATAATACGGATCTTTGCGGTTCTCAAACGTGCCTGCCGGAATTGTAAAATATCGTGCCAGACCAGTGCCACCGGCAGGGAATGTACCAAACTTATACACGCCTTTTGAAAGCGTATCACCCTGCAAAATACTGCCCGTCGGAGTATCGAAGACGATAAGAGCAATGATATCAATGTCTGCGTATGCGGCAAACTGAAATGTATGATCCTTTGTGGCATCAAATGCGCCGATTTTAGATAGAATTGGTTTCAAGTTATCACCTCCGAATTATCCTTCGATATATAGCAAAGCTCACCATTGGTATTCACAGCCAGATTCAATGCGGCCAGAAAATTGTCAACAGTGATTTCTGAAATCGTTTTATTGATATCTGATACGTTCGTTTTCAGGGTCGAGATGTTGGTATTTGCAGCCGAAATCTTGCGTGTCATATCTTGATAGTGATTGGATTCAGCCGTTTTTGCGTAATCAAGGTCTGTCCTTAACGAAGTAATATCAGAAGCATTTTTCTCAATGTTGCTTTTATTGTCGTATACTTGTTTCTTTGTGGCGGTATAATCTTTGTTTGTGAAACCACCAATATTATTATTAAAGCCATTCATCGAGCGCCACAGACTAGCTACATCGTCGGCTTCTTTTGTCTCAAGAGCACTTACACGCTCAACCGCTGCGTTTGCAGTTGTGTCATCCGTATACTTTGTTGCAACAGCCCAGTCGCTAAATGTCTATTTTTCGGTTTCACCTCTTGCAGTAATACAGATATACAATGCACCACCGACACCGCCATAAATCCATAGATCATTCACATCGTATGGAGCAGTCGGTGTGTCAGTAAAAACACGGACTTTTTCTGTCGCAAGATCTCGTGCGGATGTTGACATCGACAGTGCATTGATAACACCGGCATCAACAATTTCCATCCAGAAATACTGCTGTTTATCCTGGTCATATACCCAACGATAGCAAATGCCAGTCCTTTTATCATAGTAGATGTCGTTGACGTGCGCTTGTTTCTCTTCATCTGTCTTCCAATCTGAAGCAGGATAGTTGTATGTATGCGGATGACCATTTCTGTACCAAGTATTAATGGTATTTTTCAGCTGATCCTGAACAGTATCTTCTGTCTGCTGGGATTTGTCTTTCATCGACTCAAACTCGGCGTTCAAGCTATCAACACCGGTCACCAGAGATTTCACTGTCAAAATCTCAACGCTGGTATTACTCTCCGATACGATCAGGTTACGGAAGTTGCCCTGCAATGCAGTCACAACAACCTTCTGGCCCACAATGTAGTCGTGATTTGTTACAATGCCGTACTCGCCACCGAATACAGCGATTTTATAGTGCTGGTCTTCTTTTTCTGTAATCACTCCATAGGCGGACACGTCAAATTTTGCGTTCTTTACGGCGTGTTCGGCGGCAGAAGTCACCACCTCGGCCAGCACATCAGTTACTGATTTATCTGCCATCCTATTCCTCCTAATCAAAAATAAAAGCCGACCTGCTAGGCTATCCTAGTGGTATCGGCTGTAAAAACTATTACTTACCGCTTGCTTTGCATTTGAGCAACCTTAGTCGGTAACTTCTGTTTGATTTCATTTGCCAGAGCATCAGAGCTGCCAACGGGATTCGTGATAATAATATCGCCAATCGAAGTTGTAACATCTCCACCGCCGCCCTGAACAATCGGCTGAGAACCGTACTTTGCCATCTGCTTCTGGAACCATGCATCCGGGTTGCCGCCCATCTCGAACAGGCGAGAGGTGATATCAGCAGGAACAACACCATCGCCAGTCTCAAGGTAAGTGTACCGACCGGAATCCGGCTTACGAACCAGCATCTCAGGACCCTGCTCGTCAACGTTAGCCATGTGCGGGAACTTAGCAGACTTCAGACCATTTGCATGGCCAAACAGACTGCCAAAGAAACCGCCAATTGCAGCACCGCCAATTGCACCCAGAGGCCCAAGGAATGAACCAACGGCAGCACCGATACCAGCACCAGCAGCGGCTGTCACGCCCTTGCTTGGACCGGTATTCTGCTGTGTGCTCTGTTGTGCTTTTTGACTTGCTTCACTGATTGCGGCAGAAGTATCAGCAGCCTTCTTACCAACGGCTTCAAATGCATCGCCTGTGGTCGCCAAATCGTTTTTAATCGATGTAACGGCAGCTTCACATCCGGCCTTGATGGCGTTGTAAGACTGGTCCATCATCCATGTCAGATTGGTGTTAATGTCCTTTGCGCCAGGCTCAACATTTGCCCATGCGTTATCCGTCTCAGTGGATAGAGAACCGCCATCGCCAAACGTATTTGTGGCATCAGAGGTGATCTCGTCATAAGCACCGCCAATGGTTTGCTCGGTCATGTCTGCCAGATGAGTTACGCCAGCCTCGTTCATGCTCCAACTATTGTCAAAGCACGCACGCATATCGTACATCAGCTTCTGGGTGTCTTGGCTGGTGTCAGCCCATGCTTGCTCCATTGTCTTTTGAACATTGGTGCTCAGGGTTTTTACACCGCCACCAACCTTACTCCAGCTGTGACCGAATGCCTTGGAGATCTCGTTCATGGCCTTATTTGTGCTATCAACAGAAGACTTATAAGACGCATTCAGCTTATCCGCAATCTCTTTAGACATGTCGCCGGAAGTGGAAGCAAGGCTGTTCCATCCGCTGGTATAGATCTTTTGCAGCGAATCGAACATCGTGTTGGTGACATCTTCAACCTGTTCGGCGCTCAGGCCGGTATTCTCATTCAGTGCATCAAAGGTGTTGTTTACCAGCTCATTCATCTTCTCAGACATCTTTTTGCTGGTTTTTTCAATATCCTTTGTGTCCAGACCGAGCTCGCCAGCCACAGATTTCCAGCTAGACTCAAAGTTGCTCGTCATAGACGAAATTTGGCTCTGAGCCGCCTTCTTTGTGTTGCTGGTGGATTCTGTCACTGTCTTAGAGGAGTTGATCTTACCGACCGTAGACATACGATATACAGTCTTAGTGGCCATATAAATCATGCTTTGAACGGCAGCAATGATCGGATTATCACTCTTCTTGAAGATATCAGAGAGTCCAGACATGAACTCGTTTGTATCACCAAGGATCTCATCATATTCGCTCTCGAAAATTGAGCCAACGCCAGCGGCTGCGGCAGCTGCGGCACCACTCAATTGAGCATTCGGACCTTGGGCACTCATACCGGCACCGGCAGCGGCACTACCAGTCACTTCGGCCAAGCCCTTTGCCAGCCAGCCCTCGGGGTTAGCACCAATCGCCATCAGGTTGTCGGTTTCCTTTGCAGGGATAACACCGTCACCTTTTTCAAGATAGGTCATGCGTCCCTGATCGGGGTTACGAACAATTAGCTCTTCGCCCTTTTCATCAACGTTTGCAATCTGACCCTTCTTAACACCACGAGTACCCTTTGCATATTTCTTTGCTTGGAATGCAGGAGTAGGTTCATCAACCTGTGTACTGGAAACATTACTTGCAATTGAAGCAATCGTAGCAATCAGAGCAACTGCACCTGCAACAGCTGCGGCGGCAGCAATCCAACCAGCAATAGGAATGGAAGAAAGAGCGGCAGCAATCGCTTGCATCATAGCGGCCATGGCACTGCCAACGCTCGTCACCAGAGTACCAAGTCCGGCGAAGATAGAAGGGAAGAAGCTTACAACGCCAGACGAGATGGCACTACCGATAGACTGTGCGCCAGCCGCAATTGGGCCAAACATACTTCCGATGGTATCAACAATATTTAACAAACCACCATTAGCGACATTGTTTGCTGTTGAGAATCCGTTCGTAAAGAACCCAATAATATCAGTAAACAGGTTGCCTGTTTTACCAGAAATGGCATCACTTACACTATTGAAAATCCCGCTTATATCCCATAGATTTCCATTAGTTGCACTTAAAAGACGATCAAAGAAGTTACTAGATGTTCCTTCAATACTACGTGTACCAACAGATACATCACGACCGATGATTTTTAATTTCGCACTATTCCAAGAAATAAGATCATTGAAACTTTTTCTGTTCTTACCAGTGATCAAATTCCAGCCGTCAGAAACCACTTTGGCTGCTCCGTCAAACATCTTCTTAAAGCCGCCACCAAGATCAAAATCACCGTTTTCGCCAGTGAATATGTTCTTGATTTGGTTGATAAAGCCAAAGACTCCGCCGCCATTACCAGCTCCGCCATTAAGGGTGTTCAAGATATTCGCCAGCGTCTCCAAAGTAGAGATCAGATTGGAAATATCAGTGATAACATTCTTGACATTCGTCGCGCCCTGAATGGCCTGCATATTGTTAAGGACACTACCCTTGAAACCGTCATAGTGACCTTCCATCTGCTCAAAGGTCATGGCCTCGAACTCGGCTGTGTATTTTAGCTTCTTCTGATAATCATCCCAGCTGGTGCCAATAAGATTATTGGTTTCCTGAACTTTATCTTTGAGCTTTTCCAGCTTGTCAATTTCATCTTTCTTTTTGTACTCACGCTGCTTGTCAGACAGGTTCTGTCCGGCTTCACGAACTGCATTTTCATCTGCTTTCTATACGAAACCTTGACCTCTGCCGCCATATACATGAACAGTCTTATTGGCCTTTGCTCGCTCGTACTCGTCCTGAAGTTTTGCCAGTTCGATTGCTCGCTCCTGTGCATCATTTTCTTCATTGAGCGCGTCAATCCGCTTGTCAATAACATCGATCCAGGCTTCACCTTGAATCTTGAGGTCATTAGATTTCTTATCATTGGCGTCATCTACAAGACCGAGCAGGGAAGAGAAAAGATCTTTGATGCTGGAAATCGTCGATTTGAGCTCGTCCAGGACATCTTTAACACCACCAAAATGAAGCTTCATTCGTGTCGCAGAATTCCCTGACGCTTTTTCCATGTCTTTAGTGGAGTTTGTAACGTCATCATAAGCGGCATTCATTTCGTTTGCAGCGTCAGTTACAGCTCCTTGAACATCGTGCATGCTCTTCCCAGCATACTTACTTGTCTCCCCAAGATCTTTTTTAATGTTTTCGGCTGATTCACCACCTATAGCTCGAACGTCAGCAGCGACAAGTTCTGCACCGTTTACGACTTGCCCTTGCACTGCTGCAATCATGCCATGGACGTTAATTTCATCACCAGCAACATTTTCAAATAGGCCATTTGCGTCAACCTTTAAAATGTTTTCAGCTGTAGCGCCACCCTCAAGTTGGGCAGCTTTTTCTACAACATCATTTACATAATTATAGATTTCATCAGCCGTGAGAGGAACAACACCATCTTCTGTCTGAAGCATAGGAGTGTAGGCAATTTCCTTTTCGCCTTGTCCCTCACCATCGCCAGTCCAGAATGAACTACTTTCTCCAAGAACAGTAGAGTATTCGCCAAGATGTACGTCTTCTTGTTCAGCAAATTCATGATACTTAGCGAGATTTTCTTCGTTCCATTCGATAACACCACGATGGAAGTTGTCAACATTACCATATTTCTGAACGTCGCTATATTGATTTACAACATCGTTATAATGTTCTTTTGCTTTGGCGTATTTATCGGCGGCCTCAGTAATTTTATCAATATTGTCCAGTCCAGTCACGTCTTTCAACATCTGGCTAAACATATCACCCTGGGCTGTACCTTTGTACTGAACAGATGCCGCAGCAAGCTCTGCTGTATACAAATCCTGATATGCATCGGTGTTGAATTTTAGCTGATTACCTACTTGTTCAATACATTTCAAATATTGAGGATCAAGATAGAGCAGTTTTTCATACGAATCATAGCTTAGTTGCCCATACGTATTGTACTCATCGATGATCTCATTGATTGTCTCAAACCCAGATTTGAATTTATCTGTTTTATTTTTAATATCATCAAGCTGAGTGTTAAGCCCCTTGAGATAATCAGTGATTTTAATAACACCAGAACTTAATGCGTCAATCGATTTCTGAAGCAAATTCTGAATGGCGACATTCTTGGTTGCAGCTTTCTCATTTTCAAGAAGTGCAATTGTAGCTTCCTTCAGAGATTCTTCGTTTATCTGGAGATTACCGGATTCATCATAGAGGATGTCTTTAAGCTCACTATGTTCCTGAATCAGATCAATAACAGATTCTACGTTATCGCTAGTCAATGCACCAGCAGGGTTATCAGTATTCAGAATGTCGTGAATGGTTCCGAATGCAGATTTCAAGCCAGAAGTTTTCTCCTGTGCCTTATCAAGAGAGGCACCAACTCCTTCGATTGCGTCACGCAATTCATTCAGAGAGATAGTACCATCTTTAGCATTTTCATCAAGATATTTTAGAATCTGGGTATACTGAGAGACTTTAGCCTTTGTCTTATCCGAAGAATCGGCGGTTGCAGCAGCTGCTTCTAATTCTTTTTGGATCAGATTGCGATATTCTGTTGCATTGATCGTTAGCTGATTGCCTTCTTTTTTCAGGAATGCAGTATATTTTGATTCGAGTCCCATCAGAGACTTCATTGTATTCAGGCTGACAGAACCCTTCTTGTTATACTCATCCATAGCAGAGGATAGAGTAGACCATGCATCAATAGCAGAAGTTGCCTGTTTGGTGGACTTGGAAGTATCGTTTTTGCCCCAAATTTTACTTGGGTCCTGTTTGCCTAAGTTGTCTAACAACCCTGATAGTGTATGATAATTCTTCCTGTAAATCTCACCGGCTCGTTTTACTTTGTCGTAACCAGCCCAACCGTCACTATCTTTCGCTTGTTGTGCAGATTTTTCAGTTGCAGCATCAATAGCAGTATCGGCATCAGAAATAACAGCAGTAACGTCGCCTAACAAAGCTTCTGCTTTGGCAAGAGTGTTAGTATCTTTGATATTATTTAACGTATCTGCAAGTATGGATGCTTTCGCCAATTGGATATTTGCTTGAGTTAAAGATTGAGCGGTTTTTGTATTGATTTTCAGTTTGCCATTCTTCAAATCAAGCATATTCAGATACTGCGGCTCAAGTTGACACAGAGACTGTAGTGTATCCATCGTGACGTAACCTGTCTTATTGTACTCCTTAACGGCCTGAGCACAAGATTGATAGGCAGACTGCATGTTATCAAGCGCTGTCATAGCATCAGACAAAGATTTTACCTTGCTTGAATCACGAACGGCAACAAGTCCTACTGTCTCAAGCGCAGAAACAAACTGATCAAAGGTTACGCCTGCTGCTTTTGCTGCATCCTCGAGAACTTTAATTGCAGCGGCTTGTTCTTTTGTTTGATTAGCCGGAACAAAAGAAAGCTCTCGAATGTCATCTCCGGTTTCAAGACCAGAAGTTTTGAGAGCGTTAACAGCGCCAACATATGCATTGCCCTTAGAATCAGAATTGCCACGGCGATCCATAGATGTTTTGACACGCTGCATCTTTTCAAGTAAGACATCGTATGCTGTTGTGCTTATTTTAACATCATCATTTGCATCTGCAAGAGCATTAGTAGCATCTGTGATTGTGTTCGTGCCAGCAATATATTCATCTTTGTACTGATCAAAATTATCAGCGTCGGTGCTATAGTTGCTCATCTGCTCGGAAACAGCAGTGGATAATTCTTCGACCTTGGTTTTCTGGGATTCAAAAGTTTCATTCAGAGCATCGAGTTCTTTCTTTTTATTTGCATACTCTTTAGAATCTTTTCCGCTAGAGGCTTCAATTTGGTCAAGTTCAACCTGAAGATCACGACGCTTTTGAATGGTGTCTTCGAGTGCTGCTGTATACTCCTGGAGAGATTCGGTCTTGGTAACTTTATCAGCTTCTGAGTATGTAAACATTTTTCCAGATGTTGGATCAATGTCTTCGGATTGATGGAAATTAACAATGCTATCTTCTGTTTGATCGTTAACAACGGCACTTGTTGTTGCGTTATTAGCGTTATATTGACCTTTTTGGAGCTTTTCTTTCAACTCGAGTTGTGCCTGAAGCATATCGTTAATTACCTGTAGATGCTCACGTTCTGCAGGATCTACAATATCTTCGATTTTTTCAGCCCCAGCGTCTTTAATAGAGTTGTTAAGGTCATCAATTTTCGATTTAATGTTATCAATATCAGAGGCAGTTGTATTTGCAGCTTCATGTGCTTCTTCCATCTCTGCCACTAATTCTTCAGAATGGCTCTTCAGATTTGCAATATATTTTACAATTTCAGTGGCAACAAAAGCTAACGCAGCCGCACCTAAACTCAATAAGAGTTGCTTGCCAATTTGCATAACAGCATTCCAAGCAATCTGAATATCAGTCAGCGTCATGGTTGCAACGGAATCTGCTTCTACGTTTGCAATAACCCCTTTAAATGATTCTCCAAACTGATAATTTCCAGAAGTACCAGTTATAATTCCTTGTTTCCGAAGCTGTTCAATATCAATCAACGATTCGTTTTCGTTAATCCACTTCTCTATTGCAGGGATTGCATCTGACGTTATCGCAAGGCCATACTGTTTTTCGGCATCCTGTAACCCGCTGACTTTAAGCATACCCTCTACAGCAGCTTTACTAAATCCGTTTTGTAAGAGCGTTTGTTCAGTCAGAACTCCGCTAAGTTTTTCACCTTCTGCAATCTGCTGAACGAGGTTCTGTATAATTTCTTTTTGACCGTCTATAAATTTGGTCATTCCAAATACAGCTTCTTGTTGTTTATCATTTAGAACAGAGATTTGAGCTGCATATTTTTGAAGAGCAGGATCATCTTCTGTAGCACCAGCTGACTCTAAATCTACCTTTTTGGCATTTCCGATAGTAAAATCACCAAGGGTCATAAATGTTCTGCGCAAAAATCCAGCGTTACCCATATTCTGAGAAGCCTTAACTGCTTTTTCAACAGATCCATCAAGATTATTTCCAATATCAATCATTGACTTATTGATTGTCTTATCTTATAATAATTTTAATGGTCAAATAAAATTATTTGTCAATGAGGTGATATAAGTGAAATTTGGTGATATGAAAATAGATGTACCATTTGAAGGAATTGTTGAAAGAAGTGAAGACTTCGGATTTATAACAAAATACCGTATAGCAATGGAAGGGAAAAGGTTACTTGAAAAACATCCAGAATACAAATATTTAAAAGAAGATCCAACATTAAAAGCCAAAAACGACTTTTATTGTTCTGTGACCTATGCATACATGGTTGATCAAATTTTAAAAGAAAATCCAGAATTTAACCCATGTTACAAAGAAATGATTTCGAAAGGCTATGAAATTAACACTGTAGATGGGGTGAAGAAACGTTACCTATATTCAAATTATGATTTTCTTTGGAAATGCGTTGATCTCTTTACAGAGAAGCAGCATCCTGGAACACTAGCATGGAGAGCAAAAAGAAAAGCTCAAGAGAAACAAGCCAGGGATAGACAGATGTTGGAAATGGAAATTGCCTATGAAGCGAAACATCCTCATGTCATTTGTCCCTACTGCAAGTCCACGAACACTGAAAAGATCAGCACCGTGAGCCGTGCCGTATCTGTGTCTCTCGTGGGCGCTGCCAGTGGGAAGATAGGAAAACAGTGGCATTGTAATAACTGTAAGAGTGATTTTTAAGCTTGCGGTGCTCTTTACTTTTTGTCTTTTTATGGTAGACTTAAATAGAGACTAGGAGAAAGGAGGAGGTTACAATGACTAGAGAAGAGTTTAATAAGATTCTTTCTGAGGAAACAGATAAAGAAATAAAGCATGTTATTGAATCTATTGATTTTAGCAATAAGGATCAAGATGAAATTCTGACAGAATCTGTGGCTATCGCAATTGCTGCATCCAATAACATCATCTTATCTGTCTTGGAAAAGGCTGGAGTGTTAACCTACGAAAATTAACACTTCCAGTTGATTGAATTGCCTGAATTGATCGAAGAAGTTTTTACAAATCGTTCACTTGATTCCATTAGCTTCTTTGTCTTTTCAGGTAATTTTTCTCTGATTACTTTCGCCAAATCATCAGCGTTTCCAATAGGTTTTCTCTGTTCTTTAATGTAATCAAGAAGGGCAGTGAGTTCTTTTGCTTCAATTTCAATCTTCATAATAATTCTCCTTTATAAATAGCAAAAGCCCGGCCTCCCAGCAGTAGGGAAGTCGGGCTTGTTCATTATAATGATTGCACAGCAGTTATTTCAGAAGTTCGGTGATCTCTTCAGCAGTCATACCGCTGGCCAGTGCATTGGCAACAATATCTTCTGCCTTTTTACGATTCAATTCTGCCGCAATCTTTTCATCGGCATCAGCCTTTTTCTTTTCGAGCTTTGCAATCTCTTTATTGATTTTCTTCAGTTCTACTTCCTTAGCCTTGCGGTCAGCATTCAGCGCGGCAATATTCGTGCCGAGTGCTGCGATTTCTTCAGCGAGAGATTCTGCAGCAGTATTTTTCTCGGCGATCTGTGCTGCGTAATCAACGCCATCGAGAACCTTTGTTTTATTCTTGCTTCCTTTGGGTCTTGCCATAGTAAAAATACCTCCGTATATTTTGGATACGCGATTGTACCTTTATTATAGCTTACGTCGTAAGTAGTGTCAATATAAACTATGTCGAAAGAAGCTGATCTTCTATGTTGTCCATAATATTTTTAACATCAGTCTCATGGTCAAAAGCATCGCCGTATTTGATTTCTTCTTGTGATGGAAGCTGAAAACTGAATACAGTATGTCCATTGTAATTACTTATTGAAAAATCTGTACGAGAAAGAATGTTCATCCCAATAATAGCATCATAATCACGGTTACTATCTTTTAAAACCGTAAATTCTTCATTAGTAAAAGAAACATCAGAAGACAAAATTAAATTCGCAACAACAGAACTTCTTATTGCTTCATCTTCACCGAATTTGACCTGATAAATGTTTCCTGTTTCAGGAAAATCTAATCCATCAACAACCCACTGCATAACATAGCTCGCAACAGCTCCAGTATCAACAAGGGCTCGTACCTTTGCTGCACGATTATTGTGTTCGAGTACAGCAGGTATTATTATTGATTTTTGTACTTCATCATATGTGATAGTATATGTTTTTACTTCCGCCATATTCTTATCATTCTTTCTTTATTAGATATGATTCAAACGGACCAACATAATCAATTTGCGGAAAGAGCTTTTCGTTTTCTTTCATACGTTTGTCAAAATATGAATCCATAATAACTTTTTCATCATCAGATAAATTATGCCGTTTCTGGAAATACCGGTGCTGCCACTTTAATCTATGAGGATGATCAAAATACTATGCCCAAGCATATCCTTCGCAAATCTTCTTTGTTTCTTTGTCCATACTTTCCTCCTGATACTATCACATAATAACTCTTCTGTCAAATTTTATTCTCCACTTTTGACGGCAGGGGAGAGGCCACCTGTAATTTTGCCTATGGCGTTATAGCAATTCCATACGCAGTAGTGATTTGGAGCACCCCATAGTGAACCTGCGGCGCTGTTATGCACGTAGTTCCACTCCGACATTATGCTCTCTGAAGCGTCTCTGGCAGTACCTATTATAATAATGTAGGCACACATAGAGCTTGCCTGCGGATTCCTTTCGGTTCCCGGACGAGAATTACCCAAACTCGCCACAGCTTACGCTGCCATGTTCGTCGGTTTTACTAAATACTCCCTCGCACTGCAGCACTTAATATAATAAGCGCAGCAGGCTTGTTCCGTGTCACCACCCGGAGTATTGCTGGGCACAATCGTGAAACCCGTCATTTTGGGTTTACCCAGCTGAGTTATAAAGGTTGCGATACCAGCACCCATTGGAATAGCGCCAGTAAATTTAATCATTGCATCTGCGGCTTTTGTAAGTCCAGTTGCGAGAGATACGACAGCCTTGACAAGACCGGAGTCAAGTACATCGGTAGAAAGTGCTTGGAAAGATGCGTCATACTGAGCAAGACGACCCTGAATAGAATCAAGGTATTTCTCATTCTCAGCCCATGCGACGTTTGCACTGTTTGCAGCAGATTCCATGGAAGATTCAGCAACGTCAAAATTATTTAGAATAGCACTAACTGCATTTGCGTTTCTCTTTCCACCAATCATCTCAGTGACATTCGCCTGCGTTACATCGGACAGGCCACTCCATACTTGAGACAGCTCTTTCATGATTTGATATGTGCTCTTGAAATTTTTGCTATCCAGCATGATGTCAACGCCAGTCAAAGATTTCAGTTCACTACGAAGTTCAGACACAGAATTGGCCATGCCATCAACTTCAATGCCTGCATTCTCTGCGTCACTTTTAGCAGCACGGAGATACATAGAAAGACTTTTTAAAGTTGTCAAGCTGTTACTTTTATGACCATATCGCTATGGCGGGTAGTCATTTCTGGCTACCTCTCACGTTTCATTTTGTTATATCGTGAGTTCGGACTGGATCTTCACCCTGGAAAGAATAACAGGGGATAGCTGAACCCTATATGTTACCATATAAGGTATTACAGTCTCTACGCATTTTTAATCAGTAAAGTCATGCCCAAGCAGTTAGGATGCTAAGCATAATTTTGGTTGTAATTCGTCTTTCGATAATTCACTGTAAGATAAAACAATATTATCATTTAGAGTTATTTTATCGTTGTCAAGATGATAGTTGAATGAATTGTAATTTTGAAGCCGTCCGTTTTCATTTATAAATTTCTGTATTAAAGCTTCACACAATTTCGGATTTTTGTTTATGTCGGATTCCCATAGATATAAAATAGGAATATTATATGTTTCCGTTATATATGTATGCTTCGCTTTGTCTCTTCGAATAGCTTCTCGTTGCTGCTGATATTTTATGATTGGGTATCGTATTGGACTACAATGCCAATAATCGCCCATGACTTCAATAAATAAATTGCAGTCTACCAAATAATTATCAACGGCATAATATTCTACATTGTATTCATTTGTATATTTAATGCCCATGTTATCAAGCATTTTATTTAATATAAGTTGAGGTTTGCTTTGAGTTTGAGATATTATACCACTTTCAATTATTCTTGCGGCGCGTTTTCGGGATTCTTCTTTCCATTCAGGTTGCTGGCTCCAAACTTTTGCATACCATTCTCTTCTACATTTTGATGAACAGAAATGATTGTTTTGGTTTTTTATTTTATATCCATTTTCAAAATATTTCTCGCCACACCAATCACAAGAAATCAAATCTCCTTCAAATTTTGGATTATTGAAACCGACTCTTGTCTTTTGCTATTCGTTTTGACACTTATCAGAACAAAATCGTTGAGTTGATTTTTTTGATAAATACATATCTTTTCCACAAATTTCGCATGGGCGATGCTCGTAAGCAGTCTCATGATGCCATGCAATAGAACATTCATTTGAACAGAAATGATGCTTTGTATTATTATAATGATATGCATTCATATATTTCAATTGTCCGCACCATTCACAGTTATACCATACACCGGTTTTACTTCCTTTTGCTGGAATAACAATCACCTCCATAAAAATAAAAACCACACAACTCCTAACTGTGCGGTTCGATATAACTTTACTGATTAAATCTTTGCTCGGTCTTGTCCACTTCTGGATTTTGACCGATATAGCTAATTTTTCTAGCTACCTATTACTAGGCAGCGTCGGCATATACTTTACCGACCGTGTCTGCATCTTGGATAACTGCGTTTGCAGCGGTACCAAGCGCAATAGTTTCTTCCAGTGTATTATTAGCAGCCGACATAGCAGCAGAACTACGAGTCAAGATTTCACCAAGGTCTTTTGCGGTAACAGGTTGCGTATTTGCTACAGCGTCAATTTTATTAACAACGTCCTCTGCCTGATCAGCAAGCAAACCAAAGCTTTGCATTGTCGAAATCAGATACGAAGACGAAGTGTTAACATCATCAATTCCGTCTCCCACGTTTTTGAGCAGGGTAGAGTAGGTAGCCATATTCTCAGCGTCTTCATCAGAATAACCGAGGCGCTTCCAATCAGCAGTCGAATTGACGTAATCACTAATCGAAACACCAAGCTTTTGTGCTTGCTCAGACGCGCGGCCCATATACTCTTCAAGAGATTTGCCGGCGTATTCACTGACTTTGCGTAGTTCTGTAACAGCTGTATCGATTTCAACTACATTCTGATATACGATCCGCAGAGCGTCTTGCATCTTGTGCAAAGCGGCCATAGTGATCATGGTGCTCAAATGCTGGCCAAAAAGCTTTTCAAACTTATCAACTAAGGTTTCTGTTTCAAGTCCAAGTTGTTTTGACTCAGCACGAAGTTCAGCATGCCTCTTTTTTAGCTCGCCAATTCGTGCAGGTGCATCACTGCTATTTAAAGCATTTAATAACTCATAAAATCCTTTTCCTGTGTCTGTACCTTGAAGTTTTTTATTTGCATCAAGGTAATCATGGATCGTTGATTTCAAATTTGCAACTTCAGTAGACGCTTTATTAAACGAACGCTCCTGCGAAGTGGCTGCATTAAAATTTTTGGCTTCTTGTGTTGCTTCACTATATTCGTTATTAAGCGCGTTTAGTGCATCAGTGATAGAATTGATGTTACTAGCTGCTGTTTTTGTTAAATTACTTGTGGCCCATGTTTTTGCAGCTTGTACAGGATCGGTTCCTTCCTCGACACTGGTAAGTAAGTTGCTTAACTTGTCTTGTTTTTCTTTTAATTGAGAATAAAAGTTTTTATCTGTTCCGTTATTGCTTTTTACTTTTCCAATCAAAGACTGATTGGAGTTCATAGCTTTGTTCACTGCGGATGCTCCTGCAATTCGAGCACTAGCTTGTTTTATAGCTTTATTTTCAGCGTCGTTTACAGCATCAACCTTTATCTTTATTTCCTCCCAAAGGGGAATGATTTCTTCCAGAGTCTTAGCGTATTCATTGGTTTGAGCAGGAAGTTTATTGAGTTTTGCAATCAGTTCATCAATGTTTTTAAAATCAACATCCTTAAGACTGCCATCTTGTTGCATCTGTCGTGCAATTTCAACACCTTGAGCAATTTTATTACCCTTCTTCTCAAGCCCCTTATAGCCTTTGCGCCACAGGGTATGTTTTGCTTGAACAGAATAAGTGTTTTGCTTCAAAGCCAAAAGATCACTTGCATAATTATCATATTCGGCTGGGTTCTTAGATGCAAGTTCTGCAGCTTGTTTTTCGATTTTTGCGATCTCGTCTTTTAACTCGTTATTGGAACTCTGGGAGACCTCTTCTTTAAGTAAAGCAAATCTCTTACGAATAACATCAACTGCCGAAACAAGATCGTTTTCTGCTTTTTTAGAAGAATTTATAGCAATCATAACATTCTTCCAATTATCTTCTGCTGCTTTAACTGCATTATTATATTCTTCTGTGCCAGCAGTGGCTTTTGCAATTTCATCAACGAGTCGCTGTTGTACATGAAGAGCTTCTTGAATAGCTGTAGGGGTTTTATTGGCTGCATTAGCTTCTTCAACAGTACCGTAAGTCTTTTGTGCTTCTGTCAACTGATCAGTGATCTTTTTGCCACGAGTAGTTTGTGCAACTTTATTTTTATTACTTTCATGGGCCTTTATAATGGAGATCTGGCGATCGACTTTTTCTTCGACTTCAGCATCTTCTTTTCCCATTTGATCCATTAAATCAGTATATTCTTGGATCGTTAATTTCATCGAATTTAAAGTTGCATTTTTTTTCTCATCTAATTTATCAATCGCATTTTTTACAGCTATTGCTTCATCAGAATTTTCATCTTCTCCAAGACGTGCTTTCTTTAACTTATATGTATTTTGTTCGTTTCTGTATGCACGATAGGCAGAAAGTTTTCCATTATTATATTTATTTCTTTCATCTTGAGCTGTTTGAATACTTTCTTGACTCTCTTTTACACTCTTAGAATCTGCATGACGTAACCGAGTATAATCGACTTCTTTATTTGCATAGCGGAATTTTCTGTCAATATACCATTTATCGCTATCTGTATTTGTGTCGTTTAACAGCTTTACGATTTCATCACGATTTGCTCTTAAATTTTCAAGACACTTTTGAATAGTGCTAACTTCAGCTTCAGAGACATCATCAAGCAAGTTCTTTGTCTCAGCGATTTTTTTATTGACTGTTATTAAGTCACTAATCAAACCACGGCGAGATGTAGAAGTTTTTCTATTAGTAGAAGCTGTTTTAGTAGTATCTTTTGGGTTAGAAGATTTTTCGGATGCATCTCGAATAGCATTAGCAATTTCAGCGTTTTTTAGAATCAGATTACCCTTAACATCAATACCGCCTTCTGGTAACTTGATGTTGTCTTTTGTGACAGTTACTTTGCCATTCATCACTATTGGATCAGGTCGCTCAACATCTTTGTCTTCAAGTTTGATGTGACCTTTCAACTCAATAAGCTCTTGCTTTTCAATATCGTTTTGCGATTTCTTCCTTTTGCCTTTCGTCTCGGTATCAGTAGTTGTTGTGACAATTTTACCTTTAACTTCAACCGGGGTCTTTGGAGGAGTTATATCTGCGGCTTCAAGAGTAACATGGCCTTTGATATCTACTGGTGTTTCGGGTGCGACAACATCATCAGCACTCAAAATAACCTTACCATCAATTGCAGCCGGTTCACCAGTGACCGCGATATTGGAGGTATCGATTTTAATAGAATTAGATTTATCGATATAATTGTTTGTCAGTTCAGAAATGCGAGTAAAATCAGCAATTTGATTCTCTAGTGAATGACTTAAATTATCGACTTCCTGCACTACATACTGGAATGCTGGACCGAGTTCAGCTATTTCTGATGCATAGCTATCAGTTTTATTAACGATACTTTGCAATGCTTTTTTTGCAGATGTAATTGAATCGACATTTTTTTGCAATTCTTCTGTATTGCCAAATTGAACAGCATCAGAATTAACTACAACAATACCAGGAATTTGAACCGGATCTTTGACATCAACAGACACATCTGCATCGGTTATAACGACTTTACCTTGAATAGAAACAGAAGACAACCCTTCTTCGACTCCTGCTGCGCCATCCTTAGAATCTTCTTGCCCTTTGGAATCAGCAGGAATATTTTTTTGACCATTCGGTAAGACATCAATTAGAGTCTTTAGCTGTTTTACCTTCTCTTCAATATTGTCAACATGTTTATCAACTTCAACAGTAAGGTTGTTTGAAAAATTTTTAGACTTACTCTCTAAACCATCCATTGCGGCACTAACTTCACCAATAGATTGAATGATTTTCTTTGTATTCTCATCGAGAACAGATGAATCAATAGGGATGCCAGCACCAATAGACTCTTGCTCGGATTTTTTTAGCCCATCTATTTCCTTTTTAGAACGATCGATTGATTGTCCGATTAAATCATTAAGATGAGTGAATGTCGAAGCATAATCTAATAAGTCTTGATAATCTTCCACTGACTTGGAAAAAACAGAATAATCTCCACCTTGACCTCTGAGATTAGAGATATCTTCAAGGCCACCTTTTGCATTATCAATAAAATTTTTCAAGATAGAACCTTTGATGTTAAGATTTTTTAATGCACCAGGAGCATTATACAACTCTTCCAATTGAACAATTGCATTTTTTATAGAATCATATGTCTTTTCAAAATCTTTGAATGTGTTATTATAAACAGATTCATCCGCTTCGTCCCATGCTTTGGACATCAAAGAAAGAGAGTTGCTAAGATTGATCAGCGCCTTACTCATTTGATCAATTGAAGTTATATCACTATCTGCTGAAATCTTGCCCGCTTCTTTTAATTTCGGCATTTCGGAATAAATATCATTCAACTGTCGATTTAGTGTTTGCGCTTTTTTAATATCCTTTTTTGAGATTTCATTGAAAATACTATCAACCGTTACATCTCGATTTCCACCACCAAAAAGTCCATACGTGGCTTTATTAGCAAGTGCAAGATTAGTTTGCATCTCCTTTAGATAATTAGAAAGAGTGCGATTTACACCACGAAGCTGCTCTTTTAGTTGCTTTGAAAGGTCATTGCCGAATTCTTTAACGTCTAGTTTGACCTTAATTTGTTGAGCGCCATTTTGTGCGGCAGTAATCTCGTCGTTAATCTGTTGCGTTAAGTTTTTCTTAAGATTTGGTTCGATATCAACACTATAAGGTCCACCTAATCCTTTTTCAATTTCGTCCTGTAAGTTAGATATATCAGGCGTAATAGGGACAGCAGGTAATTTTTTTATATTGCTGACTTGCGCCCGTACATCTTCTTCAAGTTTCGCCTTATTGATTTGCGGGTCAACCTTAACTTTGATGCTCAATTCTGGTTCTCTCGCCATGTTTTATTCCTCCTTCTGGAGCAACCAATCTCCGAATCTAAAAAAAGCAGGCTTTAATAAGTCTGCTCATCTTTTTGATTATTTTGTATTGTCGTGATTGATCCGCTGCTCGACCATATTTACGATATCTTTATTGTGTTTATTGATATCTTTCTGAGTATTCGTCATAAACGGACGCGGTTTCATCCACCTATAGCGCTTGTGTGTCCATGGATTTCGTATGTTGTCACTTTCAAGCAAGCGGGGGAGTCCATCTGGATTATGATATTCTTTATGGTTTGCAAGGCGAGGACCTTCAACTTGAGTTTCATTATACACGGTCAAAACGCGACCATGTACAACATCTCTGATATTTGAATCATCCAATAATCCGCCATTGGTTTCACGACGTTCATATTCAACAGGGGAATAGGTTGCATAAACATCTTGCTCTACATGAGATTTCATCTTATCTTCCACATAATCTTTAACCTCATTTTTCAGAGCTTTATTTGCCCGTTTCATAATTTCTCGCTGAAGCCCCTCAACGGTATTGAATGATTTCTTCCCCATAGTTTACTCCTTGCTTTCAGCGACTGCAGAAATAAGCTCTGCCGTATCAATTGAATGGGCACCATCGAGCATTCCTTCAGGAGTTTTAACACTATAGTTATCTTTCTCTACCGGTTTCTTCAGATTTTCTTCAGCGATTTTTTCAATCATTTTGTTCATGTCGAACTGATCACCAATGCCGCTCAGTACCTCGGCGGCCAACTGCATCAACTGCTCAAATGGCTGATTCTTTGCAGCAGCTTCAAATGCGGCCATATACTGCTGGCGGGCAATCTCGATTTTTTCGCGGCAAGCCTTGTTCAGTGTAGTCAGAATATACTTGCGCGGAGCCTCGTTCATCAACTTGGTCGTTTCATCAGAGAAAGCCAGTTCACTCATCTGGTCCTGGTCCATCTCACTGGTTTCCAGACCAGTAAACATGATCAGTGTTGTAATTCGGAAAGCGTAGTCATACAGCGCCGGCTCGTAACGGCCATCGCGCTCAGATAGGCTTACCACGCTGTCAACAAACAAAATTCGTTCAGCTAAAGTCAGATTATTCTTTGCATCCATAAGTATTAGTCCTCCTGATTTAATTTATTGTTTTCAAGCTCCATCTTTACAGCAGTCGCAATGCACATCGCGTCAGCTTCATCAGACGAAACATCTTCTCCATAATAGGTTTTCACATAGTCGATGGCCTGCTGTTTTAATTCTGCGCGCTTTACTCGACCCTGTTTAAATCCTAATATCTTTCGCCACTCGGATGGCTTAATGATCTCATAGGGAATATTGTTTAGCTCACATACCCCCATAATCGCTCCTTGCAGTTGCGCCAGCTGGATCAATGTTTTTGGCGAGCTTTGCAGTGCAACATCTTCGATCACTACAAGGTCTGGACGATTGTTCTTGATACGGCTCTGGATCATCTGGCGCATCATTGTTGAGCGTTCCAAGACATCCTTGGTTTTACTCAGGTCGATCAGCGAGTGGTAAACAGTGTCGCCATCAATGGTACAGACACCCGTCTTGCCGAGAGCCTGGTCAAAAGCAATGATTTTTATAATAAACACTTCCTTTTTCTTTCTGGATGTGGTAAAATTCAAATTTGAAGAACACCTGCGTATCCCTTTTGGGAATTATTAAAACGGCGAGAATTAGTAGGGGCTTCCCGAAGTCCAGTAGAGAGACTGCTGGCAGAAAGGAGGCCCATATGATGATTGACTTCGACACCATGTCTAAGTTCGTTCAATTCGTAGCTGCTTTGGTGACTATCGCCAAGTTTGCTATGGAAGTAAGCCAGCCCCGGGCATAAGCGGGGCCAATTGTCCGATTATTCACTGAAGCTCCTATGCAAATTAGAGAGCGGAAAGTCGCAACGTGGGTGTTCTTCTTATTTGTGAGTTTCCTCATATCAACGCGCAATTGCAATAATTGTGCGCTCATAAAAGGGGCAGAGCCCCGAAAGACTCTGCCTCGTGTAAATGCTATGTATCAGCCCTCGTTAGGGAAGATCAAAGAGAACATGTCGCCATTCTCGTCGGCCAGAACATCGAAGGTCATGGTCAGAGAAACGGGATCGCCGGTGTTCTGCCAGGACAGCTCGAAGCCGGCCTGAGGAGCAGCCTTGTACCAGATGGGATGTGCCTCGATGATGTCGTCGCTCTCAGTCTTGTAGGGAATGGAACCCTCGACACGATAAGCCTTGGGGAAGTGACGGCTATCCAGGTGCACAACCTGAGCGGCTGCCTGCTTTGCGTAGTAATAAACAATGTAAGCAGTATTCTCAGTTGCTTCAGCAACGGTAACCTCAGTGCCGCCCTCAGTAACAGTAGCGGTGACCTCGGTGCCCAGATCGTCATCAGCCTTAAAGACCTGAATGGCGGTGGTGCCAGCAGCAGTAGAAATGGTCAGCTTACCAGCCTCGGTGCAGGTGACCTTCTCGCGCTTCAAGAAGTTTGCGGTGGTGCCCAGGTCGTTGCCAGACAGCATCTGGAAGACCTTGACGGGGTAAACCTGTGCCTCGATGGTCAGAGTGCCGGTACGAGAGCCGTCAAACTGCACGCGGTTAGGTGCGCCCTGGCCGCCGGTTGCGAACACGCGGTCACCCTCAAAAGAGGTAGAAGTGACGTTAGCCCAGTCAACATTCAGGAACAGCTTCTTGGTGGAGTAGTCGACCAGCATCAGATCGGCGACCTCGCGGTTGGCGAAATTTGCATTCTTGTTAGCCATAATTGTTATCCTCCTATAGTTTCGTTTTCTTTGTCAATTCGCTCTATCCATTTTGACGGATCGTATTTTCCGCCCCAAACGGAATAGTTCATTTCGGCGATGTTTAGTTGTTTTGCGCGTAATAGCTGGGAGAACGTATCTCGTATCTGCCCAACTGTCAGCTCAAAGATGTTTGAATAATTCAAACTTGGATGAAAAGTGCATAAAAGAGAAATCATGTTCGGCAGCTCGAAATTCGGGTCTGCCTTTTTTGTTTGTTTGAACTTTTTCTTCTTCTTTTGGAACTTCTCATAAAACAAGCGATCTTTTTCGGTCTTGAATTTTGGAGCTTCTTCAGGGATGTCGCTTTCGTCGATATCAACCATCTGCAAGCAAATCTTTGTTACGGTTGAATAGTTGTTTCTGTCGATATAGCCACCGATAGAAAATCCTTTTTTGCCGTTATTTTCTTTGTCGATAAAAATTGCTCGATGCTGCTCGTCCCACTCCAATTCCCCAGAAACAAAAAGACCCAGGGCCGAAATTAGTTCAGCCCTGGATTCATCTGTCGATGTAAGAATATCAAACATCGCAATATTTGCTTTTTGCTCACTTGTCATTTGCTCCCAGATATCTGGCATTTTCATCATAGTTGCCGCATCGTGGTAGTATTTTTCTGGGGTATATAAAAATAATGTCAGTGCGTATTGATACTGGGTGTATCCTATCTTCAAAATGTCTTTCAGAAAAGGGGAGTGGATTCGCCCAACATCTTTTAGCTGCACGCCATATGGGCTCAGATGATCAAGGTACGATATTTTTCTCATCAGCGAGCCCTCCTAAAAGAGCCAACCTGATAAACAAGTATTCGTCCGTAATAGCATTGCGCTGGCTTATAGATGCTGCTTCCAGCCTATTCAAGCGGTCCAATTCCAAATTCTTTGTTTCCATTCAGAAGCTTATCAATATCACTGGCCAAAATATCAATGCGTGTCCCAGCCTGTCCTTTCCGATGATATGTCTGCATAAGGTTTTTACTGCAATATGCAAATACGTAAATGGTCATCATCGTAATAGAATCACCGCTGGTTTGTTCTGGCACGACCTCAACACACAAAAACGTTTTTGAGTTTTCCTGCGTATCTGGAACATACTCATACTTAAACACGCATCCACCTTCACCCGACCCATTCTTACCAAGCAGAAGAGTTTCGGGATCGTCGATATTATCTGTATTGCCCAATAGGACATCAAGGACATTTTCGTCATTGATCAACTTGGAAACGACCCGATTTTTGAATACCCCGATCTCATCGAGATTCATATCAGATCACCTCCAATTCGATTTTTTCGGTAAGGCCGGCTGCTTTAACCGTCAGTACCACGACTTGTCCAATCAACTTAGAATCATCCACACAAGTGATCTTGCACTTTGCACCGGTCGTAGTCGTATTACCGCCTTTGAAACATACTCCCGCAGGAGTACAATCACCGGTAAGCGTCCATTCTGCGCCGTCGTACACTTCGCCATCGATTTTTGCAGTAAACAGCTTGCCAAATCCGCCCGTTGGGATGGATGGTTCGCCCGTATACTCTATCGAAAGCACTCTGTCGTCTACGGTGTTATCGTCAGGATAGGTGATTTCCACGTTATCGGAAGCATCTTCAGGCACATAATTGCAGATCATTTTCTCTACATTGTCTGTTTCTGCGTTGTAAAGATCCTGTTCAACGTTAAACGAGAGGAACCCGATCTGGTCATTATCATAGTCAATTCGGCCAGTCATCTGGTCAATCGACGTGATTCGATAGGTCTTTGGTTCTCCATTGACGATCTCCAACATCAGCCGTTTTCCAATGTTCAGACGGGCAGAATACTCGTCGAACGGGGTTTGAATGCGGAATTCACGGGTTGAATAACTCATTACCTTATTCTCACTCAGGTTGGAGTAATACGGCTTTTCCACAGTTGCCCATAGAGATACGATCTTTTTTGTCTGGTCATCCTGCCACACGATTTGTTTCTGGCAGATCTGAATGCGGCCGCGCACGGTAATCTCATCGTCTGCATCACGTTCTGTAATCAGCCAGTGGCTCTTACCCCAGTACATAATGCTGCCGATCTCAAAATCCTCACCAGGTCTTGTGCGGAATATTTTCTGGTTTGTAACAGTAGATGATATAATATTTACCCAGCGGGGTACGTCATCTATCGTTACTTCTTTATAAGAAGGATTGACTGGCGCTAAAAAGCGCGTATCATGGAGTGCCTTATTGATCACCCTGTCGCGCTGTGTCTCTCCATCCTGTTTCAGCATGGCTCTATATTGAGATCTTGTCATATCCCACCGCCTTACTGTGTCCATTCAGAAACACTGTTTGACTTAAAGGAATACAAGTTCATCTCAGCAGTCAATTTACGCTGCGACTGCGCCAAAAGGTCTTTCATCTGCTCCAGTAGCTTAGCAGGGGAGAAGAAAGAAAAGTCCTTGGTGCTCATAGCGTTCTTCAAAGCGTCAGAGTTGTAAACATACGGCTCCAGCCAATGCACAATCATGCTCAACGCCAGAATACTCTGTTCCTTGCGGGTCAGAGTAACATTGAACTGCTGCAGCTCATCATCATAGTCAGTCAGGTCTTGCACGCAAATGTCAGCAAAATCATCAATGGCGGCCTGAAGCAAGTCGCTCTCTGCATCTGCAAACATCTCGTCAGTATATCCTTCCTTGTCATAATCTCGAATGCGCCCACGACAGCGGGCATAGATACTTTCAAAAGTGGTTGCCATGACCCGCCTCCTTTACATCAAATTGTGTCTTCCAACTCAACAGACAGGGAGTCCTCCAGCGCCTTAATCGCACTGCGGCTGTCCAGCTCACCGGTTTCGATCTTTTTCTTAGCCTCAGATGCAATCGCATCCTTGGTGCCGCCCGGCAGTGTCGGGACGATCTTCTTAATCTCATCGGCGGGCATTGTAAACACGTCATTGAAGTTGTCGGTGGTCAGACTATTTTTGTAATAGCGCTCAACGCCAAGCTTCTTGATAATGGCGGGATCATCGATCAAAATCCAATTTTCCTCAAAGAACCGGCGCTGATTACCGCGCATAGAAACCAGCTCGCGATACTCCATTTCCTGAACATCGCCAAAAGCCTCCCACTCAACGGTATAGCCTGGATTCAAGGTGGACTTATAGATTAGATTACCAGCTGTGCCATTGCGGCACTCCACCATGGTCTCGTTTGTAATTTCGACTACGGGCTCGGTCGCTACTGGAGCAGCAGCTTTCGCGGCTGTAGTCTTAGTTGTACGTCTTGCCATTCGTTCCTCCTATTTAATAAAAGAAGCGGCAGGGTTGTTGCCCCACCGCTATTCAACTCAAATTATCGATCAGGCCATCTTATATGCGCCGAAGTCACGATCAAACACAATGGCAATGCCGGTGCGCTTCATCATCAGGAACTCCTGGCTCATATCGGCGTTGTTCATCGAGGTGCCCATCAGCATAGTGACATCACCCTCGGTAACGCGCTTAATGGGCTTGGTGTCGCCAGCAAACACGTACAGGGTCTTGTCATCCAGGATGAAATCGGTGGTGCCGGTGGCGTGACGCTGCTTCACAGCAATCAGCTCAGTACCATTGAAGCGGCCAAAGTGACCCATTGCGTACATATCTTCCTTGGCGGAATCAGACACAACGGCAGTCTTGATCTGACGCAGAGCCTTACGGGTGCCAACAATCACAGCGGTCTCGCCAGTAGAAGCCTCAACGTGCTCGATCAGGTCCAGCAGCTTGTCCTCGTCAAAAGAGCCGGTCTCAATGTAGGGAGCATTCAGCTTGCTGAACATGCCAACGAATGCAGCATATGCAGAATCCAGCTCATCCTTGGTGAAGGACTTGGAAACGATATCAACAAACTTGTTAAAGTCGATACGGCCAGCCAGAACACGGTTCAGCTCCTCGTAGATCTTAATAGCGTGCAGCTGAGTATTGACGGTGATGTCAGTACCAGCTTCCAGACGCTGACGGCGCACGCCCTGAGTACCCTCGGCGATATCGGCAACAGCAAACAGGCACTCGCGCTCGATGTGGAACTTGGGAGTGTCGCCCAGAGCCAGGTTGCGATCCTCGACCATGTTCATAAAGAACTCGTCGCCCTTCAGACCTTCCTCAGAAATAACATTGACCAGCTCCTCAACAATAGCGAACACCTTGGAGCAGCTGCCATCACGCAGAGCCTTAATGTCCAGCTTGGTGGAACCGCCATTTGCCTCAACCAGAGCCTTGCGCAGAGCCTCCTGGGTGTCGTTCACAGAATAATCACCAGCAACGTGGCCCTTGTAGCCATCGAGAGCCAGCTTGACCAGATTAGAATCAATAGCCATGGTATAAACCTCCTATAATAAAAATGGCCGCCCGCTTTAAACGGACGGCTTTATGTTGATTTCTTAAAACTTCGGAATCACTTCAGGGTGATCATGTAGTAGGTATAGCGACCATCGCCAAAACCAACAGTCTCAACGAAGTCAATGCAGCCAAAGGTCTTGTCATCAGCAGCTTCCTGAATCTTGATCTTGGTGTCATCGGCAGCAAAACCGACATACTTGCCCTTTGCGGGGGTGCCGTTAAATGCCTCGGCAGTAGCAGAGAAGCCACCCTTAGAAACATTCAGAGCATAAACACGCACGGGCTTGCCAGCCTCGTTGACCCACTCGGGCAGATAGTGTGCCACGGTCTGATCATAGAACAGCTCAACGCCAGCGGTCAGATACAGGTCAGCAACGGTGGAAGTTGCGGTGGGAGCGGTAGCCTTATAGACCTCGCGACCCAGCTTCTCGCCCAGAACAACCAGCTGAGCGTTATCGATCTCAGCAGCATCGGACTTCTTGTAGAAAATAGCACTCTCCAGCTGAGCACCATCCAGGGTGCCACCCAGCTTGTCAATGCGCACAACAGCATGCTTATTATTAGCCATAATTATGTACCTCCTAATTTTTGGTAAATTACTTATTGCCGAGATAGTGTTCGATCAGACCACCATACGCGACATCTGAACCGTTCTGGGTGCCACCCACGCCAAAGCGGACAGTTCCTTTGTTGTTTTTATTGGGAACATAAGAAAACTCAGCACTCTTACGGCCAACCAGCGCATAGCACTTAGTCTCCAGATCGGAGTAGCTGATCTCCTTGTTCTCTTTCAGTGCGATATACTCAGCATCTGCGCCAAGCTTCTCGTCAAAGGTGGCAAACAGAGCGTTGCGCTTTGCTTCCATCTCAGCGGCTTTTGCGTCAGCTTCAGCCTGCTGATATGCTTCTAGCTTTGGTTTGATCTCGCTAACTTCATTGGCCGCTTTAGTAAAGCTGTCAGACAGTTCAACAAGTTTGTCAGTCAAAGTAGAAAACATAGTGATTAGGCCAGGCATTACGTCGCCATTATCCCAGTCCTCATAAATAACTTTTTTGCGTTTAATATTCTCGTACTCCAGAACAACATTGTCACCGTTCATAGAGTAGGGAATACCCATCAGTTGATATGTGCCAGAATCGGTTACAATAACTTCGCTGCCCTGAATATCAGTAAGCCAATACTTAGGAATCATGCATTCATTGTCCCAACGAGAAGGAACCTGAACCTTAAGCAGCGCATTATAAACTTCATCACGAAGCTGATTAGCGGTCAAAGTAAATTCGCTGGACGTAGCGGGTTCGTCTTCTTCGGCTGGCGCAGTATTCTCAGCGGGAACCTCAGTTGTTGCATTTTCTGCACCTTCTTCAGGTGCGGCGTTTTCGGCAGGAGCAGCCTCAGATTCGGTCTTTGTCGCAGTATTCTCTGCGGCGGGAGTCTCAATCTCAGGATTCTCCACAGCGCCTTCTGCCACGGCATTTTCAGTCATAGCAGGATTCTTTTCATTTTCATTCATTGGCGTTGTATCTCCTTTCTCCTCATCGGATGGATTATCATTTTGCGCAGTATAGTTCTGCTGAATTGCTTGATACTCATAGAGCCGATCGCGGATCTGAGCAGTAATATCTTCAACAGAAAAATTGGCAGTAACGCAGCTGCCTGTCATAGCGGGCTTGATACTCGGATCAGTCGTAGACAGAATGCAGCAACCGTCAAATTTAAAAGACCCCACAGGAACGTTGCCGTTCTTATCTGCGGGGCCACAAGCCATATCGGTCAGCTCAACACTGTGATTCTTCGTACCATCACGGGTGAAAATATCTACAGGATCGCTAAATTTTGTCCAAATCAAACCATCAACACGCAAATACTCCCGTTCAATACCGGTGCCGTCATCCTTAACGATCCAGCGAGGATTACAAGATTCAGGGATAACACCATAAGCTTGACCAGCATAGACGTACTTCACGTCTTTGTCGGTGATCCGCAGTTCATGTTCATGTCCTTTAAAGTCCTTGTCTTCCTCGTCAAGTTCATCTACAACGTAGCCCAGGATCGGCGTATTACGGATTGTCGGTACTGCTTTGTTGATCGCGTCTTTTGTGAAACTTGTCTTATTGAGGTTTGCTCCAGTGTGCATTACATCAATGCTGACATCAATGAAGCGAAAATCAGAAGATTCGTATTCGCCCTTCTTAATAAAAGAAACCGGATATTGTTGATTCATTCTGTTTTCACCTCCTCGTCAGCAAAATAAAAGCCCTGGCGAATCGCAACCTGCAACTCAGCCAGAGCATTTTCAAACACAGAATCGTATACAAAAACATACTTGTTTGTTGGGTCTATTCGTAGCATCAGAGCGCCACGGTCGGTCAGGAACTTTGCCATCCCGGCGGAGTGTGCTCCGTGTACGATAACTTCATAAATCTCCTGACTCATCTTATGCCTCCTGTCTATCGGCGCTTACATTGCCAGCATCAGACAGGCCCTCGCCCTTACTTGCATTTGTTGGGCGGCCACCTTCATCCCCGGCGGAACCGGACTGAGTATTGGAGCTCTTGAGCGGTGTTTCACCAGCACTAAGTCCCAGGATTTCATTTTCAAGATAAGTCATGTTCTCATAATCGCTACCCGCATAACCAGTAGTTGCAAGAGCGGCGGTTCGAGTCGGCATACCATAGGTGGCATCCTTGAGATATCTTTCATGCATCTCAGTCACGTTATAATGAGTGACTGGTAGGAAGTTTAGGCGGAACTTATAAGAACTGGAAACGCTCTTCAGCTTGCGATTGATCCAGCGCTCCAACTGTCGCATCACCGCAAACACGATCTCCTGGTCATTCACGGTACACAGCTGCAGGGTAGTAGCAGAAGGATCTTCGCCACCGCCGAACAGATTCTTATTCACGCCAGCGCCTGTAAAGAATGTGGCCTCAGCATTTGCGACCTCTTTAGAGTCACTGTTCACGCCGCTCTTTTCAAAGTTCCAGCTACTGATCTTCATGGGAGTAAGAATTGCGCCAATATTCGGCGGAAGTACATTACTCATCATGTCATAGAACTCTTTTGCTGTATCATAGTCGATCAGGAAAGAGCCGTCAGCATCATTCACTGGAATCTCCATTGCCAGCGCCTTATAGTTATTGGTCTCACTTGCGTTTTTACTGATGGCACGGTAGTCTTCAATATCGGCAAGCGCACTAAACAAACTCACAAATGGGGGAATGGGGATATAATCGTGCTCGTTTACTTTGATGCAGATGGATTTGGAACTGTCCAGCTCTTGCCACTTGTAGTTCTGCGAGTCAGCCTTATATTGGTTATACATCGTCTCAAACTCTGGCGGATAGTTGGGCAGCTTGTCTTTGTTGGAATCAAAATAAGAAAAATCAAAAGCAAAATTATAAACGCCGTCTTCAATGCTGCTTATTTTACAATAGTCGGCATCAAGATTTTGGAAAGCAAAACTGTCATTTGTCTCCCACGCATAGCCATAGTAAACATCATCGCGGAATGCAATTGTCAGTATCTTCGTAGCTTCGTGCGGGATATTCATCAGCTCAACTGCTGTTACAGCGGAATAATATGCTTTCTTAAATTTATTGGCGTTAATTGTCTTAGAGCGATCAAGTCCATACGGAGAGATCGTGTAAGAGTATGTAGACATATTCGCAAAATACTGAATCAGTCGGCGATAGTAATTTGAAATATTGAATAGATATTTACTCATATTTCGTAGCTGCTTCTCATAGTTGGCTGGGTTGCCAAGATAGGTTACGATCTGATTTTTCGTATATTTTGTATATGTTGGATTTGTGTCGGTACTCGATGCTAGATTACGGATACCGATATGTGACAGGTTCGCATAAACGCCATTGACAAGATCCTGATATGTTACATAAGAGGTCTTACCATCTTTGGCATTTGTTACGCGGACCTTTTTCTGCATTTTATCTTCAGCCATTACAGTCCTCCCTTCTTTAATACAGGCGCTCTAAAGTTAAACGTGAGCGAAGTTGGCTTTTTATTCTTCTTCTCCATGCTTCGTTCAACTTGCTGCGCAATGTAATAGTTGTAAGACAGGGAAGAGTAGCGGTCTTTACGGCAGCCGGATTTCTCCTTGACTTTGATAACGTTATTCACGGTTTCGTAGCCCAGATTTACAAGCTCGTTTACAGCAAGTCCGGTATTGATATATGGCATCTGTAGTGCGGCTCGTTCAGTAGGCGACATTTTATCATAGCCTTTATAGATTTTGCGCAACTGGTCTTCACATCCGTACTCACTCTGAAGCAGATGGATACGTCCTTGCTGGAAACCGCTGCGTAATCCAATGGCTACATCGCTATTAAACTGGGAGCTGCCCATAATAGCCTAGATGACCTTGCGAGCATTTTTGTCAGCACAGCGAGATGCGATTTCTTGATTGTTACAGCAGCTAATCGCAGGATACGTTTCGCCTGTTTCTGGGTCATACATATCGCGCATTAACAGGTCGACCAGAGGTAATCCAACGCCTCTACAGTCAACCCCGATATAATCACAGTTGAAGTAATCGAAATACCGTCGCAGTTTTAGTGCCTGGTCTTGCGCACTCATACCCTCAACGTTCTCTGAATAGACAAAGTTGCTGGTATAGCGCCCTGATTTATTCGGCAGCATACAGTTCAAGAATATACTGGTTGCGTCGTTGTCGTTTTTGCGACTGCTCATCAATGCAATATCGGCAGTAAGAATTCGCACTTCACCATTTTTCTTTTTCGGCACATCCATAGCAGCTTGATTAAGTAAAAGATTCGGTGCGTAGAACGCCTTTTCAATGACGCGCGTTTTGTTGATGTCATCAAATTGAAATAAGCCGCCTTCGGTAGCACCAAGCCACTTACATTCGTTCTCCATTGCAAATGTCAAATCAGAAAAACTGGATTCACTCATTTCATCTTCTACAGCCTCCTTCAACAGCAAGCCGCTCTTGATTGACATTTGATACGGGAAGGATACGCAGAAATATTTTTTATTAAAGTCGATCATATTTACGAAGTAGTCCTGACATTTTTCATAGCTCCAATGGTTTTGGAACCAAGCAGAACTTAGATAGAATTCTTTATTTCGCTCTGCAAGATGTGCATATTGTGGCTTGTCCAAATATCCAGGATGACGAACAATATTCAGGAACTTCTTCAAAATCAAATCAATAACATCTTTAGATAGTAATCTATATTCATCACAGATAAGAAGTGTAGCTCGACTACCACGACTGCTATCTGTTGCAGTGACAACTTTGATATAGCTACCGTTCCTAAATATAATTTCTGCCTTTTGATTATTGATATCGACCTTTTTGATTTCAGATCGTAGAAGGGGACTATTGGGGTAGATCTCCTTCATTATCTTTTCATCCAAAATACTGATAGATTGGCTTCTTACCTTACAGGCAATACAAACCTTGGAACCAGGCCATAGAATACATGTAATCACACAGAAAACTGCGGTTAGAAATGACTTACCAAGGCCACGAGCAGCAATGAAGCAGAAGCCGGTACATCTTACCATCAAAAACAATAGTAGCTCTTGGAATGGCTTCAATGTCAGGTTTAAATAGTCTTTTGCAAACCGCTGAGGATTCGCCCTATAAAATGACGCCCTCAGGGCAACTGCGTTCATTATTTTTTCTGATTTTGTATTCGCTACTTCCTTATCTGTTAATTTCTCTTTACTCATGCGGAACCACCGCCTTCGCCAATACCGAAAATAGTTTCGCGGAGGCTAGTATCTGTGGCATCGTCCTCATTTGTCTCTGGTTTATGAGCAGTATATCGTTCAAACTCTTCGTCAAATTCGTCTTGATATGGATTCTTTAAGTTGAACATCTTAAGCAACGTGCCCAACACCCATACTCTGAAATACTTACCGATACCATCAACGTCCTGCCACTCTGGCGACGGCTCTGGAATCGGTTCTTCCTCTTCCTATTTCTGAATCAGCGTGCCAAAAGTATTCGTCTCAGCCAGTGCGTTATCGTTCGTCTGGTTCGGCTTGATTTGGGCAGAACCCATTAGGTTTTGTAGGTTATCGTTTGCCTCTTTGATCTTTTTGGTATCACCAGTGGCATCAGCCTTATCGCAATTAAGTTCTGCCTTTGCAATGCGTTTGAACAGAATTTCTTGTGCGGCCGTCTTACATTCATGTCTAGTGATAAGATTTTGATAGTGCTCATCAAGGAATAAATAATCTTTTTCATCCAGACCAGTACCCCAGAATTTTCTCATCTTCAGAGTGACCTTTGTCCCCTTTGTATCACCGGCAGCCAAAGCGTCTTTTTTCTTCTGGTCGATCACATCGTCATAAGATTTATCTGCATACTGACGTATATTAAGCCGTCCCATATAGGTGTTAATTTTTAAAGCAGATGCCACAGAATGTTCTGAAGCGTCAAGCAATTTATCATTTACATAGGTATCGAACATCATAGCCAGACGGTCAATCGCTTCATCTTCATCGTTATACTTCTTAACATAAAACTCAAACATCTTCTCACGGCACTCATTGCACCACGGGAGGTATCCGTCGTTACCAATAAACCATTGACTCTTCGTTTTTGAGAAATTACCTTTGCGCACGTCATAGATTTTTCCGCAACACATACATTTACCACCACTCCAAGAGGGCGGAACCTTGATACGAGGCGGTTTCTTATCTGCGGCAACTCTGGCCATAGCCAATCACCACCGTTCCATCGTCCATCATATCATCGAAGCGATATTTGATCTGATCCTATAGTTTTAAAACTTCATTCAGTTTTTTCGTCTTGCGGAATTTTGTATATACAGAGCCGGTTACCGGGTGCTCTCCAATCTCTTCGTAAAAAATTCCCATAGCGCGAACAAACAGCGCTGTCCGTCTGGAATAGCAGTAGAAGTAATCGCCTCCTAAATCTTTGTGATATTTTTCTTCCATCTCTAATTTGGAACCCTCCTTTTTAACTTATTTTTGTGGGTACAGGTATGCGAGTTGAACGCATCCAAACACAGCTTATGAGGCTGGTCAGCACACCGGCGCTGTCACCTGCGACATATAAAAATGCCCCAGGCCGTAGCCCAGGGCATCAAAATCTCTATTAAATTACTATCTTTGCTGGCTTCTCCAGCTTGACATCGTACAGACATTCTAGGCCGCTGTCATCGATTACAGCCACTGCCTGTTGCGGCACATCATTCTTGCGCAGTCCAATTGCGTAGGAATCGCTGCCACAAACGCAGCCGCTCTCAATAACCTTCGCACCATGCACCGTTGTCATGCCGTTTGTGTGGCGGTGACCAAGGAACGCCATGTCAATTGGCTGCTTCACCATCAGTGTCAGGTGCTCAACGACGTTAGCAGGGGAGTCTTTATCTCCATGTGCGTACATCACAAGACTATTCCTAGCTTTAAAGCCACCAAAGGTCGGATCGAGCTTCTCTGTTTTAATATCAATGCCAGCCAGATTTTGCAGCCGTGCCTTCATATAGAACGGGATCAGTGCCTCAAGTTCATCGCCTGCTACCTGATCCTCTTTGCTGGGGAATACTCGTGAATGATTGCCACTCACAGAATACACGTCAATATGCTGGCATACCTCGTACAGTGTAGCAACAAAATTACTTACCAGCTCTGCAGCCGTCATAACCTGCTCAATGCTGTTTTCATTGTTCTGCACGCGGGTATTAACATGGATATGCCCATTGATCAGGTCGCCCAACAGCAGCACATGAATCTTTTCGGCTGTATGTCGCGCTACGATATTGAACACCTGTGCAGCATAACTCTCAAGCCTAGCTTTCAAGATATCTTTGTTGAACTTATTCCACGCCGAATCAATACCCGCGCCAGCATGTAAATCAGACAAACACACAATCACATCGTGACCGCTGTCTTCGTATTGCACAACATTCAGAAAGTTGTCAGGGTTATACGGAGCAACGTTCTTCAGAATCAATTCCTTAACGGATTCGGCACGGGCAACATCGCGATACACTTTGTTTGCTGCATTGCGTTCATCTTGTAATTTGATCTTTTCAATCTTCAGTCGCTGTAGTTCATCCTGGATTGTTTCTTCGTTGGCGTGATCAATAGCGTAGTCATAACCATCTTTCCACGACTTATAGGTCTTGCGGTATCTGCATTCGCCATAGTCTGAGCCGGTTGCTTCATTCAGCAGTTCTGCTGCCTGATTCTAAGTCAGCTTACGTTCGCTGCATGCCTCACCAATCCGCATCATATATTCATCAAAGGTCTCGCCGTCCGCTTTCTTAAATTCGTCCATGCGCCACCTCAGATCTCAAAATTGGTGTTGGTACGCTGGGTGCGGTTCAGTTCGCGTAGCGCCTCTTCTGCCTCGGGATTGCCAGGCAGCTGAGTCAGCACAGACTTGATTTCCTCCGCATACCAGTGATGAACGGTACGAGTGATATGGACACCGGGAATAACCTTACGCAGATACTCTGCCTCACGCTTAGTAATTTCAACCATTATAATAAATCTCCTTTGTAATTTATAATCGAAAGGGAAATATACAACACCCTTTCATATATTAAGAACTTAAAGTTCATTTCGGTCGTTTGTTTCGATTCGCATTCTTTTTCGCTAGACGTGCCTGTTCTTTCTTTGCCGCACATCCTTTGCAATATCTGCTGGCATTTGGCTTTTCTGAGTGATACTGTTCGCCACACACGATGCAATAACATTCCTTCGGGTCAAACAACTCTCGCACTATGGCGCTTAGATTCAGCCGATTGTTTTCAAGCATCACATTGAACGTGTACGCAATCGTGTCATTCTTATCAAGGGCAAAATTTGGGTACTGGTATAAGCATCCAATGTCGTCAGTGCCGGTTCTGTTCAGCAGGTGATAGTCGTCAGAGATCTCTTTCATGCCCCGCACTGTATTATAGCCGTCGTCCTAGTTCTTCCCAGCGCAATACATGATCTCTGTCTGCTCTTCAAAGCAGCCACCAAAACGTTTCATCTTAAACTCAGTATCCAAGGCAAAGGTATCACTTCCATACAGTCGGCAGAAGAATATTACCCCAAACAGAACACGTAATTGTGCGTAGTTGATATGATACTTTTGGCGCGCCTCTGTGATATAGTCCAGATCTTTCTGATAAAGCACAACTTGATGTACGTCAAGTATGGGCGCGTTATTTTTACGGCCTCTGCTGAACGTCTGGATCAAGTGGCTACGGTCATAGCTGACAGACTCAGGATTTTTCATCCGCTCATAATAAATGGTGGCGCATTCAATAGGGGAGAGGGAGGTTCGCTTCAGCAGATTTCGCAGCATCAGATTTGACTCGTGATAGTCCTGCCAATGATCGAGCAGCATATTCTCATTACAGTAGAAAGTTGTATATGCCATTTAACCTCCTTACTCGATTGGTATAATTTCGCCATCAATATAGCGGCAAAGTTGTCCATGTGCATTATAGTATGGAGACATATATCCACTATGTAGCCAATAATATATAACTCTTGTATTCTCATCATAGATAAGTTTCGTATTAGAAATACTATACAAAGAACTTCCATTATAAACAGCTTTATCGCCTACATTGTTTTTACGCGGAATAGATGCCCAAATTCCAATACCTAAACATAAACATATTATAGCTATCAAAGTAATTATTGTTATTTTAAAACACCGATAACTCATTCTGTTTCATCCTTCTCATCAACTGCTTCGTGAACATAATTTGAAATACGCTCGAATTCGGTATAATCAAAATACATCTCGCCACAATCACCGCATACCATCGCCGTGATATCCGGCACATGAACCATCTGATTTTTATAAGTAAATTCGTGCTCCAGTCCAGTCTGCTTTGTCAACAAGCCGCCACATGTAGGACACTTGGTTATTTTCTGCAGTTTCTTTATTTTCTTCTCAAACCAACCCATATTATTTCACCATCGCTTCATATATTTTCGGTTCAGCCAGACTATATCGCTGGCCAAGATATTCGTACTCGCCGTTCGGATCGTGAACTGGCAGCTGAACAGGAACCGGCTTGATATTTTCGACCACACCAGCGCCGGCCATGTGCCACAAGAACTTCTTGAATTTATTGGGATACTTCTCATAGCAAAGCACTACAAGAATATTCGCCAGCTCTCTCACATCAGGACACACCAGCTTGCACTTGTTACGGTAGACATTGTAGATCGCCTGCCAGTTCGTTTCATATGTCTTGGCCTCTTCTTTGGTAATACGCGACTCAATGTCCTTATGATATAATTGCCAGTTGCGGCATTTCTTTTCGAACTCAAGTTGTTCCTTACGGCATTTGTTGAAGTCCAAGAAAATGGCCTCGATCTCGTCAAAGACTGCCTGGTCATAGGAGACCTCTGGGTCGTACATGATATGCCAATCAAAGCTGCCTGCGGGCTCTTTGCGCCACCGTACACCGCGCTCCCAACGCTCCAGACTCATGCAAAGCAGGTTCATATTGCTATGTGCCTTGCTGAGATTATGTAAACGTGCGTAGTAAGGACCTGCATACTTCATAAAGTAGGGTAGGGGACGACCATAAGCTGCTACATTACGCGGGATCGGATACAGAACACCGGTTTTAGCATAATCGATAGCTTTTCCGTTGCAGATGCTCAAAAGCGAAATATTATCGTGATAAAGCTTCTTGGTCTTTTCCATGGTCGGAACCTTATTATGGTATGCAGTTGCGTAATTTGAAATCTCGCCAATAGAACTCTTCAATCCGCGAATGGTGCAGGCGACTTTGTTCTTCACAATATCACATTCTGCTAACGCAGTGATCTTATCTTCAACATCGAGTGTAATAGGGATATTATCAGGAACACCACTCATCATCAGTGGATTATCGATGATTAGAACCAGGTCGCCGTCAAAATCAGAACCATTGAGTCTGGAAGCCACGATGGATTTGATATTTACCATAGCAACATTCTGAAGATGGCTGCAGTATTTGCGGGTGTATTCGTTGTCTACAGCCTTGGCCTTTACATGCTCGGCAACAGAAATATGGGGATTGCGCTCAATTAAGCGGTTTCCCTCCATCACACCACGACGATCAAAGCTGTAGAATTCACCGTCTTCAAGGCAGCCAGTCACAGGAAGGCCACCAATATGCTGTAACAGTGCAATAAGGTCAGGGGCCCAGAACTTAAAAGTAGCATTCATCCAAAGCCGACCGCACTTCATCTCATTGCGATATTTATCAAGCAGCGAGTGAATATAATCTTTGATTGCCGGCTCTTTTACCATCACTGGGTTGCGCAGGGCAGCAGCCATGTAATGATTCATTGGGTCGTTGTTCTCAGCAAGTAAACCAAGGAAGCAGTATGTATAAATCGGGTCGCCTTTGACAATATTCTGATACCAGGTAATGCTGTCATCAGCTAGATGCTTAAAAGACTCATTGTCGAGCTGTAGATCTTGAATAACCTGATAGTTACTACGGGTGGAAAGCGGTTCTTGTTCAAGCGTAAAGTTCCATTTAGCCACACCAAGGCAGTTATCGTACTTCTTGAAAAGTTCCCAGTATCTCTCCCAGTCAGAATAGGTACCAGTTTTCTTGAAATATTTGAGACCCTTGTACATTGAAGCAGTAATAATAATCATTGGTTCGCTGCCAGGTGTTACATCATATTCCATGCCCCAGATGTCCTTGATTTTTGTAACGCCGTTCTCTTCAAAAAAACGCTCGTAATCAATCTCGTGTAAACAACCCTTGATATATGGAGCACGCAGAATCAAACTGTTCATCCGTTCAGAAGTGCCGATACGCTTTTCAAATTCGCGCATGATACTTGGGTGGCAGATTCCAGCACCATCAAATGCGTTGATATCAATGTCGACTGTTTTTGTGGCGATATCTTTCTGAGTCCAAGTACGTTCTTTACCTGTTTTGCGGTCATTAAACGTCACAGTCTTGTCTACCAGATACTCGATCCACTGATTTTTGATCGTTGTCATATAGTCTGGAACAACAATCATTTTGGGGTACCAGTTCTCCAGGCAGTGGCAGCTGCTCAGCATCAAACCACGATAAGCATAATACTTACTCAGGACGGTTGGTGTTTCAGAAAAATCTAGTTCCATGCTTACACGGCGGTCGAGTTCAGGGTAGATATGTCGCTCAACAAAACTTAACATGCTCTGACGGACCATACTTGCACTACGTTCACAGAACAGATATTTTTGGCCATTAAATTTGAATCCATGCTCTACTAAATGATCGATAGCATCAGGGTGGTTCTGGCCGCCTGTTGCATCAACAAAGATAATAAAGCGCTGGAATTTATTCTAATCATCGGAAATGAGCCGAATCTGTCTAAACAGCATATCGTCACCCTGCAAGACCTTATACTGCTCCATCTCTTCTGGTGTCAGTTTGAAATTATAGTTATGAGAAACGATATAATTCAAGTTAAATTTTAGTACGCTATATAATGGTGGACTAAACAAATAATATCACTCCTCAATGAATCAAATTATTCCAGTGGTCGTTAAAGTGGTCATCGCCGTCATCTTCACCATCGCCGCCACCCATATCATCGTCGCCATACATGATCTCATCGTAGGCCGCCAGACACTTACTGATAAACACAACTAAAATGGGCGTAACCACCAGGGCAGTAAAGAGCACACGTCCTAGAATCTGATATGTAAGCACAAATACAACAAGCATTTCTGCGATAGTAAACATCCAATCAACAAAGTCAACGGAACTTAAAACACCAGCGATAAGTACCATCAGCGGAATAGAGTTAACGCGGATCTCCTGAATATCGTCTCGCTCTGTATCGTTCTCTCTGCCCGGCTTCTTAGGCTCTTTGTCCATACTATTGTGTACCTCCTTAGTCCTCGTCGTCGTCGTCCCACATTGTGCGCCGCTTCCGCCGCTCTGATTGCCGCTGGCGTTCGCCGCTTTCCTGAGCCTTCTCAACTTCCTGCAAAAACTGATTCTCGATCATACGCTGTTTGCGGGCGTTACGCATATAGCTGCTCTTAGATACCTTATCACGCTTGCGATCACTCATCGTCGCCGTCCTCCTCATCATAACCATAATCATCTGGGCAGTACATCTCATGGAACAAATATCGTGTCAAAGAAGGGGACATAGGTGTACCATCTTCCATCCACAACGTATCATAAAGCGATGCATTGCCGATCAGTTCCTGCTATTCTGCATATACCTGAATCGCGTCAAGGATATCCTCGTAAGTTACATCATAATCGCGCACAGCATCAGCTACGGCAAATCCAATATTATAAATATCCTGTTTTGAAAAGTCGTTTTCTTTCATATAGTTCCTCCTTATATCAGCGGCTCACAAATACATGGTCCTGTCAGTAAATCTATTTTATGTTCAAGTTCTGCGATCCGAGCTTGTAATTGATCAATCGCAGTTTGATACGAGGTTGTTGTTGCTCTTATAGTATCTATACGTTCTACTGCAAAATGCGACAGAGTATTTGCTTCATCGACTTTGATAATCGCATGGTTTACTGTATCGTGCATAGAAAATAAATGATTATCTATTTCTTCAACTCTTACAGTTAGCTCTTGTTCATCCAATATTTTCATCTCCTTTACAATAGACTTTCACAATAATATTCACTATTTGTATTGATATCTCCATTTATCAGTTTAAGATATCGTCTGTACATCTGTTCAGCATAAGGCCCAGCAATTTCGAATTCAAATCCGTTATTTAATAAGAAAAGTCTTACTTTCCTTTTAACTACAAACGTTTCATCTGGTTCTCCATAGCGGCAAACCGTCATATCGTCTTCGTCTATTTGAAATCTGAAATTATCAAATTCTATTTTACAATCATTTTCAATTTCGATATGTAATTGTAGGGCTGCTTGTTGTTGTACTTCTTCACTGATATATTTTTTCATAATAGACTCTCACAGTAACACTCATTGTGAATAGATACATTGTATTCTTCTTTTGGAAAATTTTTCGATATATAGTCTTTGATAAGCTTTTGTAAAGTTTCATCAGTAACTATGGTGTTATAATCAACCCATTTGTCGAATTGAATAGTGTGATGTGAATTGCCATGATTTACAGTGTCTATGGTCGATCCATTTTCAAATTGAATTCGTACAGGCTGCTTCCAATCTGATGGATATATGTATATCTTATCATCGGGTATCAATAATTGATTGTTCATATCGTGCCTCATAATAGTGATTCGCAGACACACTCGTTTTCTGCCTCGACAACATTAGGAATTGCAATCGTCCACAGTGTGTCGTGTCCCATTCCATAGTATTTTACTTCCGCTTGAACTTCACGCTGGTTACCATTTGCGTCAATGTAAGATACGATTTCGTTTGTGGTTCGCAGTGGTTTATCGCTTGGCAGAGCCCATGTGAATCCATCTTTCGCCCAGTCAAAAGTAAACTCGCCACTGTTGATATCATCGGGATATCTGTACTTACACCATCGCAACGTGCGATCATCATGCAGCGTATCAAATCTATTCATTGTTGGCACCTCTGTCATACCAAGCTGTCACACACGCATTCATCCCGCTGCACTTCTTTAGGCGCAGTTGGCGGTGTAAACTCAACCTCGCTCGGATCGTATGTCATCAAAGAACAGGCATCGATTCGCACATTCGGGAAGCACATGAACTTAAAGCATCGGTCAATATCATCAACAACAAGTGGCTTATCCTCTAAGTGCAATCCACGATAATTATCGGGAGGACAAGTAGTTGTTATCACGTGAATACTGTATTCTCCGCGAGCTCTGCTTTGTAAATCCACTATAAGGCATTGATGATCAACCCTATACCCCTAATATTGAATATCAAGGTTCCTTGCGATTTCCTTGATATAGTCCTGTGCACATAATATAGCCGTCCCGCCCATCGGCACCAAGATGTTACAGTTGTTCTTAACAGCGTATTCGCAGATCGCATATGTACGTCCACCGCCTCGTGGCGCTAATATTCTTTCCATATTTCACCCTCCTTACAATAGCGGTCTGCACACACATTCGCACTGTTGATCAGCCAGAGCATCACGGATTACATCGTCCAGACATTCTGGTGTGATGGAGAACTGCTGGAACAAGTCAAACTGATTGTTGTTCATCAAATAGTTCATGGTGATCCGCCGCATTTTGTTCTCTGAAATATACTTCGCATCCTCTTCACCATACAGCCGCACGATCTCCTTGAAAAATTCAAAAGTATCGGTCAGCGCCAGCCTATCGTCAAAATAGAATGTCGTATATTGTGCGCCGAATTTATCTTTATTGAATATATTCCAAAAATCTTCGGGTGATTTACAGATTGCGGTCTCCTTGCGATGCTTTTGCACAGTATCCATGCGTTCATACCAGTCACACACTGTGTCATAGATCGATGGCCTTACGAATAAAACGCGCATTATTTCTTCTCCTTCAAAAACTGTTTTTGAGTTATGATATTGCGCTCCATATTTCAACGTCCTGAGTTGGTTCCTTTTCTTATGGAGTCTAGCACCAGATGCATTTGCTAAGGCTCTATATGTGTTAATCAAATTATTTATTCTGTCTGTCATAATAAGCTCTCGCATATACATTCGTTTTCTGATTCTGGATAGTAGGGGATTGGATAACTGTATTGAGCCGCACGTCGATCTTCAGAGCAATTTCCTGGACGAAGTATATGTCGCGGATGAAAAGATAAGTCATGACCAAGCTCCCAGCGAAATCCTTGATAATCGAACCAGGTAGTATCTTGATTTTTGCTTAGAGTATCATAGAGATTGTTCATCACTTTATCGATTGTCATATACTGTACCCTTTGTTACTCATACGACCTTCGGTATCATCAGGTTTGCGCCGCGCTCTTTTACGAACTTGTCGATGAAATACTGCTGACCCTTCTGTCATGTTTGTTCTCCTATGTATTTCTTGAATAACTCTACTATTTGTTCGAATTCCGCTTCTTTGTAACGGTCATACAAAGCTTTCGCCAAACCGTCAATCGCTTCATAGTTCCAGTCGCCAGTAGGAGAGATGTAATCCATTAGTCGTAAGCCGTCTATTCTTACTTTTATCATTCTGCTGCACCCCTTAGTCTAACAGGTCAGCCAGTTGTGCTGTCTCGCTGCGTTCCGTCTTGTTCAGGTAGACATATCCAAAGTGCGGGTTACCAGCCAGACACTGAATTGCTTTACGCATTCCGCTGTTATTTTCAAACACGGCCTCGTCAGTCTGCTTCAGGTCACCATCAAGCCACAGCATAGATCCCTCACCAACACGGCCGAGTAACAGCTGTACATGCTCTTTGGTCAGATTCTCAGCCTCTGAAACCATAATAATTGCATTCTTGTAGTCGCGGCCACGAATAAATCCAAGGTGAGCTACTTCTACCTGCCCATTATTGATCCAGTATTCCAAACCAGCCTTGCCGCCCAAGTGATCAGCCAGAGGGCCAGCAAAAGAAGCAGCGCCGAGCTTCTCTAGTAGGGTACCGGGTAGTGCGCCCAGCTCCTTGGTATTCTTGACTTCGATGTTATTGCGAATCCAGATCAGCTTCTCAACTTTGTGCTTCTCGATCATATCAATAGCAGAGGACACCATAAGCATTGTCTTGCCGCTGCCGAATGTTCCAGCCAGCATTTTAACGGTAATATCGTCGTTCTGCAGCATATCAAATGCGAGCTTCTGTTGATCATTGAGTGGTTTTACGTCGCCAGTGAAGCGATTACTGATCTTTTTGTATTTGAGTGGTACATATTTCTTGCCATTCCATCGTAGCCAGCCTACCGCATTACCTGCCGGCATATCATCGTCTACTGTGTCTGGATCACGAACAATCAGATAGCCATTCACTGGAGTGTCAAACAGATTCTGATATGTATAGCCTTCATCGTGGGTCTGATATGCCATCGCCATGGCTTCCTCGCCGCCTTCATCAAGAGTGACTTCGGTCTAGCCAGTGTAGTTATTGTTGGCGCTTACTGCTGCATCGGGATAGGTGAATTCGATCGGCAGGTAAAGAATGCCGCTGGCAATATTGGCGCAACTTAGGTCGCTGGTAACGAACTTGAAAGAATCAATGTTGGCCTGGATCTGTCGCTGTGCTTCCGGGAGCCCGGCTTCAATCGCGTCATCCAGGTTGCGCTGCATCTCGTCCAGATACCAGCGGGCGGTTGCCATGATTGTCGCGTCGTTGTTGTCACTAATCGGTTTGCCATCCAGAATATAGAACAGGGAAGACATTGGGACTGCCACTACCATAAAGGTGTTGTCGTCGTGATGCTCGGCCAGCAGGCGGGTTACAGTACGGGCCTTATAGCGGATCTCTTCGCTCTTCTTGCCGCTTGTTTTGATCTCTTCCAGCTCATGCAGTGTCATATCGGCAATCAGAAACGGCTCTGTTGCACCAGAGGCTGTTGCACTGGCAGGTTCGAAAGCGGCGGCTCCCAAATCAAGAAGCGCGGAGGTGTCATAAAACTTCATTAACGGGTTATCCTCCTTTAATAATGATATTGTAAAGTGTGATTGACTACTGAAAAGATAAGCTCGCAGCTGTGGAGAGAACTGCGGGCTTTTTCTTTATACCTTATTATACACCAATGACGTGGTAAAAGCAATAGTTTTGTGCAAAATACCGGAATAAAATAATCTGTTGTAAAAATAAATAAAATATAGTAAAAATGGCAGAAAAATTATTAAAATTAAGCAAAAATGAGCAAAAATAATGCATTTTAAGCGTTTCTGCGGCGCTTTTGGGGCGCTGTTACGCGGCGATCAAGATACAACTGCGTGAAGATTGGGGTGAAAAACATTATTGACGCGGAGCGTTTTATAACGATAATACGTTGTTTACCGGAGACAAAATCGGGGGTTAAATATGGGCGTTTTACGGGTGCGCAGATAGGGGAGATGACGGAAGATTATGGGGTGATCAACAGGTGATTTTGGGTGCTGGTGACTGCGAATGAGGGGCGAATGTGGATGGATGATTGTTGCGTGGAGGAGGTGAGTGAGAGGCGGGTGAGGTGCGAAAACCGGGTGATTTGGTACGGGCTGGGGAGATGGAATAACTGGTACGCACGACCCAAACTCGACCCCTTTTCCAATTTTTAACATCCCCCCGGTATGGCCCGAAAAGTCTAGGACTCATGCGGGTTTTCGGTGAATGCTACCTTCCGTTATTAGGTAGTATTCGAGTGCTGGAAATCTGGAATTTTCTTTTATACCTTATCTATATATAGGGGAAATCCTTGCATGGATGTTTCGTGCAAAAAATTTAATATGCTATTATGTAGTCACTCCAAGGGGCTACGGAAACAAGGCCCCGGGGAGTAGTCGCACCTTGAAAATTGCAAAGTTTGGATTTTCCCATGTGGGCGGTTTATACCGTGCCGGGTTTTCCGGTCAAGTGGTTATCCCTTGCCATTCCAAAACATGGGTCTCCTATCTGAGCAATTAGTGCGCCCAAACCCCCGATGGCCAAACATTACTGGCATAATTCCCAAGAACGTGGGAGAAGTTGCGGGGATGGTGTACCTTGACAACAGAATACAGGCAGTTCCGAGAACAACACAATAGGAATTGTTGCAACAAGGTCAGAGCTACTGTTGTAGAGCATGGAAAACGCCAAGGTCAGAGCTGGCGACAATTAACAAGCTCCAGAGAAATAAGTGTTTGATGGGTTTGGAACCCTAGAGGAGAAAGAAACCTTACTTGGTTACAATTGTAGCCATTTTACATAAAGCCGGGCGCTTGGTAGTACCGGGGGAGACGTAACTACCACCAACGGCAAAACGCCGTGTCCGATATACACCAACTGAGAAAACAAGAGGTAATAACTATGCTGAAAGTTTATGCTGACTACGATGCAATCGCCAAGGCTGGCAAGCTGAACGAGCTGACCATCCCCGAGCTGGTGAAGTTCCTGAACGAGCAGAAAACTGTTCTGACCGCTGAGCAGTCTCAGAACGTCACCACCACGCTCAACAAGGCTGTTGAGAACAACAACAAGGCCGCTTGCGACAACAAGTGCGCTGAGTTCTGCGCCATGGAACGTTCTGAAATGTGGCGTTCCTACGCTCCGAACCCCTACTACATGGGTATCAAGATTACCACTGACCCCAAGAGCGGTACTCTGTCCACCCAAGATGCCAAGATGCTCATCAAGTTCAAGGCACTGGAGAAGTATTACCAGACCCTGAACGCTGTCGAGACCAACGACAAAGGGGAGCCTATGCCCAACAAGAGCGTAACTCTCTGCCGTGATGGTCACTATGAGAAACTGGTTATGCTGTTCAACGGTATGCTTTCTGAAGAGACCGCAAGCGAGCTTGGTGCTGACAAACTGACCCGTAGCGCCAAGGTGGAAGAAACCCTCAAAGATATGGGGCTGGATTGCTTTGTCGGTCATGTCAACAAGGGCAAGCGCCTTGCTCAGCTCCAGGCTATCTGGAACGCCATGCTTCCTGAAGAGCTGGCAGCGGCCTGCACTGCGCTGTCCTGCGATATTAAGTATCTCAAGATTGCGGCCAATCGGGCAAAACAGGGCTCTGTCAAGGGTCTCGGTGATAAGGCCATGATTGACGAGATTGTTGTCACTATCTCCAAGGGCCTCTCTTTCGATGGCAAGACACGTTCTTCCAAGTACGACTTTGCAAGCAAGAGCAAGTTCTTTGCCAAAGCCGAGCAGTAACACGCAATAGTCGGATACCCTTTCGGGGTCGCACCGTTCAAAGCGGCCCCTTTCCAGCTCCGCAATAGGGGCGTAGCGCCTTAGAGTGTGGCGCATTGTAGACACTCAGAAAAGAGGTTCACTATGGATTGTCCTTACATCATTCGTGAGAACATTGGCTTCGGCCGTGTTCGTGAGCATGGTTACTATCAGCTCGATGAGATGGCCTATGACCTGACCCACGACTTTGCAAACGCAGATGTCGAGGTCATCACTCGCACTCTGTACAACGTCACCATGGAGAGCGGCGAAGAGCTTTCCCAACTGGATGACGACACGGTGTTCAAGATGTTGAGTGCCGGTCTGCCTGTCAAGTACATTGAGAACGCAAGGGATGGGTACATCATGTACTCTCGTCCTGAGAGCAAGCCAGCTGTCGAGGTTAAGAGAGTCGGCGGTATCACTCGTGCAAGCGCAAGTCGTGAACAGTACGATGATGCAATCATTATCCCCATGGCAAAAGAGTGGGCGGTTCTTGACCGTGCAGACATTGGCGACCATTACCGCGTTATGGAATTCAAAGACAACGCCATCAATATGTTTGAACAGAAGACCGAACGTAAATGGTGCAATCGTCCGTTCTATGATGAAGTCCGCCTGTATCACAATGGGATGCTTGTGCGGCTTTCTGTAAACGGACACGAGTTCATTTTTTAACATCGTCGTTTTCGTCCCGGGCATGACGTTAAACTACCTACCCCTACAATCGGAACGCCTTGACGTGGCGCAGGGGCTTTAAACTAAGAGTCCGAAAGAAAGAGAAAGGAGCTATCTTTGATGTACAAGGACAAAAACGGAATAGTCATTCAGTGTGTCAACCGCAAGGGTATGACGTACAACGGATGCAAAGTGCCGTACATGGGATTGTATGGCACTTTTGGCCACTATGAATTTGTCGCAGAGCCGCGTTTTAACCCTCAGACGAAAGAAATGCGACTCAAGCATCGTGATATGAAAACGAAAACCAGATGGGACGATATGCCCAGCAAGGAAATCGTTTCGCATATCATCGATGCAGCACGAGTCAAGTGTGTCAAACTTTACAAGTGGGAAACCAAAATGGTAAACCCAGACCGGGATGAAATGAAAAAAGATTTCGAGATTTGGCGCAAAGAAGCATCCAATCCCGACTGCATTCGTCGTAAAAAATTCAAAATGAAATACCGTCAATCGTCCATGAGTGGTCATGGATATTCTGAACTTAGCTGTACTCTTTATGGTGAATCCATTGAGATGAACGGAAAGCAGAAAAAATTGAATCGCTCTATGCAGACATATATGGACGGTACCGGAATGGGTTCACGTTTCGATAATAGTGACCGTAGACCACTTGAACCGCAATTTCCAGTTAAATCTGGTAAACGCAAGTAATTATTTATTGTTCCTATGATTCCATTGTCCATCTGGGCCAATTTTGGAATCAGAATTTAAGCCAAGATTTGAATTCAAACAAGCTATTTTGTCTGAATTTTTAAGTTCTTTCTTTGAAAATTTTGTTTTGATAAAGATACCCTCACGCTTGTTTAGGGCACGTCTTTTTCGGCACAAATGTTTATAACAAAGTCCATCCTGAAAAACAGGTTCATTACATTTTGGCTTAGAACAAGTTAATTTTGGCTTCAAAGTTATCGCCTCCTATTGGTATTATAAACGAAAACAATTCTATAATCAATTAGCGTACTCGTCACACCAAAAATGTGGCGTTTTCTTTTTACCTCTTTTCTCTGCTCCGCAAGGAGCGATACTGGGCGATTTACGGTACCAGGGCAGACGTAACCGTAACCACAACCAAACAAAAATTGAAAGGAGCTTAGCAAAATGAAATTCGTCAGAATCAACGGCGAAAACCACGCCGGTTACGCTCTGCTTGATATCGTCGAGCACAAAACCACGAGCATGACTGTTGCAGAGCTGATGGAAGCTCTGTCCAAGTGCAGCCCGGACGCATACGTTACGTTCGGCAATAATTACGATGATTATGTCATCGAAACCGTAAACCAGATTTGAGTATCAAACGAAAAGGAGAATCATCATGGATTACTTTAGCACTGAATTCATTTTCGCTTGCGGCATCATCGTTGGCATTGCTTTGGCAATCGTAGCGCAGTCTATCTGGCATGATTTCCGCCGGGCAGCACGGCACCACTAAGCGCCGCTGTCACTAAGCGATGCAGTCGTAGTAAGCGTCGCTGTTCGAATCTAAACCACAAAAAAGAAAGAGGTATATCGTTATGAAATCCATTTTGAAATCGCTGAAGTCCATGGCAGTGACAATCGCCGCTGTCTTTCTGATGGCCGCAATCTTTGCTCTGCCTGTTCCCACTACAAGCGCCGCAACTCCGCGTGATGTGGGTCTCCGTGGGCGCTACGTCCTCAGCGCAACCGTCTCTCAGCAGAATCTCCTTCATACGATGGATTCGAAAGGGATTTATCGGGATGTTCTGTACTGTTTCTTTGACGACGAAAACGGTGATGCCTGGTGTTATGCCTACGAATGCGCCGACGAAACTGTTGTTGTTCCTCCCATGAATCAGAGTGTTACGCTCATCATGAATTCGAATGGCACTCCTGATGATATCTTCGATGATATCATCGAAGATATTCTGTGGTGCAACTGTGAAAACGCCGCTGAGGAAGATTGAAATGGCATTTGCTGCCATTTAATAAAACAAAAAAGAGAGGTAAAACAAAATGGATAACATGAAACTGCTCAGATACGCTCGCGCCGCCGCCGTCGACAAGTGGTGGTGCTATGACAAGATTGCTACTCAGTATGCAGGTCACCGCGCTGAAAGCCTGGCTCGTAAGCTGGCTGATGAAGCAAAGGCGGATGTGAATGCAATCGCCGAGATGATTCGCGCCGAAGAAGCCAAGCGGCGTCTGAATGCCGATGTGATTGCAGAGCTGAAGAATCTGGTCAAAGAGCAGGTCAAGCCGCAGCAGTCTCCCAAAGCACCGCAGACCGGGGCCCAGCGCATGAAACAGGCCATCAAAGAAGCTCCCTACGTCCTTGTTGTCAAGTGGAATAATCCTATCATGGGCGAAATGGAATACCCCTGCAAGAGTTACGCCGATGCTGAGAAAAACTTTGAAACCGCCAAGCGTGAAGTTCACAATGGCAACGTAACCGAAGCCCATGTGTACGAACAGAGCGAAGGTCAGCGTGTTCCCGTGATGGGCATTTTGAGTGGCAAGCTGTAAGAGTGTCGCTCCACAAGAGAGGAAATGAAATCGAATGCTGACTGTGAAACAAGTTTTTGAATTCGCTCGTGATGGTGCGTTCGAGACGTATAAGTTTGCAACTAAGTGCGAGAATTTTGACGCAGCACATGCGCTTGCCCAGATTATCAAAGAAATTCAGAATGTCATTGACAACCTCGACAAAAAAGAAAACTATATCGCCAGCTCGAATCCAGGCACTGAAACCGCTGTTCTCTTTGCTCTGAATCTGAAAGAAGGCGATGTACAGAAGCTCAAAGCGGCAAAACGTCCACAACCAGTGCAGCTGTATCAAGTTCGCGTCACCCATTTGACGGGCGACGAACAGGTGTTGCGATTTCCGATTCTGGCCGCAGCCAGTTCTACGCTCGAGCTGCTCAAATATGAGTTGGAAGTCGGGCGAATCCGTGGGGCAAAAATCGTCAGGGTAATTCCCAGTGTCGGCATGAAAGAAACTTTGGTAAGCATTGGCGAAACTGAAGGGGAGGACACTTTCTAATGATTTTGTCAGAGATCTATCAGATGCATGACAGATTGTGCGCCGTTGTGCTGGACCCGGAAAGCGAAACTCTTACGCCGATTCGTGTCGTAAATTTGGATACGAAAGAGCTGACCCCGCAGTTTTTCAGTGATGCGAGGGCTGGATTTCCTGATGCGAAACCATTCCGACCGTACAATCCCAGCAGCCTGAACTGGCTCATCATTGAAAAATATGGTCTGCTGGTTGCATCTATCAATAATCGGGGCGGATTTATCGTGTTTGAAAGTCCTGATATGTCTTCGCTGACAAAATCTCTATTCAGTAAGAAAGCGAGATTGAATTATGAGAGACGTTTTTCCTCCAGAGAAACATGCAATCGCCGTGTATCCGCTTAACAACTGGGGCGGGCTTGAGATCACAGCGATTGAAGAGGCGTGTGTTGAAGTCACAATCAACAATGGTGAGCGCCGCAAGCAGGCTGGCCGCCACAAAATCTATCAGACGAACAAGGGCCATGCGTACTTCATTATGCATGGCTCTCGTTATTATCTGGACGAATTCACAAGAGTATAAGCGCCGCAGCAGCCGTAAGAAGCGCCGCAGCGCAGCAGTCGAAAGGAGCAATATGAATTATGTTCGCAACATACCTTAGTGATACGGATTCCACCTGGATGCAAGAGCGCCGTCATAAGCGCCGCATCGAATTGGCTGACCCGTACTTCCTGCCCTATAGCAGACTCCGGCCGCGTGTTCAAATCGAATTGCAGTTTCACATTCTGACTCTGCCATTCACAGTAAAGGAGGGTGATTTGATTGTCTGAGCATCCTATTGTCTGGGTGTTCGCCGCCATGTTGCTTCTGGTGGGCGCACTCCAGCAAATCGGAACCGGCCTGTATTATCTGGGGTGTTTCCGCCGCTACAATCAGGTGATCGACACCCTGGCACGCTGGTTTGATACCGTAGATCCGATCGAAATGACGGAAACGATTCGCAATTTCTTCCTCATCTCGATTGCCCTGACTCTGTTGATTGCTGTGGTCGTCTAAGCGGCACGCAGTAATACATAAACGCAAAAAAGTGAAAGAGGTAATAAAATGCTGTACTATCGTACCAAAAATGAAGCCAACAACAAGCCCATGTATATGGGAAAGAGGCGGGACCGCAGATGATATAATCTATGAAATTTTGGTGTGATTCAAAATAATGCTTTGCAGTGGCGCTCTGGTAAAAATCGGAGCAAAAAACTGCGGAGCCCATGTCGGGCGACTGGTGGTACCGAGGCAGACGTAACCACATCCAATACAATAACATAATAAAATGTGCAAAAACGCGTGCCAATTCAATTATAGACTGCACGAAAAATTGCACAAACAGGAAAGGAAAACGCGGTCATGGATATCTATATTGTCATGCAGAACGTCAAAGTCAATGATTCTGAATTTAATAGATGGCGCGACAATGGTACTTGTCCACTATCTGCTCATCGTAGTTTTGACGTGGCATTTGATACTATCTTCAAAGAATATTGTTCTATCAGAAAGCATAAAAACGTTTCGGATGTGAATTACAAAGACGGCGATGATGCTAGTCTTGAGTATACTTTTACAGACCCTATGTTTGGAGTTCAATACAAATTCGAACAGTGGGTTAGTTGTATTGAGTTAAAAGACGAGGAGGCTCTGCAGCATGACTGACTATGCAGACGCTGGCTATCAGCTCCAGCATTACAAGATCACATTCTATGCCGACAATAATGGCAAAATCCCGCTCAAGGTGGTTCGCCGTGCATTCGCCAGTTACGATTGTGCCAAAATGTGGGAAGCTAATGTGATGTATCAAACCCCTGAATATAACAGTGTCACGATCGAAATGGAATGAAAGGAGGCGGCGCAGTATGTTCGTTTGGGGAATTTTTATGTCCCATGAAGACCGTGACGAAACTATTCACGACGACAAGTTTCATTACGATCTTTTTGCTACTGAAGAACGAGCACTTGAGTATCTTAAAGAACAAGAAAAATGGTGGCATAACATCTACAATGATCCTTGTATCACAGATGCGGCTAAGAAGGAAATCTTTGGTGGTAAAAAGCCAGACGAATCCATTCGCTTATTCAAAGAGCCTGCCGAAATCTGCGGCGAAGAAGATGTATGGGTTCTTACTCGCGATTACATTTCCTCAACTGGAGCCGAAATGCGCGAAAGAATCATGGCAAAAGAACTATCAGTAAAAGAATAAGGGGGCAAACGTAGCAATGGTTCTCAACATGACTGAACTTTCTATCGCCCAATGGTCCAATACCCAGCTCGATGCAGCTCGCAAGCTGTGTACAGATGGCACTCTTCATGATTGTGCGCTACCTATTATCGTGCCGACTGATTCCTCTGTCCGAGTCAGAGTTCTTGCATGGGATACGGCTGATACAGTTATGACCATGAAACCGGAAGCTGTAATTCTTCAGGGCGAACCTGTTTTTGTAAACGCATTCCTTGAGCGATACGGTACAAGAATTCAGTGTTACTCTCCTTGCTACGCTGATGGCAAGTTCGTGCAGTTCAGGAGGTTCTGATATGTGTCAAAAATGCAGTTGGACATTAAATAACCATATTCTCTGGAACAGTAAGGGAAAATGGCTGTTCACATCAAAGAAAAACTATCTAGCAGAAGACATTGATATGAGTTTGGTTGAAAATTTTGGCACTGATTATACTGCTGCATTACTTAGTATTATTGATAAGCACGGATTCGATGTATTCAATGATACCTGCGTTATGAGTGGTAATACGCCACAGGTATAAGTGCCGTTGGCGCAGAAAGGAGACCCGCAAGATGTCTGACTGGAAACTCGGTAAGGATATGATTCCCAGCGATACGATTCTTGATCCTGTCACATTTGATGACTTGATCCTGGCTCTGAAATGCAACTGTGAGCGCATCACGCCGGATACGGTCATTATTCAGGCGACGGAGATTATCAATCAGCGGCTGGAAGATTGGAAGTATCTGCTCGAAAATAACATGGAAGAAATCATTGCGCTGGCAACGGATGAACCGCTTGAAGACGCTGGCCACGATGATATCACACTCGAAGAGTAACAGGAGAGGAGGTTTTGCCAGATGACATTCAATGAAGCAGTCGGTGTTCATTTTTGTGATATTGACAACGAAACCGATAAGCGGCTTACGTTCCGCGAACTCAACATTCGTTATATCAATCATCTTGGAGGTTTGGATGCGGTCAAACCGTACATCCCGTTCGAACTTGACTACTTGATTCCGAAATATCAACAAGATCGTCATCTTAACAATACCTCTTTAAGAATCTGGGATGATGCTGCGAATGGAATTAAAGATCTTTGCTATCAACACCATGTCACATGCACAAGTCAGGCCGAACGAGTTAGTGTGCTGAAAGAAGCGGCCGCGATTCTGTGTGAACGAGTGGCGCAATAAGAGGAGTGTTAATTTGTATACGATCAAAGTAACATATCGTGCGGCAATCGCAACAAGCACGCGGCTCGATTATAAGAAGGCTACTTACCAGTTCGAATCTGTGCCGAATGATGTGGTCGATACGCTGTGTGCTGCCATTGATACAGAGTATAAGAAGCGATCAAAAGATCAGCATAGTGTGATGATTCACCTTGAGGCAGCGCTTGAGACCATGGAACGATTCAGAAAGCGCATGTACGTGCCGAACTCCATCGAGAGCGTTGAGATCGTTGACGCAGAAGAAAATGGCGACTAATCAACGCCTGTTAGTTGTTGAGCAAAACTCCAAACGGTTGTATAATGAAAAGGAGCGTAACAGTATGAAGTCAGTACAGATTACATACGATGCAAAAGTTAAGATCGGAACCAGCTATGAGCGCGGCGAAGCATGTACGCAGCTCGATTTCCTTGACGATAAGGTTGTGGAGAGCCTGATCGCTGATGTGAATGCGGCACCTGCTGAACAGAGTTCGCACTGGTTCGATCTGCTTCAGACGCTTACCTTTATGAACATGCTGCAAGGACGAATCTTCATTCCGACTTCAATCAAGATGATTCAGGTCGTTGCTGAGATTCCGAATTAAGTCATAAAAGAACGAGTGATACTACAAGATTGTTGAAAACTCACTTGTTCAAAATGTTGAAAACTTAATCGCTGATTCATTCTTTCGCTTGCAACAATAATTCATTCCTATTTCGAACTCAAACTCAATTACGCAATCGCCAATGAACAAGCGACGCGAAAATAAAATTGATGATTAAGTTTAAGAGGATTATAGGAGATAAAGGAGATTGTTAAGGGGAAAAAGAACCATCAGGGAGAAAAAGAGAAAGAAGGGTTTTTATGGCGAGCTTAGATCTTGGCGTACACGAATTCAAACCGGAGGACTTCCTCAAGCTGGTCCAGCAGCACGATGACTTCACGATTGTGTGCGGCTCGAAATCTTATCTGCAGATCCATGTGCCTACAAAGTGGGTTCAGCTGGGCAAGACCACTCGTGGGACGGATTACCTGACCTGCCGCAACAAACGCAAGAGAGACGGTCATCTGTTCAAAATTTACGGAAGTAAGTTTGTTTTCGAGATCACTGACACCGTACATGGATTGAGCGGAGTTTTGAAAACTGATCGAAGCGACGATGAATTTGTTGTTTCGATGTGGAAGGCAGAAGGTTTTGTCTTTGACAGTGATGACGAATAAGGAGCGATAAATCGTGGAAGAAATCATAATGAAAGCCATTCCTGAGCATGGCGGCGTTTCGATGTCCCGGGCTGAGCAGGAGACCATCATCACCATTGGCGCTCTGGATAAGACGGCCGATGTGTGCACCAACGATCCTGTTTACTGGCGCAAGCTTGATGCCATGTGCGAGAAGCATCCTGACGAGTACAAGCTCACCAAGATCCATCGCACGAAAGACGGGTTGATCCTGTGTAAGTGGTATTCGGTGCCGCGTAAGCTGGTTCGGTTCGGAACGCCGATAGCGCCTCGCGAACTGACCGATGAACAGCGTGCAGAACTTCGTGAGCGAATGAAAAAGGTACAAGCGGCTCGACAGAATAAGGCCAGCATCGATTCTCAGCCGAATTCATAAAGAGTTTGACTGTATTCTAAACATACATCATGGTTCGGTAATGAAATTACTCTACTGAGATGTGTTAGGTGTTTTTGCCTTGTAATTCTATTAAAGAAAACAGCAAGGTTTGAATCAGGAGGTGAATGAGATGAACGCAATGCCCTTCGACGATTCCGCATAGCGCAAGCAGAGTCGCCGCGAAACAGATTGAGATGAATAGCAAGTCGAAAGGTTTGCACGTTTAGGCCAAGCCGAACGGAACGAATTGTTAGAGTGAGATACCCCCACCCGTGGCTGCCACTGGAGGACCGAGGAGCTCAGCAGGTGACCCTACAGGGAGGAACTCACGGTACTTACGGTAGAGCCCAAATAGAAATACAGCGATGATGCGTCACTCCGAAATCCCGAACTGCGCTCGCAGCTCAACCGCAGCTCATCAACGCTGCCGGCTGCAGCGATCGCATGTGAGGCACAGGACTCCACAGATATTTAGATCTCAATTTGAAACAAAAGTACATAATCAAATAAGAAAGCGAGTTGAAAACTATGTTGAAAACCGGTCCTCCCATGTGAGGAATCTCGTATTTTACGAGCAGATTTGTGATGAATTGTTATCTGGTTTTACCATGATAGCACGTTTAGGCCAAGCCGAACGGAACGAATTGTTAGACTGAGGGGACACCCCCGAGGAAGGCGGAAGACGCGTCGACTGCAGGTACCAGACATCGCTGGCCACACCGAACGGTGCCATCAGGGGGTCAAATGAAACTTAAAACACCCCAACCGACGCATCCAACAACCAAATTTGGGCCACAACCCCTGGTTCATGAAAGATCTCCATCTCCAGCTAGTAGCTTCAGACAGATTTAGATCACAAATCGCCTATATTATAATAATGAAGGTTGTGATAAGAGCAACAAATACAAACAAAATGTAATGCTGTCATTTGTGAATATTTTCCAATTGACAACGATACGTTTTTGTGTAATACTTGTTTCAAGCGAAACACACTTTACAATACCAAACGAAAAGGATGAGGTAAAAAATGAATGCGAATGTAGTAATGCAAGTAGCCACCACCAAGCAGTTCGGTGACATGGAGATTCAGGTCTATGAGAATCCGGCGGTCGATCACACCAGAGCTCAGGATGATTTCTATATGACCCGTGAGCAGATTGGCACGGCGTTGGGATATAAGAATCCTTCAATTTCGATTGGAACGATTCACAAGCGCAATGCGGCTCGTCTCGACCCGCTTTCAGGGTTAATCAATTTGATTAACCCTTGTGGAAAACAGCAGACCTACGTATATAATATGCGTGGTGTCATGGAGATCTGCCGTTACAGCACTCAACCCAAAGCGAATGCTTTCATTGATTTCTGCTGGGATGTGATCGCCGCTCTGATGCGGGGTGAAACCGTATCGCTGAATGCCAATCAGACTGAGCTCAAGCGGCAGGAGCGATTCGACAAGATGACTCAGACGCTGACGGAGATTCATTCTAAGATGGACGCTCTCGAAGCCGCACGCCAGCAGGACCGCAACGCTCTCGACAATGTGTTGTTCGTCTGTAAGCAGCTGGAACGAAAGCTTATCTCGATGGGTCAGCCGCAGAAGCAGCCTGAGCAGACCGCCACAACTGCCACAGTCACCGCAAAGGAAACCCACACCACTACATACAAAGGACGCAGCGAATGGCGGACTGAGATTTACAAGCTCGGCAACTCTATCGCTCGCATGACTGGTCTGACGCTGAATGCGGTTCTGAAACAGGCTTATGATTATATCGGTCGCAACTATGGCTGGTATTTCAAAGACGAACGCAAGGCGTATGTTGAGCGGGTCGGCTACATGGGTGACATCAAGAACCTCAGCGGCTTGGACATTATCGAGGACAGCGAAACGTGGAAGTCGATCTTTATGTCGATCATGAAGGATCGGTATGATAACGAAAAGCATGACGCTGAGGTCCGAAAGGGGATTAAGTCTGCACTCACCAAGAAGCCGCCTATGATCCCTGCTGATATGATTCCTACTCGCCACAGAGTAGAACCTGCTCCCGAGGTCGTTGCTGAAGAACCCGCACCGGTCGTTGTGGCCGAGGCTCACGCGGTCGAGATTGAAACACCGGCGGCTGAAACACCGGCAGTCGAAGCTCCTGCGGTCGAAGAGCCGAAAAAGAAATATTATTACTACAAGCCGAGTATTACGCTTCCGATCGTTGAACCCATTGCAAAAAAGCTGGGCGATAAGACGCTTGGGTATTGGGTTACCTATGCAAAGATCTATGACGCAATCGGCACTGCAAAGATGGACCGAATGCGTAAAGCGTATGTACGTTCTCACAATAAGCCGCCCAAGTCTACTCCTGATATCTTCCAGAATTCTGATAAGAACATGAAAGTGTTTAAGGAGGCTGCAAAGATCGTGGCGGCAGCTATCTAAGCTATCTACTTCCTCCATTAGCCTTTGAGGCTGGCAGCCGGGAAAGACCGGCATATAACCGGGTGTGGCGAAGTTGGTATCGCGCTAGGTTTGGGACCTAGAGATTTTCGCCCGTTCGAGTCGGGTCACCCGGACCACAGCATAGGGCTTTATCCTTTCTCCCTGTGCAAAAAAAGCGAAGTTTTTTCTCTTTCACTTTTCCTTTTTCTTCGCTCGTGGCTGAAAATGCCGGGCAGGTACGATAATCCTGCTTTGATATGGAGCTGATGGTCGTACAACAGTTCGATTCTGTTGGGCTCCAGCTAGGTTCGATGCAGCGGCGTAGTGTAGTACAAAGCTGCTGGGGTGGCGCAATTCCACCGTGGGTGATCATACTCCCCCTCTGACACACCCATAACGCTCTGACCGAAAATAATATCCATGATGCAACGGGAGTAGCTACCCGCCACAGTGGATGTGCATGGCTCTATTATGAGTAGGCGAATTTGGCACTGCCTGCGAAAGTGGCATAGATGCTCGGTGCCCAGAGTATCGGAGAGTGATTTAAAAGGGCAGCCTTTGAGGATGGACACCATAAGAGACCAATTCGCTTATGTGTTGTATCCGCTGACGCGACTGAGTATTGCGCAAACTTTGTAAGCCGCTTGCTCCTCGCCGATGCCGTTACATGGTTAAATCCTCCTCTCTTATGCCGGTATCGCTCAGCGGCTAGAGCACTGGGTTTATACCCCTTGGTCCAGATAAGACAGAGGCGCGGGTTCGAGTCCTGCTACCGGCACCATTTTTAGTAACATTTTGAAAGAAGGTATGAATCATGGCAAATCTGAATATCAAAGAAATCGTTGAATGGATGATCGAAGAAGCGAAAAATAAGGCTTCCGATAGCATCGCAATCATTGATGAAGGAGAAATCGTTAAAAAGTTCGGAGTGGAGTCTGGATGGCTTCAGAGCCATGGTCCAGAAATTTATCACGAGTGCGATCAGCACTCAGAAGTTTTGGACTCTTTGATTTACACTGGAAATGATAGAGATTATTGGTCTATTCAGCTTACTATTAACAAGGAGTAAATCAAAATGGCTGATAAATATCTCAGTATTATCACGAACTTCGGGTGCCACTACAGCTGCCCTGAGTGTATCGTCCGCAATAATAAGCTCAAGATGACGCCGACAGGGGAGTATTCTTCTTACGCTCCGCTGTGGCAAGTTCTTCATAACGAATGCAAAGACTGCAACTGGGTATCTGTGTCTGGTGGCGGCGATCCGTTGTATCACTGGTGGGAGCATCAGGCATGGTGGCTTGGCTTTTTCGAGATGTGCCAACGCTCTGGACGCAGGACCGAACTGCATACCAGTTACTTCGACGCAGAAAACAATCACGAGATTATGTTGTTTCCGTTTGGTAAGTTCGACCGTGTTGTATATCACCTGCATACGACAGATGAGATGGACAATGTTTGTCGTCGAGGCAACGAAATCGTTCGTGTGGTCTTTGTTGTGGACGACGATATGACTGAGGACGAAATCAATGGAATCGCTGATTATGTCGAAACGTCTAACGAGATCGACGAGCTTACCTTCCGGCAGCGTGTGGACGAGCACTACAAAGAAACTTACCATCTGCACGACTTCCTACTGGCTGGTCATCAGAAACGCTGGTGGTATGTCACCCAGTGCGATTACAATACCTACTTCCATAACGGTAAGCTGTATACCAAGTATACTGATATCTTTGATAAGGAGTGATTCAGATGTACATCGTCGTAAGCGATTACACCAACGAGAAAGCTGATATCTACAAGTCGGTAAGTATCGATAAAGCATTCAAATCAAGAGACGATGCGATTGCTTTTGCCGCTGTCAGCTTTCAGTGTTTTCTCAATGGGATGCCTGAAGATGAGGCCGCTCGGTATGAAGATGCAGTGAAAGTTGACACTGAATCATACGCTGATTTTTGCGGATGCGAGTTGAACCCATATCCTGAGTATGTTATCGGTGCGGCAGTCGGCGATGGTGAAGATAATCACATGTACTACATGGTGTTTGAAGTAGAGGAGTGACCTGCGCAAGCAGTGGCGGCTCGGAAAGACGAGCGTATATGGCCCCATGGCGAAATTGGCACACGCGGCAAGTTCAAACCTTGCTTATTGTTCCCGGTTCAAATCCGGGTGGGGCTACCACCGGCTCGATCGAGTCGGGAGCTTATTGGGTGAAACGGTTTGGCAAATCGGAAAGACGGTTGACTGCTGGACAGACAGCTTTGATATGCCGCTATGGTGAAATCAGGCTAGACACATCGAACTTAAGATTCGACGGTAGTAATATCATCTGGGTTCGAATCCCAGTAGCGGTACCACCCCGAAAGGGGTAACATAATAACTCTTGTCAATTATTCTCGGCTCGCTCGAAAGGGTGCAATTGGCCTTGTAAGCCGAGTATCTTATGCGATTGTAGCTCAGTTGGTAGAGCAGCAGGCTGAATGCGCGTCGGTGGTTCAAGTCCATCCAATCGCACCAGGGTTCCTGTCTTTTTGGTATGTTACTCAGCAGGGACCTTTTACCTCATTCTTGTTATTCCCGGCTCTTTTAATACGATGCTTCGGTCTATATCGTATCGAAAGCAACAAGGCTTTGTAAGCCGGGTTTATATGCAGCGGTCGTATAACGGTGAATGTGCCAGCCTTCCAAGCTGGAGATGTGGGTTCGACTCCCATTCGCTGCTCCATGCCGCAAGGCAAGACAGCTTTGCCCATTAGGTCTCTAACAAAATGGGGAATAGGTACATGGTGGTAAAAGTACGATCAATAAAATAGCCACGACTTCCTTGTTGCGCCCTAATGTTTCGGATATTGTGGTCCGAAATGGAAGTTGTCCTGCTTGGAGAATCGGGAGAGCAGGTGTACCTAATTTATATGCGGCTATGGTGGAATAGGCAGACACGCCAAATTTAGGATCTGGTCTTCGGGTGAGGGTTCAAGTCCCTCTAGCCGCACCATGTTCGAATATCAACACACAAAAAGAAGGAACGCAAAATGATTTATCTTTATAAAAGTGATTTGACAAGAGCAAAAGAAATGAACCAAAAATGCCGGGAGGCTGGTGTGATTGCTCTGGATTGTGAGGGCAATGATTCCGACATGTATGGATGGCCTGATACTTTTTACCTGTATTTCCCCACAGAGGAATCTATCAAGCTATTCAACGATCTTTCTGATTACCTTCACATTGAGCGGACTGGCTTGTATATTATCCATAACGATAGTGGCGTGTTTTGTATTCCGGTTGACTATTATGCAGCCCAGTTTAAGGCTTTTACGCAAAACAATAATCGAGGAAAAACGAAACAGCTTATGAGGGTTGAGAATTTCAAAGAAGAGGAGGGCACAGCCGTATGAACTCCATTATCAATCCTTGGGTGTTCTACTGGATTGGCATCGTAGATAGTGTCAGAACACTACTAATCGTCATTCTAACCGTGCTTATGATCGGAGGAGCGATTATGTTCATATGTACTATGAGCGATGCAGACGATCGTGGCTTTAAAGACAAAGATGTAGCCGAGGAAGTAAAACTCTGCATCAAGGTTGCAATTGCAACTTTTGTTGTCGCGGTTCTGGTTTGTGTGGTTCCTTCTGAAGATACCTGCTATAAGATGCTCGCCGCTGATATGTTTACGCAGGATAACATCAACAACGCCACTGAGTATGTCACTGACGTGATCGATTATGCGGTCGACAAGGTCAAAGAAATGGATAGAAAGGACTGAGTAACATGGACGAGAGAAAATTCTGTATCGGTGATCGCGTAAGGCTTGAGTCTCCGTGGGGTCCTGATGATCCCAATGAGGGTAAAGAGGGAATTGTTGTTGGGTATACAGAAGATACCGATTGTCTTCAAGTGCAGCTCTGCGATGGGTACACATGGAGCAAGCCAGAATTTCGCCTGATCGAGCACCTGCATGATGATTGGTGGGCACCTGTAGAGTCAACCAGTGAATGCCGCTGCGAGTCTCTGCTTTAATTTTTTTCGCCATCCAAACACACTTTACACTGTCAAATGAAAGGAGAAAACGGATGCATATCAAGTATGTGGACGGCCATTATGAAATCGTGTCGGCGGATAATGGCCAGTTCATTCAGTCGGCCGACACATGGGACGAGGCTCTTGACGATATGAAAGAGCTGCTAACAACAACGGTATAACGAGCAAACCGGCTCGTTTACATAACATTTTTTTATTATAAAGGAGATCAATATTATGAAGGCAACTGTTAAGTACAACAACGTTTTCGTCACTTCCGCTTACGACATCGAGACCCTGAAGAAGGTCAAGAAGTTCCGTCCCGAGGCTCTGGTTCTGTACAAGGGCGAGGGCAAGGAGAAGGAGCCTGTCTGCGCTATCGGTGTCAGCGGTTCTGCTTCTGCCAATGAGATGGGCGTGACTTTCGCAAAGAATTCTGTCACCACTCCCAAGGTCGCTACCATGAGCATCGAGCTGCCCAACGGCAAGACCACCGTCGAGGAGATTAACGAGTTCGTTCGTGAGAAGCTGGGTCTGGCCATCGTGAACTGCACCAAGATCGAGGAGCAGATCGCCGAGGCTATGAGCTCTATCGCTGCTGATGAGGCCGCTATGAACGCTGCTATCACCATCGAGAACGACGCTGAGCCTGAGGCCGCCGCTGAGTAAGAGCGCCGCCTGGTAAGAGCGCCACTGTGGTTCCACGCCGGATGTTCCAGCGCAATACGTCCGGCATTCGTTTTAGATGATTCGTCAATCCGACGTTTCAACAATAAATTTTTCAAATTAAAAAGGAGTACATATTATGCTGAAGATCACTGTGGGTACCAACACCAACCGTAAGACTGTCATGGCTACTGAGGACACTACCCTGCGTCAGTGCCTGGAGGAGAACGATATCAACTACTCTGCTGGTCAGACCTCTCTGGATGGCTGTGTTCTGCAGCCTGGCGACATGGATAAGACCTTTGCCGATATGCACGTTACCGAGAAGGCTTATCTGGTCTGTGTTCAGAAGATGGACAACGCCCGTTAAGGAATTAACGGAGTCTGATCCTGAATCTGTTCGAGCGAATCTCGAATAAAGTCCGAATGTAAATCTGTTCTGGTTACAACAGATAAATAGCATTGCAGCCGCTGGCAGGCCGGTTAAAGTCTGCCTTATATGTGTCCAGTATCTGGGCTTTTAAATGCAAGATATGAATTTAAGGAGGAAGTAACTATGGCATTCACTGGTTTGCTGACGAAGCTCGGCTCGAACGAATGCAACGAATTTTTCTCTGACATCAAGAGCAGGAACAAATTCGAAACCGAAGATAACACTGTCCTGACCGTTCTCCGGGCAGTGATGAACGAGGAGCGGCTGGCGACCTTTACCGTTGATCCCGAGAACAAGGGCATCATGCAGTCTCTGGTGGTCGAGAACGAGATCCGGCTTCCGGACGATGAGAAGCTGACAGCAGCCTATTACGCTGGTGAGCGTGGTCCGTTCACAAAGATCAAGCTCGGTCTGTATTTCCATTTCATCCCCAACAAGAAAGCAGCCGATTACATCAAGCAGGTGAAAATGTTCGACGAGGACTATAAGAAGGCGGGCTGGGTTCGTCTTGAGGATGTCTCTCTGTATGTCGATCGCAGCGGTGACGCTCTGGTCTATCAGAACGAAACCAAGCAGGCGACTATGGTGTTCGCTCCTTCGCCCAAGAGAATCCAGGTCATGCAGATGATGATGAGCTGTCTGCCTCGTCTGCTTCCGTGGGCATTCAAGGATCACCCGGCAACCAGGGATGAACTCGATCTGCTGAAGATGCTGGCTGAGCAGAAGTATGACAAGTTCAATGCGGCAATCGACAAGATCTGTGCAGCTTATGACTTCTACGGCAAGAAAGTCGAAAGCATGCTCAAGGGATTCTGCAGTCAGAACTTCACCCGCTCGATCCACGATCAGGAAGAACGTGTCCGCCGGGCAGAGAACAACGTCAACGATTATATGAGCAGCGCCCGCAATGCCATGAAGCAGGTGGATGAAGAGCAGATGAAGCTTCTGGTGCTCCGGAATCGTGCCTGCAACTCTGGAGACGATGAGAAGGAGCTGGTCGATTTCTTCAAGGCGAACAAATCTCTTATCGCTCTGGATAAGTCCGGCAATCAGCTGTGGGTCGGCGTGAACTGCTATCTGAATGACTACAACGAAGATATCTTTAAGCAGTATGTCGAAAAGCAGGATAAGATGTCCAGCTACATCTACGAGGAGAGCCCGTATGATATGGATCTCACCAAGAAGCTGTTCCTGGCTATCTGGAAAGAGCACCGGTTCAATCTGCGTGTCTACTGCGAGTGGATTGTCTATGATGACTGCCGCGTCGAAGCCGTCAGAAGCACTAACATGAATCACCGAGAAGACCTGATGAAGAATCGTTTTCCTCAGCCGCATATCGACCGGTTTACCTGTTACGGCGGCTATCGCGGTATGCTTCAGGATCTGGCTCTCCGCCGTGATTACATCGGCGTTTTGTCTACTCTGGTGACTTCTTCTTCCTATATCAACTGGACGGATTCTACGGTCGTCGAATGGATGATGGAAAAGCTGTTCGGCGATTATAGTAATCGGAAGTGTCTGGAAGATAAGGATGGTAATCTCTACACCATCAAACAGGTGGTTGAGATCCTGGAAAACGAAAGCAGAGAAACGGCATAAGGAGGTTTGAAGTATGCAGCCGGTTAAGATGAATGACGAACTGATCCAGGGAATTTTGCAGGAGTTCTATGCACAGGCTTCTGCGTTGGGTAATCTGCAGGCGGATAAGTTCTCCTTTAACAAGAATTTTTCCAAGCCTGCCAAGGACGCAGTCGAGGTGAATTTCACTCTGGAAGCTTATCACGAGATGTGTGCCCTGATCGATCACTTCAGTACCGAGGTCGCCTGGCACGGTCTGGTGAATCGCATTGATAAGACTCACTTCCAAATCACCAAGATCCTGGTTTATCCGCAGCAGGTCACGGGCGCAACAGTGAATACGGACCAGGAAAAGTATACGACCTGGCTGTATGAGCTGGACGATGAATCCTTTAATACGCTGCGGTTCCAGGGCCACAGTCATGTGAACATGAGCACTTCTCCCAGCGGTGTGGATATGCAGAATCAGTGGGATCTCATTGATACTCTGAGCTCTGAGGATTACTACGTCTTTATGATCTGGAACAAGCGGCGGGAGTATAACGTCCGTGTTGTGGACATGGCGGACAATGTCATCTACAGCGGCGATGATGTCAAGGTGACGATTGGAGAGGCCGATACGAAAGGGTTTCTCGAACAGGCGGAAGCGCTCGTCCAAAAGCCGGTCACAACCACATACAGCGGCTACAACAATGGCTACAGCGGCAACTACAATGGTGCAGCTTACTCCGGCAACTACAGCGCGGGTACAGCAGCTTATCAGGGAGGCGCGTTCGTTGGTAACACAAGCTCCGCAGCCGCGTCCACGAAAACAAAAGCAGAAACGAAACCGGCAGCCACGACGAACCCGGCGCTGAAAACTGTCACGGGTGGAGCCGCCCCTAAGATCGATTCAGCCAAGAGCAAGGGAAGCGAATCCAATCTGATGAAGTATTATCAGGAGAATCCGAACGACCTGATGAACAATTGGAATTCGAGCTGCTATCCCTACGCTGACGCATTCCAGGACTAAGAAAGGAAACAACAATGGATCTGAGCAAAATCGAAATGGTGTTTGACCCTGCGTCTGTTAAGGGTCGCATTCATATCATCGGCTGTGGTTCGGTCGGCTCTACTGTGGCTGAACTGCTGGCACGATACGGTCTGACCAAGTTCACTCTGTGGGATATGGACTTTGTCGAACCCAAGAATATCGTCAACCAGATGTTCTTCCAGCAGGATATCGCCCATCCCAAGGTGGAAGCTGTGGGGAACATTCTGTGCAATGTGAATCCTGATATCAAAGAGGATCTGGTTCTGATGCCCAATGGCTGGCAGGGCGAAACCGTCAAGGGTTATGTGTTCCTGGCCGTGGACAGCATCGAGATCCGCAAGCAGTTCCTGGAGAAGAATAAGTACAATCCTGAGCTGCTCGGTGTGTTCGATATCCGCACTGGCCTGTATGATGCACAGTGCTGGTCGGCCGATTGGAAGGATCGCAAGCAGATCGACAATCTGAAGAACTCCATGAACTTCACTCACGAGGAAGCAAAGGTAAGTACGCCGGTGTCTGCATGTGGCATTGTTCAGGGTGTTGCACCGACCGTTCGTTTCATCTGCTGTCTGGCGGTTACGAACTTTATCAATTTCGTGGGAGGCAACCAGCTGAAGAAGCAGATCGTTGCAACCCCGTTCATTCTGGGTGAAGAGAGCGTCATGGCGTTCTGATAAAATCGTAAATAAAAAAATCGTGATGAATAGTTGTTTTTATAAACAGCGCACTTAGGCCAAGCCAAGTGTATCGAATTGTTAAGAAGAGGGGGTCCTCCCCCTGTGGCATCAACATTGCAAAACTAAACGCGTGCCGCCGGATGACGGTGCTACCACAGGGTTCGAAACGATCTTCCTGGGTCACCCGAATGCGGTTATATAGCCAATTTCAGCATCCAATCATGATCGGGACCTCCTACAGCATGCATTATAGCCTCAAGAAACCCATTTAGATCACGATGAAATCATAAAGGAGAAACAATGTACATTACATATCTGAATCCTCCTAAGACTCGGCAGATCACTTTTGATGAGATCCTTGCCGGTGTCCAGAATGTAGAAGCACTGCACTATGGCGGCAGCAACACATCTACAATGACCGTGTGCCGCAATGACTTAACCGCCAAACTTCGCGCTATCACAAATGTTCCTGAGATGATCGAGAAGTTGGTGGACTACAACGTGAAATATGCGACGCTTGAATCCAGCGATATCCCGAGTCACTATTCTCACTTTGAGATTCCAAAGAAATCTGGTGGCTGGCGACCCATTGATGCGCCAGATGAAACTCTTTCTGATGCACTGATCGAGCTGCGGGAACTGCTGAAGAGCTTTATGATCGCAGATTATCACACGAATGCTTTCGCATATATTCCCAATCGCAGCTTTATCGATGCGGTCCGTAAGCATCAGGCAGGTCACAATAAAACCGTCGTTGATGAGGCGACCGGCATGAAAAAGGTCGTCAATTATCAGAATCATTGGGCGGTCAAGTTCGACTTCCATGGTTTCTTTCCCAGTACGACACCGGATTTTCTGCTCGGCATGATGAGTGTGATCTATCCATTTGCTCTGATCATGCGGGATGCACATGGCCGAGATGAACTGGCAAAGGCGGTCAACCTGTGCTTTCTTCGCAACGGCCTGCCGCAGGGAACTCCCATCAGTCCGTGGCTTACCAATGTGATGATGATTCCGTTTGACCACTGTATCACTCGCAAGCTGTGCTATGGCTACAAAGCAAAGGACGGCATCGATCGCGAGTTTACTTTCACACGATATGCAGATGATATCCTCATCAGCTGTTATCATCACTTTGACCCGATGGAAATTCAGCAGATCATCATTGATGCGTTGAACTTCTTTCATGCGCCGTTTACTCTGAACGAAACGAAAACGCATTACGGCAACCGGCACTCCAGCAAGAACTGGTGTCTCGGCTTGATGTGGAATAAGGACAATCAGATCACGGTTGGCTGGCGCAATCTTAAAATGTTCCGTTCGGCTATGACGAACTATATCGATACAAAGCAGCATGGCAGGACCTGGGAGCTGGAAGATCTGCAAAAGTTCAATGGCAAGCTCAACTATTATCACATGGTCGAGCCTGAGGTGATCGACGAGCTGGTTCGTCGTTACAATGCAAAGTTCGGCACTGATATTATTGCGATGCTCAAAGAAGATCTTCGTCCCAAAGAGGGCGTTGTTGCATAAAAAATGGAGACATACACAAGGAGTGATGATCTATGATTGAAATTATGTGCCGGGATGGAAAGGTCCCATCGAAGGAGCTCGAAAAGGTCGCGGATATGATCTACTATTCCACGGGCATCGAAACAGAGGTGGTCTACGAAGAGGATCGGAGAGCCCTAGTGTTCTGGGGCCCTGAGGATGTCAAAGAGATCGTGGAAAGTTTGAATCTGAAATCGATCAACACAGACGATACCAATTTCTGCGATACCATTGTGGCCGCCGCAGAGCCGCGCATTCACCAGGCAATGCTGGAAGCCGGCAGAGATGTCCTGTTTGATGAAGTCTGTGAAACGGCTGCATCCATGGGCGAACAAATCGAATTCGATGAGCCCAATCAGTAATCAGTAAACAAAAAATCACTTTGCATATCGTTCCAAAAGAGCGAGCATCACGCCCAAGGCGGATGTTAAGAAGAATACCCCAGCAATCGGCCGCTGCACTCCGCCATAGGCCCCTGATCGTGCAGCTGGCCTCAAACAATCCTTGTCAAGAAACACTCGTCCTTCGATCCGGGACGAAAGTCACGCGCCAGGTCGCGTGACAGAAGTCCCTGATCGTGCGTCCTCCCGTTTCCAGAGCATCGGATTTAGAAAGTGATTTTGATAAAAAGAAAATGAGGTAGAAATATGGAATTGATGTATAAGCCAGGCGATAAAGTAATGATTCGCCCGGATCTGAACTGCCGTGAAATTTATTGCATGAGATCAGGTCGCCACAATGGGGACTATACCTACAATGTGGTTGATCAAATGGTAGATCAGGCTGGAAAGGTTTTTACGATTCAGGGTCCTCGCCACGGAGGAGCTGGATATACTCTGGAAGAGTCTGATTATGGCTGGACCGACGAGATGTTTATTTCTATCAATGAGTGTTGCTGTGATAGCATTCTGTGAGGTGAACTATGAAATACAGATACGATGTCGGTGACGCAGTGGTCGTAAAGCGAGATCTCAGAAAGAATTGCAGCTACTTTATGATGTTCGGCCCCAATCCCAAAACATACAACACTGTTGTCGACGAAATGAAAGAGCTCGAAGGCAAGACCGTTCATATCGCAGAACATATTGATGGTCAATACTTCATTGAAGAAGACAATAAATCATATGCCTGGACGGATCAGATGTTCCTGACGCAGGACAAATACAGCGCTGCTTGTGTTTGCGAAAGTTTACTATGATTGGAATGATTTGAAAATGCAGAATCCCTGCCATTATTGTGTGGCTCCCAAGCGTTATCCCGGGTGTCACGATCACTGTCAGGAGCGCCAGCAGTACGTCGAAACTGAGCTGACACAGCAGCACCAATACAAAGAAAAGTGCCGCATGATCAACGATTTTGATAATGAGCTATACACTCATAACCTGCGTTACAGAGAAAAATATCAACACAGATATTGATTTACATAGAAAGGATGAAGATCAATGGCAGAACCGGCACGTAAGCGCAAGGATCGCGTAGTTCAGTTCCCGCAACAGCCTGGTTCCGAAGCTCACATCACCATGAGCGAAGCCGAGCTGAAGGAAATGATTTGGGACATCGTGGCTGCCGCTCGCAAGAAAAAGCGCAAGACAAAGCCAACCAACAGCCTTTATACAAAGGATGGCCGCATCAAACCTTCGCCTGCTGATCCGATTCGTTCCAAAGAGGATTTCCAGAAACTGGCGAATTATCTCGCTTCCAACGGCGACCCCAAGTTTCGTCTACGCAACAAGGCGATTTTCGTGTTCGGGTGCAGTCTGGGTATTCGTTGTGGCGATCTTCTCAGTCTGAAAACGGCCGATGTTTACGAACAGGATGGCAGTGTGAAAGAGCATGTCGAACTGATCGAAGAAAAGACCCGTAAGCGCAATGTGTGCAAGATCCCTAAGATGGCAGCTGACATTCTTGAGGATTATTTCGATGAACAGAATTTCGAGATTAGTCAATCTGATTATCTGTTTCGCAGTCGCAAGGGTGGTCCTCTGACAGTGCGCGGATTTTATCGGATCTTGAAAGAAGCAGGGAAAGCGTGTGAGCTAGATATCGATCTGTCCACTCATACCATGCGCAAAACCTATGCAATGGCTGCACTTCAGACAGCGAAAAAAGCTGGTACATCTGGGCAAACGATCGAGATGCTTCAAGAAAAGTTTAAGCATAGCAGCCAGCGTGTCACGATGCATTATGTCAAGGCAGACCAGGATAAGATGGACGAAATGTCTGATCGTGTGTCGGACTGGTTCGATGATGGAGGAACGGAATGACTGATTACATGTATCACCCAGGCGACAGAGTCCGCGTTCGACTTGATCTTTCGGAACATGAAGAATATAAAATGTTGTCTGGCGAAAATAAAGGTCAACGCTGGGTGATTTTTGACTGGATGAAAAAATACGCAGGACAAGAGATCGTCATTCAAAAGATCGCACAAACTAGTGGTGTTTACAGAGCACAAGGAATCGATGGCTGCATCTGGGCTGATGAGATGTTTGAGCCGCTTGTCGTGGACGAGTGCGTTTGTGATTCATTGCTGTAATGGAATGGAGGAAGTAGAGCAATGTCAAGATATTATCAGTATAAAAACGGAGAGGAAGTGTTTGTTCGACCTGATCTGGAGCGCGGTGTTCAGTATTATATGCGTTCCGGTTACCGAGCAAATGATGTCAGTGTCACCCTTACTTATTCTCAGGCGCAGCGGCTTGGCACTGTGGTTCATATTGCCGGCAAGCGCAATGGCCGCTATTACATCGATGAAGATTATGGGTGCGATCGGTGGACGGACGAGATGTTCGCAGCACCCAACGAATGTATCTGTACGCCGCTGCTGTGAGGTGAATTATGGAAGGGAAATACCTGTACGAAATTGGCGACCTCGTAAAAGTTCGCGACGATATTGATCGAAACATGTAGTATCGTATGCGTTCCGGTCCCAAAGCTGGACGCGAACCCGGGACTGTATATAATATCGGAAAATATAAGGGGTCAGTCCACAAAATCATTTCTTATGAGCAGGGTTATTACAAAATCGATAATGACCCTGATCATCTGTACTGGTCTGATGAAATGTTTGAGCCGATGTCGGTAAACGAAAGCCAACAGTAACATTGTGACATTGGATATGTCGGAACTTCATGGGCAGTTGGTTCATATTAAAGATTATTCTTCTCACGGGCACTATATCGTAGAAGAAACATATGATTTTAGATGGACTGATGACATGTTTTCTGGTTTGGCAAACAATGAGTGCTGCTGCGAATCTCTGTTATAAGGAGGCACAAGTTGCAAGATACAAAATATCATGTAGGCGATGTCGTTATTGTCCGCCAGGATTTAGATTTTAGAAAATGTTATTGGATGCGATCAGGTGGAAAAGAAAACGCTCCTTGGAGGAACGTTGTTTCAGATGTTGTAACTGAAGACATGATAGAGCTTTGTGGACAGACTATCGAAATCGAAGAAATAGTCGATACGGTCGATGGTAAAAAATACAGAGCAAGAGGTCGCTACTGGACAGACGACATGTTTTCTGACCAAATCGGCAATGAATGTTACTGTGAATCACTTCTGTAAATTTGAAAGGAGAAATTATCATGGAAAAGAATCTGTTTGAAATCGCAACTCGTAATCGCTATCGCTTTAACTACAAGGGCGTTATGACCGTAGAGGATCTGTGGAGTCTGCGGGTCGAGGATCTGGATGCCATCTTCAAGATGCTGAACCGTCAGAAGAAGACCGCCGATGAGGATTCTCTGCTGGCCACCAAGAGCGCCGAGGATCAGGATCTGGCCAATAAGATCGATATCGTCAGGTATATCGTGTCTGTCAAGCTGGCTGAGGCAGCGGAGCGTGTGTCTGCCGCAGAGAAGAAGGCACAGCGCGATAAGATCATGGAGATCGTGGCAAAGAAAAAGGATAAGGCGCTGGAAGACATGGGCATCGAGGATCTGATGAAGAAGCTGGAAGAGCTGAACTGAGAAGGGGAGTATCAAAAATGAAAGTTGTTGAAAGCGCAAGCAATCTGTTCCTGTATGGCGACGATATGAAGGCGTATGACAAGATCCCGGCGGGTACCTATGATATCCACTGTTCTGAGATGACCGGTTTCTATCTGTCCCGCCGCCCTGATATGGTCATCAACGAAAAGGTGTATGGTGTCCAGAGCAGCAAGGTTGCCAAAGTGCTGAATTCGTTCAAAGTGTTCAACCGCAACCTGGGTGTCATCCTCAGCGGCAACAAAGGCATCGGCAAATCTCTGATCGCTAAGATGATTGCAATCGAGGCCGTCAAGCAGGGCTATCCTGTCATTCTGGCTAACCGCTATATCGGCGGTATCGCCAATTTCATTGAATCCATCGATCAGGAAGTTATGATCCTGTTTGACGAGTTTGATAAAACCTTCAAGTCCCGGGATAATGAAAATCCGCAGGATACGATGCTGAGTCTGTTCGATGGCACCAGCGCGGGCAAAAAGCTCTTCGTTGTCACCTGTAACCAGCTCAATGGTCTGAACGATTATCTGGTCAACCGTCCCGGCCGCTTCCACTATCACTTCCGCTTCGATTACCCGGGCGCTGATGAGGTCGAAACCTACCTCAAGGATAAGCTCGAAGAGAAGTATTACGATCAGATCCCAGCTGTGGTCGATTTTTCTGGCAAGATCGATCTGAACTATGACTGCCTGCGGTCTATCGCCTTTGAATTGAATCTGGGCACTCCATTCGCAGAGGCCATCAAGGATCTGAATATCATCAATATGAACGAGACCAGCTACAAGCTCACTGTTATCTTCAAGGATGGTTACCGTGCGTCCAGCACCAAGCGTTTTGATATGTTCAATGGTGCACAGCGTATCTGTTTTGATGTCAAGCTGAAAGATGGCTACTGGCCTGATTTCTATATCAATACTGAGGATATCCAGTATAACCCCGCCAACGGTGAGCAGTTCATTGATGGAAAGAAGATTGATGTGGATAATCCGTATTCCAAGAGTGATGACGATGAAAAGGATCGTTATGAAGCTTTTGAAAAGGACAACGGTGTGGTCAAAGTCATCATCTCTCGTACTCGTGAAAGAGACATTCACTACATGGTCTAAGGAGGCTCAATATGGTTAAAGCAAATCATTATAAAATCAGTTCTTTTCCTGACGGTACTCCGCTGATCAAGAAGGATCTGACCATCAATTATCTCAACGTGATCAGTATCGTCTGGACGTTTGAATCTATGGCCGAGCTTCCAACGGTCATTATGATCGCAAAGGATGCAAAGGATAACGGTGCAGAAGTTGAGCTGTTCATGCCGTATATCCCGAACGCTCGTATGGATCGCGCCTATCACGACGAAGATGTGTTCACCCTCAAGTGGTTCGCTGACGAGATCAATCGGTGCGGATTCAGCTGCGTTACCGTGTTTGACCCTCACAGTGATGTGGCCCCGGCATTGATCAATCGGTGCGAAGTACATACTCCGATTCGTGAAATCTGTCAGGTAATCGAGGAGAGCAAGCCAGATGTGATCTATTTTCCGGATACCGGCGCAATGAAACGATATGAAGGGACTGTTCACTGGGCACTGGATCGAGCAAAGTGCAGTGCCTATATCATCCATGGCGATAAAAAGCGGGACTGGGCAACGGGCAAAATTCTCGGTTTGGATGTTGTTGGTGAAGTGAAGCCTGGTGAAAAGGTTTTGATGATCGATGATATCTGTTCTTACGGTGGCACTATGTTCTATTCGGCCAAGAAGCTGAAGGAACTGGGTGCTGGTGATATCGATATGTATGTCAGCCACTGCGAAAACAGCATTCTGGATTCTGAGCGTGGCCATCTGTTTGATGATCCAGAACTGATTCACAAGGTTTATACCACAGACAGTATCTTCACCGGCCATCACGACAAGATCACTGTTTTAGAGCGTCATTGGGGCGAGGACTGATATGAAGTATGCAAAAGGTGAAATCCTTAGTGCATATCAGCGCTTAACGAAAAGTATCAAATATGGAGATGCATACTGGTCTGAAAAAGCAATGATAAGTGATGTTCTGAGTGATTACTTCAATCGGATCGAGAGCAAGAAAGTTGTAATCGATCCAAAATATGAAAGCTATAGATGTCCAAAGTGCAATACAACGTTAATTGGTCAATATGATCACTATTGCGGACAATGTGGTCAGAAATTGGACTGGAGGATTTGAAATGATCAATATCAACCCGATGCTGCTGTGCGATTTCTACAAGACGACTCACAGTAAGCAGTTTCCGGCCGGCACTACCAAGCTGGTCAGTTATTTTACTCCACGCATGAGCCGACTGGATGGCGTGGATGAAGTCGTTGTGTTCGGCATTCAGGCGTTCTGCAAGGATTATCTGGTACGATATTTCAACGACAATTTCTTCGACGAACCAAAGTGTATTGTAGTTCCTCAGTACAAGCGTGTCCTGGATGCGACCATTGGTAAGGATGCTTACGATCTAAGCAAGATTGCAGCGCTACATGATCTGGGATATCTTCCTGTTGAAATCAAGGCACTGCCAGAAGGTACTCGTTGCCCAATCCATGTGCCGTTTCTGGAGATGAGCAATACGCATCCTGATTTCGCATGGGTTCCGCAGTTCCTCGAATCTTTTATGAGTTCTGAGCTGTGGCATCCAATGATTTCTGCAACGGTCGGAACTCTGTATCGCGATATTGTGGACAAGTATTACGATGAAACCGTTGAGGATGGCGTGCCTCATGCTCGTGCTTTGGGTGATTTCAGTTTCCGTGGTCAGGAGTGTATGCAGTCGGCAGTTAAGTCAAGCGCCGGTTGGTGTCTGAGTTTTCTGAATACGGCTACTGTCCCTGCGATTCCGTATCTGGAAGAAATGTATCGCTGCAATTGCGAAGAAGAGCCCGTTGCGTTTGGCGCTGTCAGTACCGAGCATAGTGTGATGTGTTCTAACTTCGCTGTCGATGGCGACGAGATCACTTTCATCCGCCGGGCGCTGACGGAGCTGTATCCCAATATGAGCTTCAGTATGGTGTCTGATTCCTACGACTACTGGAATCTGGTCGATAATATCCTGCCGCAGCTCAAGGATGAAATCATGGCTCATAATGGTACGCTGCTGATCCGTGGCGACTCTGGCGAACCGGTCGAAATCGTCACGCAGACGGTCTATCATCTGTGGGATATCTTCGGCGGCACAGTCAACAGTAAGGGCTACAAGGTGCTCGATCCTCATGTGAAGGCTCTGTACGGCGATTCCATCACTGTGCAGCGCTGCGAAAAGATTTATGCCGAACTCAAAGCACACGGTTTCGCCTGCAACAATGTCAGCCTGGGTGTTGGCTCTTTCTCTATGCAGTGCATCGAGCAGAATGGCCAGTTGAAGCCGTTCACTCGCGATACGTTCGGCATGGCAGTCAAGGCAACTTATGGCGTGGTCAACGGCAAAGAGATTCAGATCTTCAAGGACCCCAAGACCGACACCGATCATTTTAAGAAGAGTCTGAAGGGTATGTGTTATGTCACTAAGGATGATTCTGGAAAGCTGGTTTGTACTGATGGTCTGATGGATCACGCTGCTCATTCGGATGGTAACCTGTTGCAAACCGTATTCCGTAATGGCGCGATGGTCAAGGAGTACAGTTTAAAGGAAGTTCGTGAGCGACTGTGGGGAGGGAAGTTCTAATGGCTGTTGTAATCAAAGAAGGTAATGTGTTTGATTCTGACGCTAAGATCATCTGTCATCAGGTGAATTGTCAGGGCGTTATGGGGTCTGGTGTTGCCAAAGAAGTTCGTGAGCGGTATCCAAAGGTGTACGAGAAATATCACACTTACTGCGAAAGCAACAAGGATTGTCCTGAACGAATGCTGGGTGTCGCTCAGATGGTTCCAGTTGATGAAAAAGGTTCTCGATGGATCGTCAATTGCTTCGGTCAGAACAGTTATGGATATGACGGAAAGCAGTACACGTCTGTTGGCGCACTGTTTGAAGCATTCAAAGAAGTGGCCAAAATCGCCAAGGCATCAGGAGTTAAAGTAGCTATGCCGTATGGAATCGGCTGTGTTCGTGGCGGCGCAAAATGGCTGCTTGTGAAAGAAATTATCGATTTTACATTTAAAGACGTTGACGTGGAACTGTGGAAACTGGAGGGTAAATAATATGCGCAAGTATGAATTTGACGCAGCAAAAACCAAGGATGAAATCGTCGAGTGGATTCGGAACTATTTCCGCAAGAATGGCCCCGACTGTAATGCGGTGATCGGTATCTCTGGTGGCAAGGATTCCAGTATCGTGGCTGCTCTGTGCTGTGAAGCGCTGGGCAATGGCCGTGTAATCGGTGTTTTGATGCCCCAGGGTGCTCAGAGTGATATCGATGTGGCACGGGAACTGGTCGCCCATCTGGGTATCAAGTCCTTCGAGATCAATATTGCGGAAACTGTGAATGCGCTGCTGGCCAATGGACGGGCAGCTGGTCTGTGCGATTCCAAGCAGGCTCGTGTGAATCTGCCGGCACGAATTCGTATGGCGACTTTGTTCATGGTGAGTCAGAGTATGAATGGGCGAGTAGCTAACACTTGCAACGCTTCAGAAAATTTCGTCGGATGGCAAACTGTGGGAGGGGATGGATTTGGTCAGTTCAGTCCTCTCAGTAAGCTGACTGTCACTGAGGTAAAAGCCGTTGGTCGTGAGTTGGGTCTTCCTGAAAAGTTCATCGAGAAAGCGCCTGCAGATGGACTGACTGGCAAAACCGACGAGGATAATTTCGGCTTTACCTATGACTTCCTCGACAAGTACATTCGCACTGGTGATTTCGGCGGTGACACTGCAACTGCAGCCAAGATCGATCGAATGCACGATGCGAACGCATTCAAACTGTTGCCGATGCCTGTGTATAAATCTAATTTTTACAAGGTTGAGTGGTAAGGGAGAGTTTTTATGGGAAAAGAAAAAGTTGATGTTCTGATCGTTGTCGATATGCAGAACGATTTTGTCACCGGTCCGCTGGGTACTCCTGAAGCGCAGGCCATTGTGCCGAAGGTTGTGGAGAAGATCAAGAACTGGAAGGGTGAAATTCTGTATACCAGAGATACTCACCATGAAAACTATCTCGAAACGCAGGAAGGCAAGCATCTTCCAGTGAAGCATTGTTTGTTCGGGACAAGTGGCTGGCAGCTTGTGAATGAAGTTGATGAAACGATTTCTGACGAGCAATGGTGTGAAGATAACCCGATTTATGATAAACACACTTTTGGATCGGCTGGGCTGGCGGATGATCTTGTATTTTTCAACAACAAAGAAAACTGCGAAATCACTTCCATCACGTTGGTCGGCCTCTGCACTGATATCTGCGTTATCTCGAATGCGCTTCTGCTCAAGGCCGCACTTCCCGAAGTCCCTATCATTGTGGATGCAAGTTGCTGTGCCGGTGTGACTCCTGAGTCCCACAAGAATGCACTGGCAGCTATGAAGATGTGCCAGATTGAGATCGTGAACGAGGAATAAAATGCACTACGTTAATAGCGATATTATTTTGGACGCAGACGAAGCAAGACGGTTTCAGTATCTTCTAAGGCATCCAAACGTAGAGGAAATACAAAGGAAGTTAAAGGCTTGTAACGATGCTCTCGCTGAAATGAATTATCGAGAGAACGAAGACGGGACCGCTTCTTTTGATATTGATCTTGAGGTGTAAATCATGCGCTGCCGAGTAGATGTGAAAGTCGAAGGATACATTCTGGTTGAAGCAAACGATCCTTTTGAAGCTCATAAAATCGCAGACATGCACCAAGAAGATATCGTTTGGGACAACTGGATGACATCCACAAGCTGTAAAAAGATTCAAGGAGCTTAATATGGAAGAGATTATTATTTTCGCTTAAAGTCTGAATGCCAGGTGATTGGCGGTACTGGGGCAGACATAACCGCCGCCAGAATAATTTGCAAAGGAGAATGGATATGAACGAAGAAATCAAAAAGAAACAGGACGAGCTCAAGGGCGAGATCTATGAAGACTTGAAGAAATATCTGCCGTGGGGTGATTATCTCAAACTCACACAATGGCTGAACGAACATGAGTTTTGGTTGGCTCCTGCGTCTACAAAATATCATGGCTCTCATCCATGTGGTTTGGCCGAGCATAGCATTGCCGTTGTAAAGGCTCTTGTTTTGTTGACAGATAAATTAGGACTGAAATGGGAAAATCCACGCTCTCCGTATCTAATTGGGCTGCTGCATGACGTTTGCAAAACAGATCAGTATCTTTTTATTCCGGATAAAGGAACATATGAGTATCTGAATGACTCTATTTTCAGTCATCACGGTGAGAAGTCGATCTGTATGCTGGCAAGCATCATCACTCTGACTGAGGAAGAAGTCGCGTGTATCCGCTGGCACATGGGCGCATATGAAACCGACACCAATGAGTGGAAGTATTACGGCAATGCCATTGCAAAGTACCCCAATGTACTGTGGACGCACACTGCCGATATGATGGCCAGCCATATTGATGGTGTATAAGGAGGAATTACAATGTCGCCCTGTTTGATGTGCGCCGAAAAGAACTGTCACAACTGTCCATGTGCAATCTGTGAGGTCGTCAATGGCAAGCTGCAGGATAATTTTGTAATGCAGACAGCAATGAAGAATAAAGCGGACTGCAAGAAATTCATGGTGCGTCTTTCAGTAGAGCTTCAGCAAATCGGCCAGATGAAATCCAGGAGCTGGACGGATAAAAACAACTGGCGCGGGTTCCCGGCGGGCTGGTTCAAGCATGATGATCTGGTTTCGTGGTTGCTCTGTCATTGTTAAAAGGAGATGGCAAGATGGGATACACAGTATATATTACAGCAAATCGCTATTACGAAGTACATATCAAGGATGCAAAAGATACAGACGATGCAATGCAGCAGGCTTTGGAAAAGTATGATAACGGAGAGCTCGAAAGCTATGAGGACGAGTTTGAATCAGCGTTCGCGGAATCGGAGGATGATTGATTGGCAAGCAAGTGGCAAACCTGTCGGCTATCAGAAACTCAGGATCGTCGGGTGAAGTTGACCAAGGCCAAAAAGGAAGAAATCGCCCGTAAGTTTGAAACCGGTGAATACTCACTCCGGGGTCTAGCGCGGGAGTATAACGTCTCGCACAAAACGATTTCGCTCATTGTCGATCAGCGGGCAAAACGAAAGAACGATGAATACAACAGAACACACTGGATGTATTATCGTCCGGATGTAGAAACAATGCGGGAAGCGCACCGAAGATCAAAAGAATATAAAAAGCGACTGTACGAAAGAGGAGAGTTGAAATAATGGGACAGCGGTTGGTGATTACGGTCCATGCGTTTGACGAGGATATCGCCACGATCTATTATCACTGGTCTGCATATACAACCAGCGCACTGGACGAAGCTCAGAAGATCCTTAAAAATGTCAAATGGGAAGATACCACGTCAAAGGATGAATTGATCCTGCGTATCGTTCGCTTCATGGAATCCAATGGAGGCTGTATCGATTTTGAGGATAAGCCGGAGTTCAATAAGCGTTTCCCGAATGTTGAGTTTAAGGACGATGGCTCCCGCAACGATGGTCTTGTTGCAATCTCTGAGCAGGTAATGGACAAGCAAAAATACTGGTCTGAGGGCGATTTGACCATTGATTTTGATAACGAAATGATTTGTAACTCGGTTTTCTGGTGGTATGATTCGGACGACTCTCTTCGAGATGAACTTGGCGAGGATTGCGATATTGATTTTGACACTATTCCAGAGCTCGAGATCGATCCTGGCGAATTCTCGTTCGATGATCTTACATATATGATTAAGACGTTTACAGATGGCTATAGTTATCATCGCTATCATGGGGAAATCTGGGAAAGTATTGATGGTTGAGTGAGGTGAGTTATGATTACAATGTATCGCGGTAAATGGAAGTTTTCTGTGATGAGCGCCGACGAAGCAGAAGACTTTATTCGGCAGCCACATTCTGAACGAATCCGATTTATCTCTATCACTGAAGCTAATGGCTATCATATTGATTTTCAGAAATGCGAAGGAAACATCACGTTCTTGCCACTGAAGTTTGATGATTGCACCACTGATCTGGAGGGTACATGTATTACGGGTGTTCAAGCTAGGAATATTGTGAAATTTGTCTTGGATAACCACGAAGCAGATAAGACCGATTGGTTCTGTGTGAATTGCGCTGCTGGCGTATCGAGATCTGCCGCTGTGTGCGCTGCTATCATGAGGATTCTGTGTAATGACGATATGCCGGTATTCACCAACAGTCATTTTTGTCCGAATATGACAGTGTATCGTGAAGTGCTCAATGCTTGGATCGATAAATTGTCGGATGATGGCGAAAATACATCTCAAGAAATTTGGAATTCAACGAATCCGAATCTGATTGGAGAATAAATATGACACACGAATGGGTTGAACAAGAAAAGAAACGGCTGGCTGAGAAGTTTAATAACTATCCACAGCGACTTCTCGATGAATGGTATGCAATCCCTGAAGAGTATCGGGATGTTCGCTTAAAGAAATATAATCTCTGGCCAGAAATCGCTAACATTGAAGCATCTATCAGAGAGGGAAGTCCTGTAAAACCAGTTGTTATCCACCTGCTTTTCACATATACAGATGAAGATTTCCTTGATTTTTACTTCAAAGATCGCGAGGAGTTTATTCCTGCTGCGGCAAAGTATTACGCTCATTTTCATAAAAATCTAGGGCAATATTATGAGTATCTGGAGTACGGCACAGTGTCGGTTGAAGAGGTCGAAGACAAAGTTATGGAGTTCAACGGCGATATTATCATTACAGATCCGTGTTATCTGTCTGTAAATATGACGAACGAAGAACGTCGCAACTTTGATTGTACTTGTATGATCAATTATGGAATTATCGGTATTGAATCTGATACCTATTATGGCGATTGGGATTGCTCAACGTTTGACCGGCTTTCTTTTGACGAAAACGATTGCCCGAAACTAATCGGCAAATTTTGCGCAGATAGTGGCATGGTCTGTGTGGCGGATTTGCGGTCGGTCTTAAGGTTTAATCCGAAGTATGATTATCACATCAAGAAGGATTGGACTGCTACGTTAATCAGAAATTTCAAAGGTACGGTTCGTATCAAGATTGACCTGGCCAATGGTGGCAATGAAATCTATCCTGCTTATAACGCTAGTGTAATTGGCCATGGTGTCAATATTAAAACTGGGGAACCAATCGAATTTTATACGAGGCAAACGGGACTATGATGGACTATATTTTGAGATTATTATCTCGATTTGTTGATTTTTATCTTGAGTGGGCATGGTTTATTCTCCCGTTATGGGCATTTTATTTTATTGCAGTGATGTTGATAATCTCTAGTGTAAAGAGGTGATAAAAAATGACACGAGAAGAATTACAAAACGTTATCGACAGCGAACCGTATGATTTCCTACGCACCAATCCGAATCTGGGCAAGCAAGTGATGTTTTTGACCATTGGTGGCAGCCATGCCTATGGAACGAATGTGAAGGGGTCCGATGTTGATATCCGTGGTGTCGCGCTTAACACAGAACATGAGCTGCTTGGCATGGACACGTTCGATCACTGGGTCGATGAAACCACTGATACAACGGTATTCAGTTTCAACAAAGCAGTCAAACTCATGTGCAGCGGCAATCCGAACATGCTGGAGCAACTTGGAAATGCTGACGATCTTGTCATCAGCTATCATCCAGCCACAAAGCTTTTGATGGATAATAAGAAGTTGTTCCTATCCAGACAGGTCGTGTATTCGTTTGGTGGCTTTGCGGATAAATTGTTCAAGAAGGCAGTCACTTTGGGCGAATGGTGTAATCAATACCCAGAAGATCAGAGTACAAAGAAGCGAATGAACAAAACCATTATGAATATGATTCGTCTTTACCTTATGGTCTTTGATATTCTGGAAAAGGGTGAGATCATTACGAATCGGGCGGAGAACCATGACCTATTGATGATGGCTCGAAACGGTGAATTCCAGGCTGCTAACGGTTATATCAAGCACGATGTAAAAGATTTCCACAAAGAATATGAAAAGCGCCTGCAGTACGATAAGGCGAACACTGCTTTGCCGGACACCATCGATAGAAACCGTGTCAACGAGTTAGTTGTGACTATCAATCGAATGGCGCTAACGGTGATGTAAAATGAAAATCGAAGACTATTCGCCAGATGAATTGGCTGAAATTTTTAAGGAAGAACTAGATCGTCTTGACATCCCATATCATTATGATCTGGACGCGGAAGTGAAATTTGCGCCATTGATGCCTGATGAACCAATTTTAGAAGTGTAATTTATCGGACTATTAGGATGATATAATTATAGGAAAGGAGTATACCCTCCACGGATGAGGGTATAAAAATTGAATATGTTGAAGCTGTCAGTGTCGAACGCAAACAGCAAGATGGGGAGTATCAAGTCGATCTCGATGCCCCGTATCAAAACCTGTGCTCCAGGCGTTCCGTGCGCAAAAACGTGCTATGTCAGTCACTTCGACTGGCGAACCACGGTACGAAACGCCTATGACAACAATTTGAATCTGTGGTTAACAGACCCTGACGGCTTTGAAGTCCAAGCGACTGCAGCTGCTTATGGGTCTTTTTATTTTCGGTGGCATGTCAGTGGAGATATCGTAGATGAACGATATTTCGATATGATGTGTCGCATCGCAACTAAACTCCCTCGCACCCAGTTTCTCGCATTCACCAAGAAATACGATCTGGTTAACACATTTGTGAAAGCTGGCGGTACGATTCCCAGAAATTTACATATTCTCTTTTCATCCTGGCCTGACTATAATGTAAATAACCCCTATAATCTTCCAGTTGCTTATGTGGCATTTAAAGATGGATATTGTGAAGCGCCAGCAGATGCATATGAGTGCTCTGGCCATTGTGAGGATTGTGCTTACGCTGGTAAAAACTGCTGGGTTATGGGGCGAGGCCAGTCCATTGTTTTAAAAGAGCATTAAGGATTTTATAGACCCCTATTATAATAATGTAGGAAGGATGATATAAATGGCGTATGTTCTTACCAACGGACACACCTATATCACAAAAAAGCCGAATGGCAAATTCACAACAACATACGATTCAAGCCTGGCGTCGCAGTATGATGCAGAAAGCAAAGCCTGGAACGTATTAAATTGTCTGCCGCGTACATATAAAGAAGCCGGGTATCTCCCAAAGAAAATCGAAGTCAAGGAAGCATCGGCACAGTTAAAAGAGCTTACCGCTCCCGCACAGCCAGAACGAAAGCGGTTCGATCCTGTATCTTATCCCATCGAAGATTCAGAGTGGATGACTGATTTTAAAAAGAGTCTCAAAATTGTCGATAAAACTCTCAGCAGCTTAAAGCCGATGTATGCAAACCTCTATTCTGATCTGACTCGGGCAACAGATGAGATTGATGATCTGGAGCACGCCATTGAGCTTGTCAAGGCAAATGCAGTTCAGCGCTGCTTTCTGGAGAACGAACTAAAGAAGGCGCGTAAGATCCGCCGCGAGTGCAAGGATGCGATGAGCCTGATCGAAATGGTGCTGAAGTTCAATCTGGATGACTGGGGAACAGGCAAGGTACAGTCTGAAATCGTTCGTCTGGAAACTCGGTGTTATACACCGAAAGTCCGCGATGATATTTTTGTTTAAGGAGTGATTTATTATGAGTGGAGCAGTATCGTTTGTTTTAGGTCTACTGGGGCTGGGAGCGTCTGGCGCGGTCAGTGCTGGGCAGAGTATGAGCCGAAAGAAAGCTGATTATGAATTTGGTGAAGCACATGGTTATCATGGAACACCAGATGTCCTTCAGATGCGAGATCGTGTCCGCAAAGAGTGGTGGAGTATGTGTGGTGACGTATATAATGCCTGTGGTAAGCCTGCGAGTGAGTACGGAAATCCATACAAAACCCCATATTGTTATTGTAAGAAGCGCTGGTTTATTGCCCATCTGAACGAAAAAGGCATTCCGTATGATGATGTTGTCGTGAACGATGTGACAGGAGTCACATTTTATGAGCGGCAGAATCAGCGGTCGAGGGAGTGGATGAGAAAGTTATGAAAGTTTATGACGCTTTGAAGTCAGTTTTAGCAGCTGTAGAAAAAAATCATTCAAAATTAAGAGCAGAACCTGATTCCGATGGTGTATCCCATGACAAATGGGAAGAAGAGGAAGAGGCATTAACTGACTTAGAGGAAAATTTGGAAGAAGCAATTGAACAATATGAAAGTGCGATGGAAGTGAGACGAAGTCTGCGCACAATGGTTCTAAACAATTAAAAGTTGTTATTTTGGGTTGAAATGCGCCATGTTTTGTGGTAAAATAACAACCGAACTGAATTTGGTTAGAAAAGCAGGACATCTTTTAGTTGTTTGGAGGGCAAAATGCGGATCACATATACTGCCCAGGAAATGTACGAACATATCCGATCATATGACATCATCGAGTTCTGGGGCAGCCGGAACGAAGAAAATGTCTGTATGATCAAAGCCAAGTCATCTTGCGTTGTACTGAGAAAAGGCAAGCGATACAGCTACATCAGTATCGAACGCCAGTTTGATCCCAGGTCAGACATCCTTTGTTGCTGCTGCAACATTACAGGCAACGTGTTTTCTTGTGAAGTTGAGAGGGGGAAAAAGTCGGAGCGCCTTATTATTACATCAGATTGCACAGAGGAGCCAATCACACTTTTTTTAAAAAATCTCTAAATTGGTATTGTAAAGTGTGAATGAATATGGTATAATAAGGACACAAAGTAAAACAGATGGTCAGCAAGGAGGTCATAATATGTTTAAGGCTGGCTCAAGTGTCCCCAAAATCGGTGAGATTCGTCTCGGTTATGTCGCAGATGTTAAGCAGGAAGGAAAACTGTTCATAAATATTATGGCGTTCATCCTTATCTGATCGTCAGCAACAACATCTACAACAAAAATTCTGGCCAGTGTGAGGTGATTCCTTTCACCACAAAACGCTGGAACAGCCGCAACCCGGTCCATGTTGATTTTGGTGTAGGTGAAGTCGATGGCTTACCGCATGAATCCACTCTTGTGATCGAAGGCCGCGATACGCTGTTAAACTCTCAGCTGAGCGAACCAATCGGAACGTTCTCTGATAAGAACTGGCAGCGCGCAGCGAACGCCATGGTGATCCAGTGTCCGATGCTTGCGGCGGCATTCAGTACAAATCTGGTCTCTGCATCATAAAATCTACGATTCTGTTTGCAAAATCTTCTTACATAGTGTACAATGAATCTAATAGTTCATATACCGACCCACTGTGTAAGGAGATATCAAACGATGAGACAGAGTGCGGAATATTATAATGAAGAGCTCAAGACCAGATTTATTCTGGATAAAATGTGCGAAAAAGATTCCAACGGAGATCCAGCTAAGGATTCCGCTGGCGAATATATCATTCTTGCTAAGAGTAAGAACAGGTATAACAAGGTTCGCAGCATTTTTCATAAGCTTGCCGCGTTCGAACAGAAGTATGAGAAAGACTTTTATGAGATCGAGTCTGACAAAGACGAAGAATTTATAAATGATCTGTTCTCAAGGTGGATTTCCGAACTGAATGAAAACTACAGCATCTTTGTGTTGTCTATTTTCAAGCAGTATATTATGTGGTGCAGAGATGAGGGTTTGCTCTCAACGCAGCGGTACTATCAGCATCCGTTCTTTGACATGGAAATGTCCGGATGGAAAAAGAAAGACACCAGTTCCACCTTCCGCTCTGAGCGTGTAAAGAACCAGCTGGAAGCCATTGCAAACAAGAGTACCGATGAATTGGCTGAAAACTATGTGTTTCCATCAGAAGATGATTTCTTCACCTACGTCGTTTCTGTGTTCTCGGAAGAAGGGACGATTATGACAGGCGCAATCATGTGTCTGCTGTATTATGGATTCCAGTCCGAAGAGATTCGCGTCATCAAAAGAAAAGACGTTGATGTAGACACGAGAACCGTCTGCGGGAAATATATCGATCACGATATCGCATGGTCGATCATCTGTAAAGCCAAAAACACGACCACCTATCTCAAAAACCACGCAAGGGGGCAACTTGGGAAGTTAGAAATGAATCTTGGCGATGGCCCATATCTTATTCGTACAAGCAGAGAGAGTTCCAATGATAACCCTGTGCCAATTGGATACTTCAAAGACCTGTATCGAAGGGAAAAGAAAATTGTTGAGGGACTTCCGCCAACATCTAACTATAAAAACATCCTTGTTAAAACAAGCACCATCAAAAACCTGCGCGAATTCTATGAGATCATGTCGGAAGAGCATGAGTATGGTATCGAATATGTCGCTGAAAAATTCAGACAGAACCAATATGATACGCCGCTCACATTCCGAAAGTATCAAATAATGCGCGAGAAAGCAAGAAAATTATAAAAATGAAGGGGCCTGACCAGCCCCTGAATTTTTCCTTTACCATTCACACTTTACACTGTCATTATGATGAATAGGAGGTGATTGAAATGAGAAAGACGATTGCAGCCATTATTGTAACCGGCGTTTATCTGCTGACAAATCTACTCGGCGTGGAAGCAGCTGGTCCGGTCGAGACATACCAGGGCTGGAGCGATGAACTAAAGTCGTATACGCAGTCTGTATGTGACGAATACAATGTCGATTATTCGTTGGCGCTCGGTGTGATCTATAACGAAAGCAGGTTCCAAAGTGGCCTGACTCACGTGAATTCAAACGGCACAGTTGATTACGGTCTGATGCAGGTCAACGAGGTCAACTTCGATTATCTCAACAAGACGCTTGGCGTTCGATCCATGTCTGAACTGCTGGATGATAAAACGGGCATCAGATGTGGTGTTCAGCTGCTGGCGTATCATAAGCAGTACACTGGCAACGATTCGGCGGCGCTTCTTCGCTACCAGATCGGGGCAGGGAAGTACAAACAGTACCTGAGGAAAGGTCGGTACACAAACCAGACGCATCAACAGGTGCTTACATATCAGAGCGAACTCGCTTCTTATATGGATTCCTTACAGTAGGAAAAAGATCAGGCGGCAGAAAAACGTCTGTTTGATCTGATCAATCGGTGGAGTGAATCCACCTTTATATGCTGGAGTGGCGCAATGGTAGCGCAGGAAATTTGTAATTTTCAGGTTGCAGGTTCAAGCCCTGTCTCCAGCACCATTAGAACAGCGGGCAACCGCATCAAAGATTATGTATTACAAAGGAGAATAATTATGACTACTGAAACTATGACAATTCATCGCGCACTGGCCGAGCTGAAGGTTTTGGACGATCGTATCATGAAGCTGCTGAGCGAGGCCAAGTTTTGTGGTGCCGCTAAGAATTGTATGCAGAAGCTGGGCGGTGTAACTATTGAAGAGTACAAGCAGAATGCCCAGTCTACTTATGATAAGATCACTGATTTGATGGCTCGTCAGGCAGCGATTAAGCGGGCGGTGTCCGAGTCCAATGCGGTTACTCATGCTGTTGTATGTGGACATGATTATACTGTTGCGCAGCTTATTTGGATGAACCAGCACGGCATTGATTTCAAGAGTACTTTGCTCAATGTTCTGGAGCGTCAGTATGCAAGCGCAGTTGCTGCTACTGAGGCTGCAAACTCCAAGCTGAGTGATAAGGCAGATGATTTTATCAGCAGAAACAACGCTGGCGCAGACAAGAACAGTATGGATGCGGAAGCTATTAAGGATATGCGAGAGAGCTACATTGAGCGTGAAACCATGCAGCTGGTCGACGGTATCAACATCAAGAAGGTCAAGGAAGAACTGGCTGATGAGATCAATAAGTTCAAGGCTGAGGTTGACGCGGTTCTGTCTACTTCTAACGCCATGACTGAGATCACAATCGAATACTGATATTTAATCAGCGAAGCATATTCACTGTCTATCGAAAACGACAAACTGTAATCGTTCGTTCTTTGCTGATGGTAGCCTGCTTGAACGAAATCAAATAATAAAAAAGCTAATAACCATTCATATAAAAGCTGGCCTCATAAGCCGACAAGATGAAATCAAGTAAAATATTTGGTAATACTTGAATTTTTGGATTTGTCAAGAGGTTAAGACGCAAGCCTATAAGCTTGAAACGATGGTTCGAATCCATTATCCAAAAAAATCGAATCAAGAGAAGGAGTTGTCCCAAGGGCCAACACGTAGTTGATTCAAATGTCTTGGAAAGGTTAACGGTTATTGATTTAAAGGTTAAAGGTTGAAAGTTCAAAGCTTAAACTTCTAGCTAAAGATTAAACAGTAATGAATACAGGTCAAAGGTTTATAAAATCCATGGGCACAGGTTTGTGGATCGATTACATAAGTCCCGTTGTTTACCACATGGCTGGTAGATGGTGAGCGCCTTGGCAGGGGCGTAACAATACCTGCCGTTTATATGGTTCGGTAGCTCAGAAGGATAGAGCACTAGCCTGTCACGCTAGGGGTCGTGGGTTCAATCCCCATCCGAATCGCTTATGGTCCTATAGTTCAGTTGGTTAGAACGAGAGACTGTTAATCTCTATGTCACCTGTTCGAGTCAGGTTAGGACCTCTTCGTGGTTCTGTAGCTCAGTCGGTAGAGCAGGGGACTGAAAATCCCTGTGTCGCTGGTTCGATTCCAGCCGGGACCACCAATGTGCAAGTTGATTTGATAATTGAGTTTGGTCGAAATCCTCCATAAAAAGGTTGTCCGCCAAGGTCGAAAAATCAACATGAATTCTCACCAAAATGATGTTATCAATGAAATTTGTAATAGGATTAGCGAGGCAGTCACACTCCTGATCAGGGGCCGATGTAGCAAGCTTGGTCAAACTGCGTGCCCTGACGATGATAAGATCCGCATTCCAGGCGCAACTGTGCGTGAGTCTCACCAACCCGAAAACAGTGAGAGGTGAAGGAATAACACTGAAAAACCTTATGTAGCGCGGCTATAACCCGGAAGAGGCTTGACCCAAAAGGATGATCGAGTTTGAGAACCGCAGTGGATAAGCATATCGCCAATAGTGCTCTGAAGAGTAACGGTAAATGCCGGACGCCTGACCCGTTAAAGCCAGGACGAGGATCACAGGTGACATCCCTCTGTGATCTATATTATGCGATCGTAGCTCAATTGGTAGAGCACTTGACTTTTAATCAAGGGGTAGCGGGATCGTAACCCACCGATCGCACCACGCGGACCACGCAGTAAGTAGTTTTCGAGTTACAACTATTGTAGCCAGTGTTCTTTGGATACGATTGTATTGTTAGTAGTTCTGCGGAAGGAACAAAAACATAAACAGATGACTGCTGGAAATACAACATACATTTTGATTTTGAGGGTTCAAAAATGAAAGAAAGAGTCTGTGGTATTTATAAAATCGAAAATAAAATAACGCATCAGGTATATATAGGGCAATCAAGATATATAGCACGTAGATAGAGAGACCATCGTGTGAAAAGTCAAAGAAAAGACAATGAGTGGTTTCACAGTAGACTTTATACTGCTATGTATGGCCACCTTGACGATTTTGATTTTTCGATAATTGAAGAATGCGATCAATCAAAATTAAATGAAAGAGAAATATATTGGATTGACTATTATAAAAGTACAGAGCCGATATACGGATACAATATTCTAATCGGCGGGGATGTAAGTGAACATAATAGAATATTAGGGCAAAATCAATTAAATGAAATAGCCAATCTTTTAGCGACAACAGATCTTACTCAAACAGAGATTGCAAATAGATTTGGAGTAGGGCAGCGAACAGTAAGTAGTGTGAATACGGGATATTACAATCTTGACAAAAAGTATATTTTCCCGATCCGTGATAAAAAACATGTGACTGGGAAAATAAAAGAGCGAGTTGAACAAAAGAAAGCTAGGTTAAATGGACGGGATAAGGGTATGACCGGAATATGTTGCGATTGCGGCGGTCCATGTTCTGCTAAAGCAAAACTTTGTCGCTCATGCATGGACAAAACCCGTATTTCAAAACGCCCTGATAAAGATACTTTATTAGGGCTAACTAAAACAATGACTGTTAGTGAAATAAGTCGCGAATTCAATGTTTCTAGTACTACGGTAAAAAAATGGTGCTCACATTATGGAATTATACCAGAAAGAAAATACAAGTGATATTAACATGATTTAATAAAGAGTTTATGCGCCTGTATCTTAATTGGTAAAGAAATGGGCTCTAAACCCAGGGTATCCGTGTTCGAATCATGGCAGGCGTGCCAAACAAATTACATAACAGTATCCCTTATTTTATAGAAAGGAGATCGAACATTATGGCAATGATTGATCCGTATGATGATGACTTCGGTGCCATTTGTAATTGTGCTGTTCGATACGCAGTTGGGCGCAGAACGTATATGCCTGGTCTTGTGATCGATTTCATTACATCGCATCTGAGCGAGTTGACAGATAAAACGCTATGGTGCTTTCAGCAGGATCTATATCAACGTCTGGATGAAGGGTTTAATTTTGGTGATGAATTTGATTTTCAAAACTGGATGAGCTTTCTGGAAGATGTTGATAAAGAAATCAAGAAAAGAAAACAGCCCAGCGGCCATAACCACTGAGCTGTCAGGATTACCCGATGACGTGATTCATCTGCAGAACCATCAGTATGAGCCCGACGATACTGCAAATGTCACCAGCGACATCAAGAAAATCTTTCGCCTAACGCTTCATCTAAGCACCTCCAATCCGCTCGAGACGCGAGAACAATGTCCGTCATTGAGTAACTGGTGTGTCTAGTGAGAGTTAAGTTGGCAAAAGTGTATCACGTTGTTACGCGATTGTCAAGAATCATCCCGAGCATGATGTGAAAAGGCTTGTTATATGCGGCAATGGCTGAGTGGTTTAAAGCGGTGGACTTGAAATCCATTGATGGTAATACATCCGCGAGTTCGAATCTTGCTTGCCGCGTGATGTGGCCTGTTAGTCAAGAGGTGAAGATGCTGCCCTTTCACGGCGGAGACATCGGTTCAATTCCGGTACAGGCCATTTTTTGAAAATTAAATATTGTGAGGTATCAAAATGAAAACAGAAGATTGGATCTCCGTAAAAACTGATTTGCCGAAAATTCCAGACGGCGAGATTTGGAGCAAAAATGTTTGGATTTATGATGAGAAATACGGACAGCAACAAGGGTATTTTACAACTGATGGGGTATGGTATGAGTTGAACGAGTGTCTTTGGCTAAAAAATGTTACACATTGGATGCCTCTGCCAGAAGACCCGCCAAAGGAGAAAAATGAATCATGAAAACGACGAAGAAAGATTGGATCTATCGTGTGATTCTTCTGATTCTGTTGGCGATTATCTGGGACATTGGCGCGGCTTTGACTTCGCCAATTTTTGTTCCCCAGAAAGGCGCTGTGTTTCGGGAATTCTTCCTGTTGATCCAAAATGGAACAATGTTGAAAGCATTCCGATATTCGCTGGTTCGCATTACGGTGGCAGCCGCTTTGAGTGCCGGCATCTCCATTCCTCTTGGCTGTCTGATGAAAATCTGTCATCCGCTTCAAAAGCTGCTCTATCCAGCAATTCGAGCAATGCGATTTTTGCCAGTCACTGCATTCTATCCACTGTTGACTATGTGGTTTGGAATCGGAGAGAAAATGAAGATTGCTTTCTTATTTGTAGCCAGCTTTGTGTTTATGCTTCCAAGCGTTCTGATTGCCATGGATGATGTCAGTGATGATGTGATCGAGGCGGCCAGCATTGATGGAGCAGGGAAGTTCAGCACAGTAACACGAATCGTCTTCCCAATCGCAGCGCCTTCCATCTGTCAGTCATTCGCCACAATGTATGCCATCGGTTGGACCTATATCGCAGTGGCCGAGACAGTGAATGCGAAGTACGGTATTGGCTATCTGATCTATACTTCGTCCGCTCGTGGCCGTACATCTCTGGTGTTTGTTGGAATATTGGCGATTGTGATTTTCAGTATTCTGTTTGACTGGATCACAAATATCTGTATCAAGAAGATTTTTAAGTGGAAATTTTCATAAGGAGGACAACATGTCGCATGAAATTGAGTTGTGTGGTTGTTTGACCATCCCAGATAACGCGAATTTTGATGAAATCACAGACGTGTTCTTGGGTTTTGTTGAGTCGCATGGTTGGTACTATGGTGGTGGGTTCTCTGAGATTCGAGACGGCTGTTATGTGAAGCCGGACGTAACTAGTGGTGATCCAATTTATAAATCAAATAAGGAGAAAGATTATGGCACATGAAATTAAAATTATGGGATGTCTGAGTATTCCAGATAATACAAGCTGGGAGGAGTCAATAAGTTTATTTGTTGAATTTATCGAGTCACATAATTGGTGCTATTATGGGGATTTTGCTGAGATTCGTGATGGAAAGCAAGTAGGTTATGGCGTAATAAAAAAAGAAAACGAGGAGAAAAATTATGGCGAAGAAAAGTCTATTTGAAAAACTCGGTCTTGTTGAGGGTGTAGCTGCTTCTGAATATGATATGCCGGATACCACGAATGAGCTTCGCGTTTGTAGTGGCGTCGGAGATCATTACATCAATGGAGATTTCCCAGAGGACGAACCGGTTCAGGTCGAGGTTCCTGAGGGCGATACCATCGATGTCCGGGCGGTTTACGAGACCAATGGTATGAACCCTGCCGACGCTGTTACTGTCTACAAGATCAAAGATGTGATCGATACATTCCCGTCTGAGATGCCCACCAAAACAAAACGAGCAACGGTCAAAAACCTGATGACGACGCTTGGTTATGATGCGGCCGCGATTATCTCTGATGCGAAGCAGCGCAAGGAGCTTCTGCGGGCTGTTGGTAACGATAAGATGAATGCACTGTTTGACGAGATGAAGAGCAACGACCAGCAGATTGAATCTATGAAGGAACAGATCGAAGCTTTGACGAATCGCAACGTTGAAGCTGGTGCGGCCATCGAAAAGATCACCAATACAGTTCAGGATGAACTCAAGATGATTTCTTCTATCGAGGAATTTATCGAAGAGGATAAGACGGAGCCTGCCGGGAAGGAGGTCGCCCAGTAATGTTTTCTTTCACGATTGCTGAGTTTACTTTTCTCTGTGTTGGTTTCGCCTTTGTTGGCAGTTTAATTCTGTTTCCGTCATTCCGTCAGCAGCTCAAAGCTCTTGCCGGTGGTTTCTTGCAGGTCTTTGTGCAGGATACAGCCAAGACACCAGATGGTGCACGCGCTATCTATGCTCAGAAGATCGATGAGATGACTGAGAAATACACAGATGCCTGCAATACTCTGCGAGACCTGACTGGTAAGCTCAAGACGATTCAGGATAACTACGCTGTCTGTCAGAAGCAGGCGAAAGGTTACGATGAACGTGCAAAGGCTGCTATGAGTCGCGGTGATGAAGAGTCCGCAACCACTTACGCTCGTCTTTTACAGGAAGAGCTCGATAAAGCCGAGAACCTATCTGCTCAGTTCCAAAAAATGAAACCAGCGGCGGAAGAGGTCAAGGCAATCAAGGAAAAGCTTGAAAATCAGTTGGCTGCTCTGAAGCGCGAAAGCAAGGATGTGGTGGCCGAATTGAAGGCGAACGAACAGGTTGCAGATGTGTATTCCAATCTGGATCGTCTGCGTGCATCTACCGGAACCGATAAAATGCTCAACGCTACCCGTGATGGCCTTCAGGAAAGTCGCGAAAAAGCAGCGGGTGCAAAGGTTCTGTATCAGACTAGTCGAGAGGGAAAGCTGGATAAAGCGGACGCAAATACTGCTGATTATAAGGTGAGTTCGTATCTGGATAGTCTCAAAAGGAGCAATCCAAACGTAACAACTTACAGCATTCCTGATCTGAATACCCTCACAAAGTCTTCTGGATTGAACACTCAGTCCAAGAAATAAAATCAAAATTAAATAGGAGAGAATAACATGTCTAAGTTCAAATTGACTAAGGCTGGCCGTGCTGTTGTTGGCGTGGTTCTTGCGGTAGCTGTTGCTATTGGTGTCGTTGGCGGCATCAAGGGCGGTGTGATTAAGTTCGACAAGAAAAAGCCAACTGCATCTGATAAGCCTGCCACGAATGTCACCACGAATGCATCAACCGGCGACGACACGATCAATCTGTCTCTGGATGAATGGGCGGGATGGTTGAGCTGTATCACAGCAAATGGCGGTCTCACCACTCAGCCCGGTTCTGTGTTTGACCAGCTCGGCATCAAAGTGAATATCAATGTCATCAACGACGCTACTGAGTCCAGCAATGCACTGATCTCTGGTGATCTGCAGGCCGCTGGTTATACTACGAACCGTGTCGCGTTCCTGTCTCAGAAGTTTACGGATGCCGGTAAGAATATCATCATGCCGGTGTTTACTAACTACAGCTATGGCGGAGACGGTATTATCGCTTCCACTCAGTTTGCAGATGTGAATTCGTGGGTCAATGCCAAGATCGGCGTTCCTGAATTCTCTGAGGCCGAAACCTTGGTCGCTTGGTTTGTCAATAATTCCAACCTGTCCGATGCGGATAAGGCAACCATTATGAACAACCTGATCATGTTCGGTACGGCAGATGATACTGCTAAAGCATACTTTGCTGGTCAGATCGATGTTGCTGCAACATGGGAGCCGTACCTGACTCAGGCTAAGACCTATACCAACAGCACCGTTGTTTTTGATACCAAGTCTTCTTCTTCTCTGGTCATGGATGGCATTGTGTTTGATGCCGATTGGGCAGCAGCTCACGAAGATACTGTCAAGAAGTTCGTCAAGGGTATTCTGATGTCTTATGATCAGCCCATCAATTACGACGCAGCTCGTGAAGTGTTCCCGATGTATTCTACTTCCAGTGATGCAGATATCGACGCTACTTACGCCAATGCCAAGATGGCCAGCTGGAAGGACAATTACAACATTCTAAACGATACTGCTCCCATGATCTATAACCAGATGTGCGATATCTGGGAGGCTCTGGGCGAAACCGTCAATCGCGGCCTTGTGGACACGATTTTTGATACCACTTATATTGACGCTCTGAAAGGTGATTTTAAGTCTACTTCCGCCGCAAATGCCACCACAAAGGTGACTGTAAGTGACGAAACCCGTGCCAATATCACCCAGCAGGTCACTGGCAATCTGGATTATGATTCCATGCTGAGCAAGACCGCCAATGTAACATTTGTCCCGGATTCTTCTGTGTTCACCGATCAGGCCAGCGCAGCCTCTGTTCTGGATGATTTCGTAAATATCGCCAAGACTCTGGATGGCACAATGATCGTTATCAACGGCAATATCAATGCGGACACTCAGACCGAGTTCGGTGTGCAGCTCTCTGCAAATCGTGCTCAGACTGTTGCCAACTATCTGGCTTCTCAGGGTATTGATCAGAATCGACTGATTATTACAGGCTCTGGCAATGCAAAGTATCAGGCCGACAAGGCTGCTGGTGCTCTGAAGCCGGATGCAAGCGTATACCAGTCTACCGATATCAGCTTTATGCGAATCGAGAACTGAGGTGATTCAGATTGATCTGGATTGAAATCAGTAAAGCAATTTGGATTGTGGGCGGATTGATGCTGGCTTCTTTTGCGGCTGGTTATTTCTTCCATGGCCCAACTTCTAAGATTTAAAACTCACGGCGGTGCTCAGGTAGCACTGGGTGCCGCCTTATATAATGTGCTATAGCCAAGTCGGTCAAGGCAAGGGACTTTGACTCCCTGATCGTGTGTTCGAGTCACACTAGCACAACCAAAAAAAACAAATCGGATAGGGAGGTTCACAGATGACTACTCCAGAACAACTTGAAATTGCACTTCGGGACTTTATTTATCAATGCGGAAAAAGATACGAAAACGAATTGGGCTGCGATGATTGTATCTACTGGAATTTTTGTAACCGATTCTATACTCCGCATTGTGATTGTCCTGATGAATGGACGATTTATGACAAAGTAAGCCCACTTCCGTCTTAATTTGAAAAGGAGTTTCCAGATGGCAGTTTATATGACAGGTGATATCCATGGCAATCCAAGTCGATTTTATGACCTGAAAAGTTTCTGTAAAGTACATCCAGACGCAGAATGGTTTATCTGTCTGGGTGATGTTGGTTTGAATTACTACGGCGAGGATCACCCGCAGGAGATGTATATCAAGAATATTGCGGATGAAATCCCTGCAAAACTGTTCTGTATTCATGGCAATCACGAGCGGCGACCTACCGAAGCAGATGGATATAAACAGGTCGATGTCACAGAGGGTGCGATTCATGGTCCGATGATGTGGCACGCAGAACACCCTAACCAGTATTTTGCCATCGACGGTGCTGTATATACGATTTTTACATCCGACCGTGTGTTGACTGCACTTGTTTGCGGCGGTGCTTATTCGGTCGACAAGGATTATCGTCTGCGGCGCGGTTGGCATTGGTGGCCGGACGAACAGCCAAATGAACTCACGAAGGGGCTGGTACGGTTGATGGCAACGGAAAAACAAATCGATATTATGTTGACTCATACCTGTCCGCTGCGGTTCGAGCCAACTGAGCTTTTTATCTCTGGCATTGATCAGAGCACAGTAGACAAGTCAACAGAACAATTCTTTGATGAAATCTACTCCTTATTCCAGGCGTACCAAGAGCCGATGTGGTACTTTGGCCACTTCCATGGAAATAAATACACGGATGAATACGTGATGCTCTTTGATGACATCATGGAACTGAAGTGAATTTATAAATAGTAAATCGAAAGGGGAGTACAGATGCTGTATGGACGTGCGTCTCCTGATTTGATTCGATAGCATTTCGTCAAATTAGATAGGAGAAAACAATATGACTTGTAATTTTTGTGGTAAGACTCTGGACACCTGCGATGAGACCAATCTTGGTAACCTGGAACTGCCTTTCTTCTACGGAAGCAAGCGTGATGGGGACTATATGAAGTTCTCTCTCTGCTCTGGCTGCTATGACAAGCTGGCAGATGAATTCATGTCCAGATGCAAACACAAACCCCTCATTGTTCCCTTTGCCCCCAGGGTGCCGGAGTGGGAACATAAAACTACTGAAGAATCCGATTATTGATAACTGATTACATAGGAGGTACATATGGCAAGTAAGGAAAATAACGTTTACTCTCGCTTTAGCTTTTGCGGAAAGGTCACCGTTTCCAAAAAGGTCCCGTTCGTGAAGCGCGACACCTACGACAAGGGTGAGAAGATCAGTATTAACTTTGGTATCAAAGCCGGAAACAATCTTGGTTATGTCAAGCTGGAAGGCTTTAAGAATGACGAGATCAAGACCATGGATACTGACCGAAACAATATCGAGGTCGCGTGGAATAATCGTTTGGACGAAGATGTGATCAAGACTGTTGCCAGCACCAAAAAGTTCACAGTGAACCTGGGCGAGCGCAAGGAGTTCATCACCGAGTGGGATATGATCGAGTATCTGGAGTCCGCTCTGGCCGGTTATGAGGACGATATTGTTGTCACCGGCAAATTCGTTCTGCGTCCCGGCACCGGTAAGTATAAGGATCAGGTTTATCGTGAGTATCAGATCCAGAACGTGTATATGCCTGGCGAGAAGGACGTTCCTCATCTGACTATGAATCTGGATCTGTATTACGACAAGGACAGCATGGATACAACCACTCTGAAGGATGACGGCAAGATTATGATGCATTGCTACACCCCGATGTGGTCTAAGGCAGATGGCGCACAGAAGATGTTCCAGATCGACACCGTGTTCAATACAGCTGTTTTTGATATGGACAAGCCGAAGCACAAGGCAATCCACGATTACAAGATGCGCTATCTGGAAACCAAGTCTCGCAATCCTGTCCATATGAACTGGCAGATTGCTGTCGTCAATGGCGCTGAAGAGGTTCCGTTTACTATGGACAGCCTCACTGAACAGCAGCGGGAACAGGTCGAACTCGGTATCTCTAAGATGGAAGATTTCAAGCCGCGTGGGAATATCCTCGGTGATCGGGAAAAGGAGCTGCGTCTGGTAAAGCCCATCCTGACTGGCGAGTTTGAGGAGTGCAAGATTGCAGCTGATTCTGGTTACACTGCTCGTGAGTTCGAGAATGAGATCTGGACCCCGGCGGCTGATGAAAGTGTGGATGATATGATGAATGGCGGCTCCAAGGTTAAGACCAAGGCAAAAGCTGCTCCTGCAGTCGAGGCCCCGGAAGACAGCGATGATGATATCGACACCATGTTTTGATCCTGTCGATTTACCATGGAATGAAAATTAAAAGGAGAATACATAATGGGTTTTAAAATCAATCGTATTAAGGCAGACCTTGGCAGCTATCCTCATTATATGCTGCTCGGAATTCGCAAGATCGGCAAAACCACCTTTATTCGTGACCTGATCAAAGAGAAGTATGGTGATGCAACCAAGGGCCTACTGATTTCTTGCGGTGCTGAGAATGGTTACCACGCTCTGGATGATCTGCAGGTTGAAGAAGCGAAGGTTTTCAATCAGGACTACGACGAAGAGACCGACAGCCGTGGTTTCATTCAGATTGTTGATGATATCGTCGAGAATAATAAGGACTATGGCATTAAGCTGGTCGCCATCGATACCTTGGATTGCCTGTATGATATCGCTGCACAGGAGGCCATTCGGTTGTCTCGTAAAGAGACCGGTAAGCCGTGCAAGAGTATTAACGATGCATTTGGAGGCTACGGTCGGGGACTTGACCGTGTGATTGCACTGATTCAAGAGCAGATTACTCGTCTGGAAGATGCCGGTATCGCTGTGTTTATCTTGTCTCACGTCAAGGAAAAGACTCGTACTGATATGGTTACTGGTGAAGAGTATCAGGTTTGGACAAACAACCTGATGGACAAGGTGTATGGCGCAATTGCCGATACTGCACAGATGGTTATGATGGCGGTCTTTGATCGTGAAATCAAGGATAAGAAGGTCACTGGTGAAAATCGTGTCCTGTATCTGCGTGCTACTGCAAGTCTGGATGCTGGTTCTCGTTTTCACGGTCTGCCTGAGAAGGTTCCTTTCACCCCCAAGGCTTTCGTCGAAGCGTTTGAAGAGGGTGTTAAGAACTCTGCCACTATGAAGCCGATGACTGATGCCGATATGGCTGCCCGTCAGAAGGAAGAGGCCGCACAGCAGGAAAAGACTGCAGAAATCGCTCGTCGTAAGGATGCAGAAAATCGTGCTGCAGCTCAGGCAGAAGAGGACGAGCCTCACCGTGCCGAGTGGATCAGCGCAATTCAGGATCGTTTCGGTAACGCTTCTGCCGATGTTAAGGCTCAGATCAAGGCGATCCGCGATGAGATCGGTCTTAAGTTTTCTGATCCGGAATTTCCTATTGACGCATTGAAACGCGTTTATTCTTTGGTCTAATCATTCACACTTTATATGGTCATTCTGAAGTAAATACGCAGGGCGGGATGGTGGGTATGTTGAGGTAGGAAATATGGCAAAGGAACCTACAGTTAAATGTATGGCTACCGGGGTGCAAGGCCCCAGGAGTCAATTTTATAAAGCGCCAAACAATCGCTACTTTCAATCGGAAGCGGTTTATCAGGCGTGGCTGTCCGGGCGGCGCAGGGAAAAGGCGAAAAAGAATAAGCCCGCTCCTCAAAAGAAGCCAGGCCGCACGATGGAATCTTACAAGAAGCTGTGCAGTACGATCGCTGATTTTATTGGATATGACCCGGAAAATGGTCAGCCAATGCCAACGATCGTATTTCGCCGGCTGAAGGAACTGGATTTCTATTCGGATGAAATCATTCAGCAAACCATGGATGAAAACGAAAAGTCGATTCGATGGGCAATGCAGAATAAGAAGTTCGATGATGACGCAGGGAAGTGCAGCTATCTGATGGCGATTATTCGCAACAATATCGGCGCTGTCTACCGGCGTGAAAAAGATAAGGCAGAAAAAACTGTCAAAAACAAAGCAGAACCCAATCTTGACACGATGCTCGACTTGTCAATGATCGGTACTGCACATAAAGGCAAAGATGTCAGCAGCTTGCTAGGAGGTGACGATTTATGGATTTAACCAAGGCGATTGAAAAGATCGAAGCAAATCGTGTACAGGCCGAAGCAAGCTTTGTTTTTTGTCTGTGGAAAGATCCCCAGCGATACGACGATTACAAAAACATCAACGAAGGAACAGATAAAACCCTGATCTGTGAAGAACAGGTTTTCTATTTCATGGTCGGTCGCGGCATTCGTCGGCAGGGCTTTTCTAATATCGACAACATCACTCTTGATACATATCTGGCGGACAAACCCACACTCCGTCGGCACTACGAAGAACTGAACGGCTGGCGTGCTTGTAAGGCGATGATGGATCTGGTCGATCCGGAGAACACGGACAGCTATTACAACCAAATCGCCAAAATGAATACGCTCAAAATCTTGGCCACCAAGTATGATGAGCTACTCAGTCACCCGGAGCGCTTTGATGATGCCACGAATGAAGATGTGTATAACACTTTCGAGCTACTCAATAACAGTGTGGCGCTGACAACCGGCAACGATTCAAAGATCGAAAATCTTGTTGTTGATGAAAAATACATCCAGCAGTGCAATGCCGGCATGGATCAGGGAATCAGTTATGCAGCCGGAGCACCTCTATTGAATTATCTGACACTTGGAGCTCCTGTTGGGGATATGTATTTGTTTGCTGGTCACAGCGGCACAGGAAAATCAAGTTTTATCTTTGAAAATATGGTTCTCCCGTTTGCAGAAGGTGGTACAGGCGTTGCGATTATTTCAAACGAGATGCAGAGCAAGGCATATAAAAACATGTTACTGGTTCACATTCTCACGAAAGAATTGGACTACTGGAAAATCACTCGTAAAAAGCTCAGTCTTGGCCATTTTAATGAAGAGGAGTTGGAGATGCTTCGTAAGGCAGCAGCCATTACAAAAGAAAAGTATTCCAATATTCGCTTTGTAAAAATGTTCGAAAACGACACTTCTAAAGTGCTTCAGTATATCAAGCGTCTTGCAAGATCCGGCACAAAGGCAATCATCTATGACACCATGAAATCGGATGACGGTATTGACGATAAGATGTGGCAGGCATTGTTGATGAACAGCCGTCGCATTTTTAATACCGTTTCAAAAGAACAGGTCGCTATGATCTGTACTTTCCAGTTGGCTTTACATACTACGAATCAGCGATGGCTTGATGCAACTTGTCTGTCAAACTCAAAACAGATAAAAGAAGTGGTGGCTCAAGCTGTCTTTGCCAGGGCATGTTGGCAGGACGAATATACCGGTGAGAAATTTGATTGTAATCCCTATCGGCGGAATAAGGACAATCCAAAAATCAAAGAGCCATTCATCATGGATAAAGACAAAAAGTATATGGTTCTTTTTCTGAACAAAACTCGTTCTGATGAAGATGGCCAAACTCTTCTTTATCAGTGGGATTCAGCTTGGAACCGTTGGATCGAAATTGGTTTCTGTACCATTGTAAATGACCATGGCCAGTACGACCGCAGATAAATAAGAAGGGAGGCTTCGATATGAATGGATGTCAATGTATTAACGTCTAAGCTTGAAAATCAGCCAGACAAAATCATTCAGATCCTTGAAGCACTTGGCTTTGAAAATATCAAGTTCAATCCTCTCAAAAATAATCTGCGGTTCGCTCGGGAAGAGCAGCGAAATCCAACCAGTTGTATGCTCGATTGCGGCACGCTTCGGTTCTTTGTTTTCTCTACAAACCAAAAGGGGAATCTTTTCAGTCTGATTATGGATGTCAAAAGATGTTCGTTTCCAGATTCTTTGAAATTCGCTGCACAAAAGGCTGGCATCTCAGAAGAAGAGGTCAACATCAAAACGCATTGGCCGTTCGGTGGATTCTTTTTAAAACTGATGCCTGACTATGAAGAAGAGATGGAAGATTTAAAAACATACCCGGAGGAGACTCTGGAACCGTATGCCAACAAATACAATCTCCGCTTCATCAAAGATGGTATCAGCCTGGATACTCAGCAAAAATTCGGTGTCGGTTATGATGTGGAATCAAATCGAATCACGATCCCAGAGCGTGCAACTGATGGTTCTTTGGTCGGCATCATGGGCCGCGCAAATTATGAGTGTGAACACGATAAACGCTGGTATCCATTGATCGCTTGTCCACGCAGTAAAACACTGTTTGGATACTCTGAGAATTATCATCGAATTCAGGAAACAGGGAACATCGTTCTGTTTGAATCTGAAAAGGCAGTCCAGCAGTGCGATTCGTTCGGCTGCAATATTGCCCTCGCAACGTGCGGCTGTCATGTATCAGATACGCAAACCAAATACATCAAACGAATGCTGCCAAAGAAAATCATTCTGGCTTACGATGAAGGGCTTGAAGAAGAGCACCTGGTCAACGAATGCAAAAAACTTATCGTGAACAATCCGATCTTAAAAACAAAGGTTGGATACATTTGGCCTGACGGGTTGATTCAAGAGGGCTCCAAAATGAATATCGCTGATCTTGGTAAGGATGTCTACAAAGAGGGCGTAACAAAATATGTGAAATGGGTAGAGGAGTGATGTAAATGGGACAAAGAGTAATAGCCCCTGAGCTACAGGCACTGTATGACAAAGGGGCGCAGGTGTACAGCTATTCAAAGCTCGGCACCATCCATGATTGTCCGTATAATGCGTATCTTACATATATCGAAAAGCGTGATCAGTGCGCCAATGTGTATTCCTCTCTTGGTACTGTGGTTCACGATACGCTGGAAGGAATTGTTGAAGGAAAGAACACAGAAGCAGATATCGGTCCTGCTATTGAAAACGGTCTGGACGAACTCGATATGCTTGGGATTGATTTTCCCAAAACGAGAGATGGCGGCAATGGCATCCGCGATAAATGGATCTCAAACATGCGTTGTATGGCTCGTGATTGGGTCAGTCCAAAAGGAGAGTATGAAATCGAGAAGTTGCTTATTCTGAAGCTTCGTGATGATCGCTATCTTCAAGGTTATGCGGATTTGATTCGTATTATGCCAGACGGGCGGCTGCAGGTGTTGGATATCAAGACTTCCAGTCAGTTTAAGGACGAAGATCTGCTTCACTATGGTCGTCAGCTGGTCGCGTACACTCTGGCGCTTGAACAGGCCGGATTTAAAACGGCCGCTCCTTGTTGGATCATGGTGAAATACTGCAAAGTCGTTTACCAAACCGGCAAAGGCAAGCTGGCCAAGCAGCAAGAAAAAGTGCTCGACCGGTGCAAAGTTGGCTACACGCTGCGGTCTACGGTTCGTTCCAAGATGAAAGCCGCCGGGTATGACAGCGAACAGATCGAAATCGTTACCCAGGCATTTATCGAATCGAATGATATCAACGATCTGCCGGAAGATATTCGCTGCCAGTTCAAATTGACCACATATGTCAGACCATATCCTGTTACCGATGAATTACGCAAAGAATGCATTGATTACATAAACGAAACAGCAGATGAATTCGAGGAGCGGCAACGCAGCGGCGAATGGCCTGCACGAGAGATCGAAGAGAAAAATGGCAGTCCCAATTTCTTCTGTACCAATCTCTGTGGTCATCGCAAAACATGTGAACCGCTTCGGGATTGCATCAACAAGCGGCCGTTTTATGAGGCAAAAGACCCAAGCGTGGTCGGTATAGACGATTTGTTTTAAGGAGGATTCATGGAGCAAAACTATGTTGTATACCATTTGCACGACGATAAAGGTTCGCTCCTTGATTCTTGTACAAAATGGGAAGACTATGTTGATCTTGCTGCTTCTTACGGGATGAAAACGATTGCTTCTACTAACCATGGTTACAACCTTAACTGGACTGAAAAGAAACAGTACGCAGAAAAGAAGGGGTTGAAATTTATCGTTGGTTGCGAGGTGTATCTTACTTCTGAGATATATCACTATCCAGAGATTCCAGACGAGGTTTATGAATCTTATCAAGGCTGGGACCCACAGGAAGCACAAGAGGAAATCGGTAAAATGATGGATGCTGAACGCTATAAAGTTCGCGACAACTTCCACACGATTCTTCTTTGCAAAAATGCTCGTGGTGTTTTGGAGCTGAACAAGGTGATGGGCACGTCTTATGATGCTGATCACAAGTATTATAAGCCCCGTATCACTTTTGAAGAATTCTTTGGATTGTCTGATAACATCATCAAAATCTCTGCCTGTTTGGCAAGCCCGCTTCGTAAATATACGTCAGAATGTGATGGATTTCGTCAGGAAGTCTATGACAAACTATGCAAGACCTATGACTATTATGAGATTCAGTATCACGATTGTGACGATCAAAAAGAGTATAACCAGTATCTCTGGGAGCTTTCTAAGAAATATCACAAGCCACTGATTGCAGCAACTGACACCCACAGTCTGAATGCGTATAAAGCAGAGTGCCGCAAGATCCTTATGATGGGCAAGGGAATCGAGTTCACTGGTGAGGACGAATTTGATTTGACCTTCAAGTCTTACAATGAGCTGGTCGACGCGTTCACTGTGCAAGATGCACTCCCTCGTGAAGTCTGGATGGAAGCAATCGAGAATACGAATCGGATGGCAGATAGTGTCACTGATTTCACTCTAAGCACAAAGGCACGATATCCCATTTTGACCGGGACTTCTGAATCAGATGCCAATGTTTATATCAAACGTACCCATGATATGCTGAACGACAAAATTCGTCGCGGTATCATTCCTGAATATGAAGTCGCCCAGTTTAAGGCAGATGTTGAAGAGGAGCTTACAGTCTTTAAGAAAACCAACATGCTGGGCTTTATGCTTTCTATGAGCGACCTGATGATTTGGGGTAAAAATGAAGGCATTCCATTTGGACCAAGTCGTGGTTCTGTTGCAGGTTCCCGGTGTGCATTCGTTACAGACATTATTGATGTTGACCCGGCTCGCTGGAATCTGGTGTTCTCGCGCTTCTGCAATGAAAACCGTGTTGAGATTGGTGATATTGATATCGATGTGCCGGATGCTTATCGTCCCATGATTTACAACCACATCTTTGAATCGTTCGGTCGTGAGAAGTGTGCGTATGTTCTGGCTATGGGTACTTTGGCAGGAAAAGCGACAATCGACGAGATTGGACGAGCTCTTGCAAAGGTCTGGAAGCGTGAAAATCCGGATGCAGACGAATCTAAGAATCCTTATTCCCTTGATCGGATCGCAAAAGTGAAAAAGGAATACGATGCCAGTGCTGAAAAGTGCCGTGCAGACCATCCTGATATCTTCTACTACTTCGATGGATTGCAGGGAACAATTGTATCGCTGTCTCACCATCCCGCCGGCGTTATCATCGCTCCAATCGACCTCTATAAAAGGTATGGGGTCTTCCAAGATAAAGACGGGCTGCCCATTCTGTGTCTTGACATGGAAGCGTCTCATGCAGTCGGTCTGGCAAAGTACGATATCCTCGGTCTTGATACAGTGTCTGTTATTGATAAGACCTGTAAGCTGGCTGATATTCCGTACCCACACACCTGGGAGATGAATTTCGATGATCAAAATGTTTGGGCAGATATGAAAACGTCTCCGGTTGGTATTTTTCAGTTCGTTGAAGACTTCGCTTTTGATTCGCTCAAAAAATATGACGTTCACAGCATTGCAGATTTGAGCTTGGTCACAGCAGCTATTCGACCCGGCGGTGCTTCTTACAGAGACAAGCTCTTCCGGCATGAAGCAAATCACAATCCGTCGCCTGAAATCGACGAGCTGTTAAAAGATAGCCTGGGCTGGCTTGTCTTTCAGGAACAGACCATTGCATTCCTCCAACGGTTCTGTGATATGAGCGGCGGTGATGCAGATAGTGTTCGCCGTGCAATCGGTCATAAGAACAAAGCGGAGTTGGATGCGGCAATGCCTCGTATCTTGAATGGATATTGTAATCACTCAACGAAGCCAAGAGAAACCGCCGAAACAGAGGCAAAAGAATTCTTACAGGTCATCGAGAACTCGGCCTCGTATCAGTTTGGTTTGAATCATGCTACCGGGTACTCTATCCTTACATACTATTGTGCGTATTATCGCTATTACTACACCCACGAATTTGTAACGGCACTTCTGAACACTGCGGACACGCAAGAAAAAATCGTCAATGCGACCAAGCTTGCGAACGAACGTGGCATCCAGATCATGCCAATCAAGTTCCGCCATTCCCGGGATGAATATGTCTACGATAAGACAGATAAGAAAATCTATCAGGGGATGGAATCTATCAAGTACCTGAACAAGCGGCTCAGTCGGGAGTTTTATAAGCTCCGCAACCATAAATTCGATTCTTTCGTTGACTTGTTGTTGATGAACCAGAAAAGAAAAATTGCGGACAGTCGGCAGTTAGGGATTCTAATTGAGCTTGATTTCTTTTCTGAATTCGGCAATCCCAATCAGTTGTTGGAACAGGTTGATATCTTCAATAACTTCCTTGATGCAAAACAGCTCAATAAGGACGAGATGGACAAGCTTCTGTCTCACGACATCATGGCCAAACTGTGTGAGAAAGAGACCGAAAAGAAATATGTTAACGTAGACTGGATGAAAATCGTTCGGCTGCTCTGCGAAAAAACATATACCGTAAAGACTCCTATCACTGACAGAATAAAGTATGAGGGTGACAACCTTGGCTACATCCAGCTTACAATGCCGAAGCTCAAAGATTCTTACATCTACGTCTTGGATATTGATGGTAAGTTCGCCAATAAAACTGTAAGCGCCTACGTCCTCAAAACCGGTCAACAGCGTCGGCTTAAGGTGAAAGGCCGCACTCTGGAAGCTGCTCCCATCGAGAAAGGCGACATCCTTCGCATTGATGAAGAGCGGGATGAAGGCCGCTGGTCAAAAGACGAGCAGGGTCAGTGGATTCAGTCTAAGACCGATAAAGAAACGATTCTTCGTAAATACGTTCATGTGCGGTGAAAGGAGGTGACAAAGTGACATATAACGAAATCACTCAGATCCTCAAGTCAATGGTGATTATTGTGGATGACCGCGAAAAGGACACTCCACTTCTTCATCAGCGGCTCTCATCGTTCCCGTGTGCTTATATGCGTAAGCGGCTGGACTTTGGTGATTATAGTGCTGAGGTGACACTGCCAAATGGCGAAAAATTCTCGTTGGCAGATAAGGCGACCATTGAAAGAAAAAATTCCATAGATGAAATCTGCGGCAACTTCACAACGAATCGAATTCGGTTCGCCAAAGAGTTCGACAGGGCGGCGGCTGCCGGAGCAAAAACTTACATACTCATTGAAAACGGTTCATGGGAAAAGATCAATCGCGGTGCATATCGCAGTAAAATGACACCCGCTTCACTGCTGGGCAGTCTCACCACATGGCTTGCTCGATATAATTGCCAGATCATCTTTTGTGAGCCGGATACCACATCATGGCTGATCCATGCGTTTCTTCTCCACGAAATGCGTGAAGCGCTGACCCATTATGAACTACCGCAAAAACCCAAGAGAACAAGAAAGGGGACTGAAGATGACATCATCACTTGATTTTGAAGGTGAGCTGATTCTGGACGGTGTGCTGCTTGACAAGCTGGAAACACTGACAAAAAAGCTTCAGAAGGCCACAAAAAAGACCGATAAGGCAACAATCTTGTTGGATGCTAAGAACGAGATTGGTGAGAATACGTTGTTTTTCTTCCTTGATTTCATTCTCGATCCGCAGATCACAACAGGGATCTCTAAGGCCAAGATCAACAAAAAGGTGCGAATCGTGGATGAATTTCCACACACTTTCCAAGATATCTGCTTATTCCTGGCGGAGTGCAACACCGGCTCTGACATGGCTTTGTCAATGGCAGCCAGTTATATCTACTGGAATGCTTCACATAAAGATTTTCTGATTCGAGTGTTCACTAAGAATTTGCCTCTGGGTGTTGAAGCTGCTACGGTCAATAAGATTTTTGGCAAAGTGGTCATTCCGGTCTGGGAAGTCCAGCAGGGATATCCTATCGATAAAGTCAAACTCAAGCCTGGAACCTGGTTCAGTCTCAGCCGCAAGATGAATGGTAACAGGGGCACCTTCTACCGTGGCAAGTTCATTTCTCGTCAGGGACAAGAGTTTACCGGTCTCGACCATATTAAGGACGACATCATCAAAGAACTTGGCGATGAATCGCTGATTGATGAATACGTCTACGATGGCGAGCTGGTGTATCGTAATAGCAGAGGGCTATCAGACGGCGAGGCATTTCGGGTTGGCACTGGTATGTTGAACTCGGATGGAGATAAAAGCCAGATCAAGTTCGTTGTGTTTGATTTGATTCCTACTGATGAGTTTGAGAACGGCAAAGGCAGCCTTCCTTATGAAGATGGTTCTTTTGTTACGCCATATAAACTCCGTCGTAAATGGCTTGAAGATTTAGCTGTTACGATCGAGCAGAAAGGGCTTAAAAACATCCAGGTCGTGCCGATGGTATATGAAGGTACTGATCAAAGTGTGATTCCTCAGTGGCTCGATTATGCAGTCAAACATGATTGGGAAGGGCTTATGCTTAATACATCGGTTCCTTATAAGCGGGCGCGTCACACGGGCTGTCTCAAAATCAAGCGTTTTTATACTGTTGATCTTCGTGTCACTGCAATTGAAGAGGGTCAGAACCGTCTGGCTGGTACGATGGGCGCTCTGGTTGTTGACTACAAGGGCAACGAGCTTCGTGTTGGTTCCGGTTTTGATGATGCTACGAGAGCTACCGTGTGGGCGAATCAGGGTGATTATATCGGACGTATCATCGAATTAAAGTACAAAGAGGTCACGATGGATAAAAAGACCGGCCTTGAGTCCCTGCAATTCCCGACCTTTGTGCGATTCCGTGATGATAAGAACGAAGTAAGCTACGGCTAAGGAGAAAGTTATGAATCTTTCTAAGAAGTCCATTAAGCACATTCTTCGGATTTTGGACAACAAATGTATCGAGGTTCCTACAAAGACATTCGCCTATAGCAGCGGTGGACGTAGAATTTTGACTCGTGATTTTGAGCCAAAGAAGTCACACGGAATGAATGACTGGCAGCGAATCGTCTATATACCGTCCGAAGGATATTTCTACGGAATTTATAATGGAAAATCGGAAGAAGATTGGGATATTCCAGATATCTGGTCTCCTGCTCAGCTTGCTGATTTGTGAGGTGTCTTATGGTTGATTTCAGTAAATTAGCCGTCCCAAAGAAAGAACGACTTGAAGTTCAACTTACCGATGGCACAGAAGAACATAATATCAACTACGTCATTACGTCTCTGGCTACGATCAAAGGCGATAAGATCTATAAAAACTTCCGTCTATATTCTGTGGCCGATGATGGCCAATTGACTCAGCTGGAAAAACGGGATGGCGACCCATATTTCGAGGTGCTGAAAGGAACGGTGTATGAACAATGAGAAGTGGCTTTTTGAAAGGTATCGACAAGCATTACGAGAAATCACCATCGCCCAAAATCATTTTGAGTGTTGCGAGTCTGATTATATCGATTGCGCAATTGATGATCTCGTTCACGCTGAGAAAGCTTTCGATCGAATCTTAAAGGAGATTCGCAATGAAAAATTGGACACGTCGATATCTGAAACTTCATTATCAAGATGAATCTCTCTGTTGGCGGCTTCGCTATGGAGAACGCTTCGAAATCGTCGCAGAACTGGATGAATTTTATTTCCTCTGGGCACATGGCACGATGATTGCATTCCCCAAGTATGGCAAGTACGCATACGACATTGAAACAGAGATCGTAAATACCGAATAAGGAGGGAGGTGAGGTCCCATGCGAGGGATCAATCAAAGAGAGCTTGGCCGTAAAGAACGTGCCACAGCAGAATGCGAGCGTCAGATTCGGCGCTACGGATATGAATGTGGCGAGGTTATTACATATAAATTGTCGCCTGAACAAATGAAACAGGTTTTGACAGGCAGAAAAACAGTGAATGATTTTATCAAGGAGGGGCAGTAAATGAAAGTCGAATTGATTTCATATTCACAGCCGGCAAAGAAAGATGCAGACAAGAATCCGCTCAGTATCGCAGAGCTGGCCGCAAGCGTTTGTTATGATTCTGAGCCGACCGAGACTTATCGAATCGCAAAGGGATGTAGGGCGACCGGACACACCTCGGTGCTTGAACACATCAGCTTTACGTTCCATGTCACCGGTGTCAGTCGAGCACTTCTGGCGCAGTTGAGCCGCCATCGGCATATCAGTCTGAGTGTTCGCAGTCAGCGCTATTGTGATGAAAGTGTTATGCAGTATGTCAATCCATTCAGTGGAGAAGACGCAGATGTATTTGATGGCATGATGGCAGATATCGCCAATGACTATCGCATCTTAAAAGAGTATCACGGTGCTGCCAACGAAGACGCTCGTGCTGTTTTGCCGAATGCCTGCTGTACTGAACTTTATGTCACCATCAACGCACGGTCACTGATTGAAATGAGCCACCTGCGGCTCTGCACTCGTGCCCAGCGTGAGATCCGGGGATTGTTTATGGCAATCAAATTCCAGGTTTCTCAGGTTTGCCCCGAACTCGGCGCATGGATGGTTCCGTCCTGTGAAGCGAATCCTAAGTATCCGTTCTGTCCCGAGGGGAGCCGCTGCTGTGGCCGCCATCCGAAGCTGGCAGATGTTTATAAAACTATTGAGAAGTAAGGAGCGTACATATGAATAAGAAATCTGTTATAGATATCAATAATTGCGATATTCTGAATGAAAATGGTGTCCTACGTCTTGTCTACAATTTTAACAAATGCACTTCTCCTATGATCATGGTTAGGGCAAAATCTTATCATGAGTTCAATAAAAGTGGTATGTTTCTGTTTGGTGCAAAAACATGGGCCACTTATATTGTGCAGCTGAATATTGACGAGGAAGAACCCATTCTGCGCGGTCTACTGGCCGATATTTATCAGAATTATCACGACCTGTATGAGGAAGTCTTCCATGGAGCTGCTGAGGATGACGATACCCCTGATTGTGACTGTGAAGATTGCTGCGACGATGATGGTATTATTGATTATCTGACTCTTACCGATACTGGCCGTATGAGTGAAAAGGGGCACCATATTGGCCGTTTTGACTTCGATAGCCTTGCAGAGCTTGATACTGACACTCTTCATATCTTGGCGAAGGCTTGTGATATCAAAAATTCTGAAGTTATGACTCGTGGAATCCTGCTTTTGAATTTACACAATCAGGACATCGATATTGATGATCATTGTTATTGCGACGATGACACCGACGACGATGAGGACGATATCAATGAGTGCAACGGCGACTGTGAGAACTGTGAGTACACAGGGCTGGATGATCGTGATGAAGAGAGTGATGAAGACGACAGCTGTACCCGTGAAGCAGAAGAGCACTCCGAGTGGCCGCACCCGATTGAAGAAGATACCAAGTCTGATTCTGTCGATTATGAGTATGTGGATGGTCCTGCTCACTATCATGGCACCGAGTGCATCGAAAATATGCGCAAGCTGTTTGGCGATGAGGCCGTCCGCTGGTTCTGTATTTGCAATGCCTACAAGTATCGCTTCCGTGATGGTTCTAAGCCCGGTGTGGCCGCAGAGCAGGACGAGAAGAAGGCTCGTTGGTACGAAGATTATGCCGTGAAAATGATGAACGAACAGCGCTATTATTGATTTGGAGGTGATGGAATATGGAGTATGTAATCAAACGCAATGGCGTAAAAGCTCCGTTCGACAAGTCTAAGATCGTGAATGCAATCGAAAAGGCGATGAACGATTCTTCTGATTCTGTCAATCACGAATTGAGCAAGCAAATTGCAAATGAAATCGCAGCTATCAGCCAGCCAATGGATGTTGAAGCGATTCAGAATGCCGTGGAAAATCGACTGATGCAGAGCGGCCATTATGAAACTGCTCGCTGCTACATGAATTATCGCTATCTGCACGGAATTGCCCGTAATAAGTACAAAGAGCTGATGGACGCGGTCGATGAAAAGCTGATGGGAAAGAAGATCGACAATCAAAACGCCAATGTTGACGAAGCATCTTTCGGTGGTCGTACTGGCGAGATGAGCCGTGTGGTTTCTAAGCGTTATGCTCTGGATTATTGTATGTCAGACCTCGCAAAGAAGAACCATGAGAACAATGAGATCTACACCCATGATCTCGATAACTATGCCGTCGGCGATCATAACTGTACGAGTTGCAATATCGACAAGCATTTGGCTAATGGATTTAAGACTCGTCAGGTTGATATTCGACCGGCTCAATCAATCAATACAGCATATCAGCTTGTTGCGGTTCTATTTCAAATTCAGTCGCTCTCACAATTCGGCGGCATCTCGGCTACACACTTCGATTACAGCATGGTTCCGTATGTGAGAAAGAGCTTCACAAAGCATTTACAGGACGGTCTGGTTTACATCGAAAAGAAGTCACAGTACAAAGCTGATCGATTCAAAGAATGGCTCAAGCACGACGAAAATCGTCCTGACGGGACTATTCATTTTGATGATCCCTTTAAAGACATGCATCCTGATGCTTGGGAATATGCGATGGAAATGACCCGGCGGGAATGTAAACAAGCAACAGAAGGATTACTTCATAACCTAAATTCATTACAATCCCGTTCAGGAAACCAGTTGCCTTTCAGTTCTATCAATTTTGGTCTCTGCACTGACGAAGAAGGGCGAATGGTTACGGAAGAGTTCTTGAATGGTTTAATTCGTGGCACGGGCAAGTATCACCGGACGAGTATTTTTCCATGTGCTATCTTTCAGATGAAGACCGGTGTGAATCGTAAACCGGGAGATCCGAACTACGATTTGTACCGACTGGCTTTGAAATCTACTGCGCAGCGACTATACCCAAATTACTGTAACTGTGACTGGAGCAATCAGAATGCAGCTGTTCAGTATGACCGCAAAGTCAAACAGGAAGTTCTGGATGCCTTAAGCCCAGAAGAAAAGAACCGTCTGTATGATGTTTTGTCTAAAAATAAAGACCTTGCCAATAAACTGTACATAGTCGCCTACAAGGGAGACATGATGATTAACAGAGAGTATGAGGCTCCATTTGAAGTCAGTAGCACTATGGGCTGCAGGACCTGGAATTCGTATGATGTTAACTTCAAGGAAGTGTATGCAGCCAACATTCAATCTGTAATTAAGACTGGTCAGTTACAGTTCGATGATTTACTGTCTGCTGCTCAGAAAGATGGTCGCGGCAATATTTGTCCTGTAACCATCATTCTTCCGACTCTGGCAATGGAAGCTAATCAGGCGGTTTCTGTACGAGATTATCACGACTGCAGAGATACAGTTACAGAATTTATGAAGATCCTTGACCAGAAGTTGCATGAAGCAAAACAGATCTTAATTGAGCGGTTTGATTGGATCTGTTCACAGTCTCCTGCATCTGCAAAATTCATGTGGGACAACGGTGTGCTTTCTGGATATGACGGCGTTGACATTCGGTCTGCTATGAAGCATGGCACTCTGGCGATCGGTATGCTGGGCATGGCTGAAACACTTCAGATTCTGATTGGTAAGAACCAGCTTGATCCGTATGGTATGGAAGTTGCGAAAGAAATCTGCCAGCTGTATAAAGATCGGTGTGCAGAATTTAAGAACGATACATCGTTAAATTTTGGAGTGTACTTCACACCTGCAGAAAATCTTTGTTACACAGCTATGACAAAATTCAAAGCAAAGTACGGTGAAATCCCGAATGTGTCTGACAAAAAATTCTTCACGAACAGCGTACATGTCCCAGTATGGGAAGAGGTGACACCGTTTGAGAAGATTGATATTGAGTCTCAGTTGGATTCGTATTCCAGTGCAGGTTGTATCCTGTATACAGAATTTGATGCAACAGTAAAACACAACTTGGATGCGCTTGAGACCGTTGTAAATTATGCTATGGATCACGATGTACCGTATTTTGCGGTCAATGTACCGAACGATACTTGTGTGGACTGCGGATACTGTGATGAAATTAACGACTCCTGCCCTCAGTGCGGAGGACGCAATATCGAACGCCTGCGTCGAGTCACCGGCTACATCACAGGCAATTACACTACTGCTTTCAATCTCGGTAAGCAGCAAGAGGTTGAATTGCGAGTCAAACACAACCGTGTGATTCATTGATAATTAAAGAAAGGCAGGTGATATCGCATGAATGATATTGCAAAATTCATTTCGGGTTTTCTTGGTTTTATTCTGTCGTGGTTCATTACGACTGTTGTGTTATATGGCGGTTGGAAGCTGCTTGGGCCAGATTTTAATCTATGGGCAGCAACTGGTATTTGGCTGGTGCTGCTTATCTTTGGCAGATCTGCGAACAGTAAGAAGCAGTAAATAAATCAAGTAAGGGTGGGAGTGGTGGCATGAGAGGATGTGAAACAAGTGAACTACATGAAAATAGTCCCGTGTGATATAGCGAACGGCGAAGGTGTGCGCGTAAGTCTTTTCGTTTCGGGTTGCAGTCATCATTGTCCTGGCTGTCATAATCCACAGACATGGGATCAAAATGCAGGTGTTCCGTTCATTGAAGATACCATGCAACAGCTGCTTGATCTACTTCGCCCCGATTACATTCAAGGGCTAACATTCAGCGGAGGAGACCCCCTCTTTGTTCAGAATCGACTTATCGTTGGTTATATCTGCGAGAGAGTTCGCAAAGAATTCGGTGACACCAAGGATATTTGGATGTGGACTGGATACGAGTGGGACCAAATCAAAGACTGGGATCATTTGAATTATGTGGATGTTTTGGTGGATGGCCCATATATCGAAACTCAGCGCGATATTTCATTGTCGTGGGCTGGCAGCAACAATCAAAGAGTGATCGATGTCAAACGGAGCTTGAAAAAGAACGAAGTCGTATTATGGAAGGAGAACTAATATGAACCCTATTGTAAAAGTAAACAAGATCTATCCTGACGCTCACATCCCTACTTATGGCACTGAGAAGGCCGCCTGTGCTGATGTTTACGCTTATATCCCAGCAGATCAGGCAGACCTGTATGACGAGCATGGTAACCCTATTATTTACATCCGTCCGCATGAGACCCGTATGATCGGTACCGGCCTGCGTTTTGCTCCTGCTGATGGTTGGGCTATCCTCGGATTTGCCCGCAGCGGTCTGGCATCTAAGAAGGGTCTGGCACCTGCGAACAAAGTTGGCGTGTTGGACGAGGATTATCGTGGCCAGGCTTTTATTCCTTTGCACAATCACTCTGATATGTCTCAGGAAATCGTCCATGGTGACCGTATCGCACAGTTCATGTTCGTTCCGTATTATCAGGCACAGTTCGATGTTGTCGAAGTACTAGATGAAACTGAGCGTGGTGATAATGGCTTCGGAAGCACTGGTGTTTAACAATTAAGGAGTATTGCTTATGCGATGTAGTTTTGGATATACAGTTAAATCCCCATATGTAGAAAGACGTGTTAAATACTATGATGAAAATGGTATCTATGACGAATCGGTACAAAGTGATGACGAATTGATTGTTATTGGGGAAAAGCTAAGAAATGGTGGTTATAGATATAACGAAGAACTTGGGAAAGCAGAGACGGCCATGTTCGAGACAGAACCAAACAATCTGCAATACAAAGAAATTCTTGCAAGATTAAATCGTGTTCGTGACAAATACGGTATCAAACACTGGGATGAAAAGGAGCGGGTGATGTAAAATGTTCTGGGATAAATCAGAAGAAAAGCCGTCAGAAGAACCTGAAAAGGCAGAAGAAGTCAAAGAGCAAAGACAATTTGAACCATATAGATGCTGGACTGTCTATGTCAACTATTGTCTAAGAAATGGCACAGATCATAGCTTTTCAGCTGACTATGAAAATTCCGATTATCGCGATAAAATGAGCCACAAAGAGGCTGGAGAAGCTATGGAATCGGATGCAACCAAAAAGAAAGAAGAAATAGAAGCACTGGTTGAAGAAAATCTTGGGCAGGAAACTGGCTGGATTAAACTCGGGTCGAACTATATTGCCAATCGAGATCTTGCAACAGTATCAGTGCAGCTCATAAAAAGTACAAGCGGAGCTTTTGATTGGAGAGACTAATGAACGATTTGATTCAAATGCCGAAAGGCGATTACATTATGAAGGACGCAGTTCGTGTTGATACTGGCGAAACTCGTACTGACGGATGGTATCCGGAATGGATCGGTATGACAATGCAGTTCCGTCCAATTCCTGTCGGCTGGATTGCTCAGTTCCGATATGTAAAAGACAATGAGGGTTATCCGTATCCAGGTGGGATGCATACATCTCCCGTTACTTCTGTCTCGATTACAGAAGATGAAAAAATTGTCAAAATTGAAACAGCACATACGATTTATACGTTTGAAAAAGTTAAGGAGGACTAAATTATGGCTAAGTATTTTTATGTTTATCACGTTAATGATGGCACCACTGATCGTATCGTAAAGATGTTCAACACCGACTCTGTTGTCAACGGTAAGAGGGGTACTTATATCGCTGAGAAAAAGGTTGCATCCAGTGATCTGCAGGGTTTTACCAGTGGCATCAAGGCGGCAGGTTTTCAGCTGAATCAGGAGCTCGCAAATGCTGATACTGCCGAACAGGAAGCAAAGCGAATTCTGGCTGCTAAGATGGCCGATTATCATGCCGCACGCGACGCATATGCCGAGGCGGCAGACAATCTGAAAAAGGTAAACGCCAAGTTTGGTATCTGATACATAATCGTAGTGGTGGGTGGGAGGAATAAAAATATGAATATTGTAAAACACGGAACGAGTCAGACAAAAGATTCTGAGAAAATATATAAAGTAACTTGTGACTCTTGTGGCTGTGTATTTGAAGCTAAAAGATCTGAATTTCATGTATGGCCTTTGCCGGCACGACCTGTTAGTGAAACGGTAAGAAATTATGATAATACAGGGCGTCCGGCAGAGATCCAATGTCCTGAGTGCAAATGCACTTGTGGAATTAGAATGAGATTGCTTGCAAGAGAATCCGCCTTTTTACATGCATATTGTAGGTGATAGAAGGAGTAAAGAACATGACTTATACACTTATGTCTGTTCCAGAAGATAAAGAAGTCTGGTGCACTGGATTTCGATTTGATGATACGAAGGCCGGCATCAATTGCAAGCCGGTACAAGGATCTATTCATAATAAGGATTATTGGAACTCGAAGTTTAAAACAAAGAATCGCACAATCAGCGTGAATACAAATCAATCGTATTATGCATTTGCTGATACTTACGAAGAGGCTGCACATATTTATAATGAGATGATAAATACATTTCTTGTTGAGCTTGATAATAGATACCACAAAATTGCAAGCTCATTAGAGGGCTGCTATTTATCGAATGATCGCGGCGTGATGTTTTAAGAGGTACAGAATTATGATTGAAGAATTGCGATTTTAAAGAAAGGAGAATTTGATGCTTGTAAAAGATTACGGCGGTGAAATCGATTGGAACATTGGTGCGTTCTGCGGCCATGATGAAATGATGTTTGATATTGACAAAGCTTGTAAAATGGCTTGTGAGAAAAATGGCATCAGATATGTGTTTGGAAGTATATCCACAATCCTGCAGGGTGGTCGTATCCCACCACAGAAAAATCTGCCTATGTCAGAAGTTCTGTCCAGAGCAGATAAATATAATGAACTTGGTATTGGAGTTCGTTTGACATTCTCAAGCCCGTTTGTTACACGTGGCGATCTCGTTGATGAAACTTCAAATATTATGTTGCGGCACCTCGATCATAATAATCAAAATGGTCTTACAAACCGTAACGGCGTTATTGTTATGTCCGATTTACTGGCTGATTATATTCGCTATATGTATCCCAATCTTGAGCTGATTTCTTCGCAAGTAAAACCATCCGTCGAAGTCGGCCTTGGGAATGATTCTGCTGAATATTATAATCGTCTGCTTGACCGTTTTGATATTGTCGTTGTGAATCCATTTAAGATCCATGACGAGCAGTTTATTAAGAATTTACATGACCATGATCGAGTAGAATTTATTGTCAATCACCGGTGTCTGCCGAATTGTCCCATGGCTGGCCGTCACTATCAGCTGAATACAAAGCTGGGTCAGGCTATTGTTAATGGTGATGATATTACGGAGCTGCAAAATCAGTTGGCGATAGTATATAACTATTGCGGCTCTACTCGAAACAGCAATCCTCTTCTTGGCACATCTATGAATGAAGATGAAATCAAAATGCTGGTTTCACAGGGATTTAAGCATTTTAAAATCGAAGGTCGAGAAAATAATATCATCTCGTTTGTGCGTGACCTTGGCGACTATGTTTTTAATCACGAAATGTTTGAGCGAGTCGTTCATGCCATTGCCGGTATGATGTTGTAAGGAGGTTCACAATGATTATTGACTGTAGATCTATCGCACAAGATATCAAAGATAAAATCAAGAATATTATTGCAGAAGATGACTATGCTCCTATTTTACATATTTATCAAGTAGGGGACAACCCTGCATCCAACGCTTATATTAAAGGTAAATTACGTGACTGTGAAGAGGTGGGAATCGAAGCAAACCTTATCAAACTGCCAGAAAATATTACGGAGGATGAATTAAATAATAGGATACTGGAAGATTATAATTGGGAAGATGTGGACGGTATCATTGTCCAGCTCCCGCTGCCAAAACATATCGATCCTAAAAATATTTGTATTCCAGATGAACTTGACGTTGATGGTTTTAATTCTACATCACCATTTCAGCCTTGCACTCCGCTTGGCGTTATGAAGATTTTTGATTCCATCGGTTACAATCTGGATGGCAAGAATGTACTTGTGTGCGGGCAGTCTGATATCGTTGGTCGTCCGCTGGTTGATATGCTGATTAAGCGCCATTGCAATGTGATTTCTGTGAATAGCAGCGGAAGTTTTATGAAGTGCACGGCTCTTGCAATGGATATGGTCGATGTGATCATCTCTGCAGTCGGAAAACGTAATTTCATCACACCGCTTGGTATTGATCGAGTCGAGGTCTGTATTGATGTCGGCATCAATTACGACGAGAACGGAAAGCAACATGGCGACTGTTCTGACGCTGTTTATAATATGGATGGTATCAAAGTTACACCTCGTATCGGCGGTGTCGGCCTGATGACCAGGGCGATGCTACTTTACAATGTATGTGTGGCAAAGTATGGGGAAGAGAAGATGGAGATGGTGACTGAATGAAAGAACAGACTATTCCAATTGACCAACAGCTTGTATATAACGTAGAAGAAGTAGCGACACTCTTGAAAACCACGCGCCCTGTGGTATACTCTTTAATAGAAAAGGGCTATTTGCCAAGTATCGTGTTGGGTCGTCGTAAAGTAACCCGTAAAGCACTTCTTGAGTTTCTTGATAAGAATGCCAACACTGACTTTGGAGAACTTTTAAGAGCCGGTTGATTGGCTTGCCCACAAAATTGCCCACATTTGAATTCTCGTGGGCAAAACGTGGGCAAAATACGCATCTTTTTGCGTTAAGTAACGATGCTACGACAATTCACTATTGCAGGCAAAGGATGAGGCCCGTCATGGCCGCGGCTTCGAGGGCCTGCTGAAGCGCTAC